CCTCAATGTACAATGTTATTGAGGTGTGACCTATATCAGTCGGTATTCCGTACACCTTAACAAGCTGTCCTTCTTTCGCTGGTTTTTCGAAATAGCATTTGTCAATAAGTACAGTTACCATTCTTGGGGTGTCACATAGTTGCATAGAGTATCCCGCCGCAGCTGCATCTATCCATGCCAATAATTTCCCACCGAAAAGATTCCCATGGAATCCAAGATCAGATTTTTTAATCGGATGTGTGTTTAATAATTCCATTCTTTATATCGATTTAAGATTTTTGTGAAACTGAAACCGATCTGACAATCATTGCGCTTTCGTTGGGTAAACCATTAGGCTGATGCTCTGTTCTACCGTGATTCAGTATTATTTTCATTTGATCTTTCTCTCCGTTGTACCAGCTCAATATTTTTTGGTCTGTAGTTTCGAAAACTAAAGCTCCATCATAATAAATTCTGATAAAATCTTTCTCCCAGTGGCAAACATACTGTACAAGTCTATTAGTACAATTAGCAACTGCCACATCGTAAGATCCGTACATTTCTTTTGTTCCATCTTCGACAACACCATAATGAAGATTTGGTTGTATCCTACTGGTCTTACCTAAAGAGTGCTTTTTAGCGTAGTCAGGACTTTGATCACTGTAAGCCTCAAAGATGTCAATTTCTGGTGGCCAACTATTAACTCCGCTTAACCAAAAAGCTGGCCAATATGATTGTCCATATGGCAATTGGACCCATGACTCAAACCAACCATACTGCCATCCAATTTTTGACGTGACATAGCCAACACCAGTAGGTATAGTAAATTCATCAGGGAGCTGTGGGGTTTGTCTCCAATCAGGTAACTCTGATTTAACATACGTCTTTGGTATATTTCTCAGCTCGAGAATAAGTCCTTCATGTGAAACGTATGATAAGGTACCGTCAGTGTCGTAGTACTGATATAAACCATCGGGATGAAAATCTCCCCAACCAGGTCCATATCTCCAATTTTCTTGGTCTAGTGGCGATTCGAATTTATCTAAGAAAACCTGGGAATATCCATTAGGTAAGGAAACCGATCTTGTCTCACCATTATAATCCCTTGCCCTTAACTGTGCCTTTATCTTGCGGATGAAGTTAAGCAACGTATCTTTTAGATTATGTTTGATTTTTTTCATTTTTTTAGATGTTTATGTTTTTAATTTCTGTATATTCTTTATTGTAATATTCTTCAGAGCTTCCGTTACATCCTTGATTGAACTCGCCCTTATCGTAGGCATCCATTATTTTTTCTTTCTCATTAGGTAGGCTATTTTCCAACATGGTTACAATTCCACTCATGGTTAAAGTTATCCCTCTTGATTCAATTTCCTTAACCGATTCTATTAGGTGCTGAAGTGTTGTTTTATTTTTCATGCTGATATTAATGGGGTTTCCTATTCCTAATTTAATGATTTTATCTATTTATGTTTCTGTTTAATTGAGTCATATTTCTGACCCCAATAACTAATTTCAGATTCTCTAAACTGTAGTTCTTCTCTGAGAAAATCTATTTGATCTTTTTGATCTACTATAATATTGTTTAGCGAGTCTATTAAATCCACGCAGGCATCTTTTTTTGTATCAGGGACTTCTGTGTTTAGTGTATTAAATTTTGGCATGCATACAATCAAACCTGAAAGTACTACTGCTCCACAAAATAATATTGCTTTTTTAGTTGATGTCATAAGCTTAGTTTTAAAGATTATATTTTTAATTTGATAAGGGTGCTTTAATTGACGGGTGTGATTGATAATTTTCCAATATAATATGTTCGTGATTTATAGTATCCATCATATTGGGAGAAACCGAACTAAATTTGTAATCATCTTTTATTGTTACTGTTGGTAATTCCATAGGTTCTCTACCAATCTGTTCTTTGGCTTGTTCAATATGGTTACTATATAAGTGTACGTCTCCTAAGTTACCAATTAATTCATCAGGTACCATATTAACTTCCTTAGCAATGATTTCAAGTAGTAAACCATAAGATGCAATGTTGAATGGTAACCCTAAGAATGTATCTGCTGAACGTTGGTTCCACATTAAGGAGATTGCTCGTTTAGGTACACCATAAGGTTTAAAAAACTCATCCATAGAAAACTCAACACTAGGGTCTCTCATTGGTAAAACAACATTACTTTTATTTTGTTTCATCCAAGATAATCTTTCCTCATCACTCAACTCTCTTGTATAAACTTGAAATCCATAATGACAAGGTGGAAGTACCATTTGATCTATTTCACCTACATTCCAAGCATTAACCATTAATCGTCTTGAGTCTGGATTTGTTTTAAGGTCGTTGATTAGATTTTGTATTTGGTCTATACCACCATACATTGGAGGTTCATAGTCACCATATCTTTTTTTACTTCCCCAATCTCTCCATTGCTTGCCATAAATAGGTCCTAGATCACCCCAACGCTTAGCCCAACCTTCATCAAGCCCAATTGCTTTAATAAAGTTTTCCTTTGTCATTCTTGGCACCTCACCAAACGGAGAATGAACTGCTACCTCATCGTACCACTTTTCATATGCTTTATAAGCATCACCATCCCAAATATGGCAATCGTTGTCAACAAGGAATTTAATATTCGTATCACCACGAAGGAACCAAAGTAATTCAGTCACCATTGTCTTCCAAGCCATCTTTTTGGTAGTTAACAGCGGAAACCCATCCTTCATGTTATGTCGGATAGTGTAACCAAAAATAGATTTGGTTCCAGTGCCTGTACGGTCTTTCTTTTCTATTCCATAATCCAAAATAGATTGGAGAAGATCTGTGTATTGTTTATCTAGATTATTCATTGATAATATCTTGTAATCGTTTAATTTCTGCTATCACATCATCACCTAATTCAATTTTGGACATCATGGTTAGATCTATTACTTGAGAGTACAATACTTTGATTAATTCATCTCTAAATTTAATTTGTTTATCTTGTACTTGTATATGTTCATCAATCATCCACTTTATCTTATCAAACTCAGTTCGAATGTCATCTTTTAGTCTATTTGAGTGAGTATCTGATGTTATTTTTTCTTCCCTATTTTTCATTAGTTGGTTACGTTTTTTCAGGATGCCCTTGTTTAACAGGTCTTTTGCTTCTTCTTTATTCATGGGTTTTATTTTAAAAAATTAAGTAACTTAAACATACTTGGTTTAGCATCCCGGTGCTCCTTGGTCCAATACCAGCTCTTACCCTGTGAATCGGTTAGCCCGATATTTCCATCTAACCATTCACAGAAATTCTGAATATCCATTATATCAACTAGGTCTTCCCATTGATCATATACTACAACTTTATCGGCATCACGGATTGCCCATAGACAATCTCCTTCGTGGTTAATTAGCGAGAATTTTTTCATGATTTTATTTTTACTCATTAATAAATTTTAAGGTGTGGATATTCTGTTATCTCTACGAATCTTTTATCAACTTCGTAGTACTTTTCCAACACTTCATCTAACAATTTCTCTTTTGAATCCTGGCAATAAAGATAACGAACTGATCCGTATCCCATATCAACTGTGTAGCCAATATATTTCCAACCGGTAAATAATTTTCTTTGAATTAGATAGTCATTTTTTCTTTTTATGAACCTTATCTTAATTCTCATTTTCATCATTGTTAATTTCACCTGTTTCTAAATCAAACCAAACTGTTTCTGGTCCTTCGTTACCCATCTGTGATAGAGCTTTCTGCAGCATTGGCACTAAAACTTGATTCATCCATTGGTCCTGGGTCAGATCCGAATCTGGATTATTCTTTAGGTAGTTTTTGTACTGTGATTCTAATGTCATATCGATTTATTTTAATATTAATGCGATCCAAATCCAACCTCTTTTTGCTTCTTACCTTTCGGTGTTTTTTTCATCCCTTTAAGATGCTCTATTGCATTTTCGTATTTGTTGTCCAGCAATATAACCGAGATAAAAAGTTCTTTTAAATGAGACATAGAAAGATCCTCTGTATCATCTAACCATTTCTCTATGTTGATATCGATTTTATTATCTCCAATTTTATTTTCTAGATAGGATTTTCTAACCTCTCTAGAAGGTGGCGAAACATAATATCTTCGGTCAAAACGGGAAGGTCTATTAGTAATTCTTTCCTCTAGTTTTTCTGGGTAGTTCGTTGTTGCTATGTAAACAACATTTTCGATTTGTTTAATCCCATCAAGAATATTGAGTAACACCGAAGTTGAATAATTACTATCTCCTGCAACGCTATCAATATCTTCGATAATAACAACTAGCGGACGATCAGGTTCAATCTGTCTTAACTTCGGAACCATTTCAACGTATGCTTTGATGGAGTCTTCATTTTTGATATTGATAACAACACCAGATAACTCCTTGATGATGTGCATCATGCAAAGCTGCAAAATACCTGACTTACCACATCCAGGATCCCCATATAAAAGAATCCCTCTTTTGTGCATAAGCTTATATGATTTATAAAGTTCTGCTTTTTTCCAGAATGATTTTATATCGGTTAATATTTCTCCAATCTCAACTGTGGGAAGCTCGTATAGCTCATCAGTATTAATGGCTTGTCGCATTACGCACCACTCATTAGCTCTGCTGTTCCATTCGAATTCATACAGACCTGCAGGAAGTTGTTTCTCTGCTTTAGGAGCTGCGATGTAACTACCGTCACCCATAACAGACCATTGGGCAAAATCCATCTTCTTTTCGTCCCCCGCTGAATCCGATGGAATTGCAACTTCATCATTAAGATAGTCATCAACTTCCATTTCAATATTTCGAATACCTAAATCTGCCATTATCTTTTCTTTATCATACTTAATTTTTCTGCTTGCCATTTTATGTATATTATATTATTTTATATTTTCTAATATTATTTAGTTTCGTTTAGCTTAAATAATTTGACATGTTGATAGCGGCTTGTTCAGCTTGCTCCCATGTCCTTATCGTTATCTTCCCTCTTCTATTAAATGGTATAATCGATGCTATTTCAAACTCTTTACCCTCCTCTAGCCATCCGTCTTTTCTGTTTCTGATTTCCGCCTTATTAGCTAATTTTTTATACTTGTCCCATTCTTCTTTTAAGTAATCAGATTCAACAGGAACGTAATTTTCATCGAATAGCCTATCACCCAGTCTAAATGTGTTTCCCCCTCTGTGGCTGTATCCATAATATCCCTTTACAAAAGATGAAAAGTAATCTTCAACCACACCCTTTCTTTCAGAAGGAATATGGAAGAAATTTTTTTCCAATAATAAAGCAACACCATTAGGCTTTTTCTGTGTTACCATCATTTGGTTTTTGTAATATCTCCATCCATCAGAAATACTTCCTAGATAAGTTCCGTCCGGTGCTAGAAATGAATTTTCCAAAATGAATTCATCATTATCGGAAGTGTGTTTACCGATCGCTCCCCCTGTATACTTGTTGATAAGTTCAATCTTCTCTGGATCAGGAATAAAACCATCTAGGTCTCTCTTGACATAGATTCTAGAGACCAACTTGGTAAATCCAAGATTCAAATGAATCTTATTAAGCTTGTTGTTTCCCGAGGAATACCCAGGAGACTTCTCGAATTTTAATCTGATCTTTCCCAGATAAGGGGTTTGGTTTTTTATAAACATCTTTCTATTTGTTTTCTTCTACTTCTATTACCACTATTCTATCATTTGTATATGATAAAAATAAAACGAAAAACCTAACCGGTATTTCAGAATTTTTTGAATACTGTGATAGCGTTATCACTCTCCCTGCATTGCTTGACGAGTTCCACTCAAATTTGGATTCCTTATTGTTGTATCTTTTTTTAATAAATTTCGATATGTCTTTTTTAGCTAATCCATAGCTATCATTTCTCTTTCCTATACTTGTTAATAGTACTGTGTCTTCACACAAATCCTGAATATAGAAATTATTTAAAGCATCCACATATGTCTGTGGATCTATCTTAGGTGCTCGACCCTGTGCTCTTAACCCAGAACCAAATATTATCATTGAGATTGCAATGATTGCTGTTTTTAATTTATTCATTTTTATAATAAATAGTTAACTAATAAGTATGATAATTTATAACCGGTAAATGCACCTACTGCAGATGGGATTGGAAACACTATCAGTTTTCCCAGATCTGTTACATACTTTGGCCTATTTACTATTCTTCCTAAATAAGAATAATAAACAAAATAACCAATCAATACAGCAAAGTCAACTTTAGTTGATATGAAAACAATCAATGTAGCACTTATAAATCCATAAAGGAAATTATCCCTAACACCCTCCCAGATCTCTGCCGTGGTAGCATCCTTATATTCCTTAACTATTTTATTGATTGAGATAATCTTTTTATCTGGTTTCTGTATTTCCATTTCTACAAATATAATGTTTGGTTACGTATTAAAAAAATTAAATACTGGATTCTTTTAAACTTTTTATCTGAGCTTCATAAAGCTTATTTTTATCCTCGAGCAAGCTAAGGCTGCTTCTTGTATTTTTCCAGTAGTAGTAGAACTTATCGCAAAGTTTTTTTGTTAGCTCAATCTTTTCTTTGTGCAAGAACTTAGCTTCTTTTATAGTGGTAACTACACCATAAGAACTTACGTACATTAGCCCTGCATAATCTGGAACTTCCTCCTTTTTAATTAGACCCTCTGGTACGCAATAATAGAATTTATTTGGTCTGAATTTCCATTCGGTTGGAGAGTAGTACTGCTCTGATATTCTTTTCTTTGTTATCGGATCAGCATGATACCTATACTTCTTTTTCATATAGACACCTTCGTTCAGTATAAGGTGCTTATTTTTCTTTTTGAAATCATTTAAGAAGTCGCATCTGCTAATTTTTATTTCTATCTCGTAGCAGTATCCACTTTTCTGAACTACCAGAAAATCTGTTTCCCAGTCATCCTTAAATAGATATAGATTTCCTACGGTGTACTTTATATTTCCGCTATCAAATCTTTTCTCTAGATTTTTCTGGATTGTTTTTTCGCTGTGCTTGATATCTGCCATTTCAATTAATTAATCCCACCACCCGCGAAGACCTGTTCCATCAAACCATTTATAATAATGATCCTCATCTTTGTGTTCTTCTTCAGTTAATGATTCTGATATTTTTTGATATTCCTTGTGATCCTGACCTTGTAGAATTCTCCATAGTTCTTTCCATTCTTGCTCGCCTATTTCATGGGATCTTTCAAACACCTTTCTGTTGTGAGCTTTCTCCTCTTCAGTTTCTTTATCAATCAATTTAGAATATCCTGGCTTATCATCAACAGCTTCGAATTCCCAATCGTGGTTTATAATCTCCCCTAATTCTGCCTCAGCCATTTCGATATACAGATCCTCGTTATAGTTCCGCATAAGCTCCGCAGCTCTCTTCATCGCTTTAACTTTTTTTAGTCTGCTGATGTCAACCTCGTGGCCATGTTTTTCCATTTTGTCTCCCATATCAGAAATCCCTATTTCCATGAATTTAAGTAAAGAGTGATGATCCCACCAGTAGTGATTTGCTAACGGCTTTCTAAATCTCCAGACATTCTTTAAGAACCTGGGAATGTCATATCTAAACAGCGAGTATGTTTTATACCACCATGTATTGTGTCTTATTAATCTTTTGATGCTATCACCAAATGTGTCTGCAAACTCTACTTTCATAAAAAATGGTTTGTTTTTCATAGATTATGATCAATACAAAGTTCCACAAAAAAAGCCAGATAAACTATATCTGGCTTTAAATATTATAAGGTTTTAATTATTCCTCGTCTTCGTCTTCCTCTTCACCTTCTTCTTTTTCTCCGTCTTCAACCTCTGGTTTTTCGTCATCTTCAACTTCAACCTCTATGTTTTCTGGTTCGATCATTTCTTCTCCTGATTCTTCTGATGATCCTGCACCTTCCATTTCGTTTCTGATCCAATCAGCAACTTCTTGAATATCGTCTTTAGACGTAGCAATATGATCAGCAGCCCAATCGTGACCATTCTTAAGATATTTATCAACTTCTGCTGGATCCATTTTAAGAATCTCCTCTATGTAATGCTTGATTGAAGTTAGGTTTGCGAAAAACATGTAGTGTTGTTGTCCACCCTCCATGTTGTTGTCGTCTTCAGCTATTTCCATAGCTTTTTTCTTGAAGTCGTCAAATGATGCTATTCTTTCCATTTTTTAAATTTTTATGTTTATGTATATATCTATTTTGATTATCTAATTGCGTAATCTGCGTATTTATCAGAATAGCTGAATTTATTTAGTCCATCCCACGGACTCTATCGAATCCATTACCTGCTTGGCAGATATTCTTTTAGTGCATTCAAATTGTCTAGATGTTCCTTTATGTTCAGGACACCAGAACCAATCTCCTGGGTCAAATGGGAATTTTTCGGGCGAGTTAAAACAAGAGTTACAAACGTCTTCTCTATGGATTCTAAGACAATCCTCGTCAAACTCGTTATCTTTTTTAGTTACCCCTGATATCACAACCACCTTTTTACCCAATGCATGTGCCACCCAAGATAATCCACTTGAAAGACCTACGAAGAATTCGCAATGTTCTATCCAGTGCATCATTTCTGTAAGTTCCATGCCTGTTTTATTCATGCAGTTCTTAGGGATCTCGTTCCAATTTCCCTCCGTACCAAAGCTATAATATCGATCTATGCAAACCGGGGTTAGCCCCTTCTTAGTAAGCATGTCGCATAATTTTTCCCAGGAATTGTTATTGTTCCAATGCTTAGCCTGTGCAGTACTGTGGCTGGAAAAGCAAACATATTTCTTATTTAGTGGAGAAGGTTTGCCCGATGTCTTTAGTTGTGGCCTAACTTTGCCCATATCGGCTAATCCTAGCTGTTTAGCGAAGCCTATTTGTAAAGGTAAGTCATAGATATAGTCACAGCATATAATGTCTGTATAAGCGCTTAAATCGCCTGGCATTTGTATCAGATTCACGTTGGGATATAGATCTTTGTAGAGAAATCCAAAATTACCAACAACATCACATTTAATTCCGTGTCTTTTAGCGTATTCGTCTGCATATGGCATGAACGATATGGTATCGCCCAATGCAGCTGTTTTTAAAATTATAAGTGGATTATGGGATTTAACATAATTTGGGCTAAAGTAAGATATTATCTGATCTGTGTTTAGTACTCTATAAAATCCAGACTCGTCATCACCATTATATTTAAAATGCGGTACATAAATGTCTTCAAGGCATTTTGATTTTTCAGATATTGAAGGAATACACTTAGTCGAAGACACAAAGTCCTTGACAATGTCCTTGATGTCGTTTCTTCTTATATTACCGTCCTCTATTAACACGTGCTGATCTGTTAGATCCATCTTAATTGTTTTTAGAACTTCTGAGCCATCCTTTATAACAATCTCCCAATCGATATACTCGTTCCTATCATCAGGAACAGTTGACCAAGCTCTTCTGCTTTTACCGACATTTAAAAATGATTTAATTGATCCGCTTCTAGCATCTCTGAAAAATATAGCCTGGCCTTCTCCTTCCGGATATGAACACTTATAAAAATGCGGGTCTCTTTTAAACCAAGAGTAAAATCCATGATCCTCTCTCTTTTCTATTCTCTTAGGAATTGACAGATAGTCATTAAGTATAAGATTCTTCTGTGATATCTTACCAAATGATGCATAGTCCATCAGCATTCTCGAAACAACAACCTCCCACGATATTAGGCTCCTCTCATCTTTACATTCAAGAACATACTGGGAATACCTTTGGAGAACTTCAGAAACACCATCAACTAGATCTACTGTGTTTGCGGTATCTATTCTTTTCATTCCTTTTAGATCAGCCTCCATTAAACCAACAACAGGAATACCCATCGCTATACTTTCAGTAACTGTTAGGTTAGGATGTCCTGCTTCAATAGCTCCTGGATTTAAAAAGACGTGATGTTTTCTTATTTCAGTAAGCGAATCCTCATAATTCATGTCGTATATCACATTGAGTCTTATGTATGATGCTATCACATTGTTCTTCTCGAAAAACTCCTTGTTGTTTTTACTAGGGCATATTATTGTTATAGGTAGATTCAGTACTGCTGCACACTCTATGCCTGGAATAAATCCCTTTCTGTCGAATAATGGATCTCCTAAAAGACCATTGTTTGCCATCATGACTAAACTTGGACCTTTTTCAATAAGATCTTTGGATCTATCCTCAAAATAATAATCTTCCAGATTAGCTCCGTGGCTAAGATATCTTAATTGTGGTAAAGAACCGAAATAATCAACAAGATATTTAGCATGGACAAATGACAGAACAGATCCTTTTATAGCTTCCAGATTTTGTTTGTAAACATCAGAATCCTTTCCTAAATGATGTGCATGGTGATCGTGATGGGAAAAAACGTAAGGAATTCCTCTCTCTTTTAAAAGTAAAGCTAGATTAGCCATGTGTACATGTACAATGTCCCATTCTCCTAACCTAACATCATCCGTGTAAATTATTTCAACCTCATGACCAAGACCTCTTAATACCTTTGTGTATTCCCAGATTATTTTTTCTACTGCTCCCCATCCGTTAGGTGGTATAGGAATTACCCCTGGTGTGATTTGTGCTATTCTCATTTCTTAACCTTTTCTTTTTGCAAATATTACTCCGTGATCTGCATTTTTATCAACCTCTTTCTGTATTAATTCATCATAAAGCTTAACCGCAAAATCAGCGCTAACTAATTTTTCTATTAACATATTGACCCTTCCGTCGTTATTGTCGTGGAATTCTAAAATTATATTTTTAGCTTTAGCTAGAGATGCAATATCAGTTTTATCAAGCAAATCATATTCAGCACCTTCTATATCAATCTTTAATAGATCAACTGAATCATGATCAGACATCAGAGAGTTTAGTGTTTGTGATTTAACCAAAACAGTATTCTCACTTATAGTTTTTGCAATGCTAGAAACTAAAGTGTTCCCTGGATTCACGCTAAGATTAACATCCTCGCCGTCACCAGTCAAAGCAATCTCACTGAAAATAACATTTGGATTTTCCGAGTGCATCTTTCTGAATTCATTAGCTGCTAAAGGATTTGGTTCTATTGAGATAACTTTTTCGAAACCTACATCTAAACAATACTCTGTAAATAATCCAACATTAGCACCAACGTCAATAGCAAGTTTCTTTCCGAATATGCTATCCGTCATAATGTCATATATTCGGTCAGTGAAGAACTCTTCATAATTTCTAAATATAGGATCTTTTGTATCCAATCTGCAAGTCTTCTTTGTTACGTTTCTAAATCTTATTACTGATTCAGAAATCACTTCCTCTCCCTGCTTATATTCAATTAAGAATCCACCAAAATTTGGGTTATTTTGGAAATCATAAATATGGATGGGTACTGGAATTATCCAATAAGATCCACCTAAACTAAAGTTTATAGTGCAATGGAATATATTAGAACCGCTGTCCACGTCCTTAACATAAACATCACAATTAAGTTCCTTTATGTTTCTTGAATCCCCTATATAAACTATATCAAGTTTATTATCCCAAGGGGAAAATTTGTGGATAAACATATCGCTTTTATTATTCATAACTAATTCTTTTTTAGGGTTTAGTATTTCTCTTATCTGGTTTGCTATCTCTGTCATATCATCACTTCTAAAAAACTTTAGATTTTTTGATTCCTGATACATGTCAACATATACTGAGAGATTTCTTAGAAGCAGTGGTGCTTTCCAAGATATTGCTTCTTTGATAACAAGTGGACTTGTTTCTTTATCATTAAATAGAGGTATTGATGGGAATATAACAAGATCCGCTGCCTGATAGAATAAATCAACATCATCTCTTTCACCCCATACTTTACAATTGGAAGGAAGATTACTTGTGATAGGATTCCAATACCATTTAAAATTATCAGCCATTGTACCGATGAAATGAAATTCAACTTCCGGTAGCAATCTTGCAATCTCTGCGGTTTCTCTTTGATTTTTTCTTGGGGTAAATATGCCTATCTGGATTATGTGTTTCTTATTAGGATCCAATCCAAGTTTTGCCCGGCTATCTAAATAATCTCTTACTGGTTTCTTAGCTATCTCGTGTTCAATAACTTCAATTGGTACTTTAAGATCTCTTAATAAGTTAACCTGCCAAGGGCTAACAACAACAAATTTATCAGGGAGATATATTTTTTCTTTAGGAGAAACAGACGAATCGTGCATGGTCTCGAATATTTTATATTCTCTGTCGTCAGAGAATATAATATCCAGAAGATGGTGGCTTAAGAATTGCTCACATGGTTCTTCGAAATGTATAATATCAGGCTTCATCTCCTTGATTGCCTTAATGAGAATATCCTCCGGTTTTTCGCCCCAGGTTATTATTCTCTCCGCACCAAGTATGGATTCTATTCTTTTCCTGATTGTATTATAGGAAACTTCGTGTCTTTTCTCAAAAACCCAAACTTCCGCTTCGTCTTTGATTTTGTCTATTTTATTCTTTAAATATTCCGGCATTCCTCCGGTAGACAGGTAAGGTACAATATAAAAAACTCTCAATGTTTTGTATTTATAGGTTCTACTGTAAAAGTCAAATAAAATTTCGGGTAAAAGTATTGAAGGGGTGCCTTTGTACGAAATTTATTGATCTAGAGATTCGCCACAGTTAGGGCAAAATTTCCATGTTTTTTTCTTGGATCTTGTTCCACATCCTGTACAATAATCTCTAATCTCAGTAACCTCTACAGGTTTAACTGATCTTGGAAGAATTTGATACTCTGACGTGTAACTACAATACCAGGAGTAACTACCTGAATCTTTTCCGAAGTCCTGATCAGATTTTTCACCTTTTTCTACTCTACCGGTTTCAAGCGAACCCGCACCTGAGCAGTTAACTACTCCAGATAAACCAGTAGTAGTGTAACCAATCGAACTACCGCTTAACGTTGAAGTGTTTGAAGTGTTGGTGAAGTAAACATTAGGTGTAGTATTTACCGTGGTTCCTCCGAAAATAATTGGATTTACTGTTCCCGGATTGTTCGTCCAAGTTAGGTGATTTGTGTGATAAGGAACATAGGTTGTTCCAGTTGAAAGTGTGCTCCAACTGTAATTTGTGTGTTCCGGATAGAACTCAACCTTTACCTTACCGTTGTTTTTGATTGCCTCTTTAACCTCATCTGTAGCATCAACATCGTAAGTCGAAAATAAGAATTTCTTCTTCTCATCGATGAAACGATCCAAGAAGTATCTTTGTCCAGGTCTAAGTACTAAACCCGAGCTACTGATCACCTTGTCGTTGAGATAGATTTTAGCTAAATAGGATGTTGATGTTGGATTATAGAGTTCGATTTGAAACTCTTGTCCATTGTCTAGATAAACTAGATCATCCTTTGCGCCGTAGATTTTTTGTCTGTTGTTGGATACGGCTACCCAAGCTTGTGGTTTTGGAGTACTGTGTACTCCGATTGTGTTGTTTTTCATTTACCTTTTTCTTTTTTTTAAAATCCCATCGCTGCTATTGCTAACAACTCTAAGGCCATTTTGACCCGGGACACTAAGTACGAAAGGCACCCTTCAATACATTCTATATATAATCACTGGTTTATTACCAGAAATCATCTCCTTCTTGTCCATTCGAAAGATCGTTATAACCTCCGAATGAATTATCATAGTCATCGTCTTCGAATTCTGCATCACTAAAGAATTCTCTTTCTGATTCAGAAATTCTTTCGAACCAATCACCATTATCTTTATACCAAACAGTGTTTATAGCAGGTGTTCCTGCTGTCCACTCTATTTTTGAATCATTTGATAAACCCCCTGGTATAATTGAGTCTAAATCATTTACTACTTTTTCCAAATCGTTCTGCAGATCTGTGTCTAATTCTACATCCTCAACGTATATTTCTAAACATCCGTTGAAGTTAGGTTCCATACAATCAATAAAGATATTATATAAAATAATGAAATCTTCCCTTGATTCCATTAGTAATTTAATATCCAATATCTCTTTAGCTGTGAACTTATTATTGGTTATTAGCTCCGCATTTAAAATATAATTCTTCATTATTTTTTTAGTTGTATATACCATACATGATTCTCTATTTTATTTGACTTTCCCTGATTTTTACAGTTTCTTCTGTTATTGGTCGGGAATAAAGACTCATTACCTTGGTTCCATTTATATTGGTAAAAGTAATTCTACTTTTCTCGTTTGGCTTAAGAGTGATGGTAACATCTCCTGGTTCTCCTGAGCTGTCGCTCCATGCAAAAACTACAGGTTTCTCGTCATCGAATTGAAAAACCCATTCGGCATCTTTGAAATTTTTAATCTCTGCTATAGTAGCTGGAGTTCCTTCTAGTTCTATATTATTATCTTCCATGTTATTTTATATAAAGTTTTGACAAAATGTTTTTCTGTGATGTTTGGATAAACCAATTTCCCTTATTGCTGAGATGTGTTCTGGTGTACCGTAGCCAACATTCTTTTCCCATAGGTAGTGAGAAAATTCTGGGCTGATAGATTTCATTAGCCTATCTCTATGAACTTTAGCTAGGATAGATGCTGCGGAGATACACGGTACTTTAGAATCACCTTTTATCACGCACTCGTAATCTATTCCTTTATGTCCAGGGAATTTATCCCCATCAACATAAAGAAAATCAGGAACTACCTTACAAGAATCAATAGCTCTTTTCATAGCTAAAAATGTTGCTTGCAAAATATTAATCTGATCTATCTCCTGTGGCGATGCCGCACCTATTCCCCATGCTATTGCATTTTCTTTTATTAGTGCTTCAACCTCTTCTCTTTTCTTTAGACTTTTTATAGCTTTGCTATCTTTAATTCTAGGATCAAAGAAATCATTTGGCATGATAACTACTGCAGCAACAACAGGACCACTTAAACAGCCTCTACCTACTTCGTCTACCCCGGCGATAAAATTATATTTTGATACGTCTAACATATTATGGTTTAAGTGTGGTGAATTCACCTTTAATGAAATTGATGTGCTGAGCTTTACTGTCATGGTGAATTATCACGTGTGACTGAAGCCATCCGCTAGGACCAATGTTATAATTAACCCTTAGCTTAGTTGATGTACCTACTGCAAGTGCTCCATCCTTTCTACCTGGTGAATGATAGTGACCAACTACAATTTTAGTATTTAGCTTTCTGAACTGTAATAAAGAACCCCTAGATCCGTTTGAACCAACATCACCATGTTGGGCTAATTCCCATCCATTAACTACTAAACTGTCACTTCTTCCCAGAGTTCTATATTTAGGGTATTTAGCGTTTATTAAATAAGGTATAACCCCGTTTGGCGCAGCACCTTTAAGTAGTAATGCACTGTATTCCATATACTCAATGGAATTTTTCATGGTTGAAGCTTTTCTCCAATCTGTTCCTTTTAGCCATCTGTCTAAGAAGTCATCATGGTTACTTCTAACTATTATAACATTATAATCTTCGAAACTTTTTAATCCATCGAGCATCGCATCGACTTCACCTCTCAAAGAATTAGTTCCGTCTAATTCTCTTTGATATTGGATAAAAGGGTCTTTTGATTCGTGGTGGTTAATAGAAAGCCCATCAAAGACATCATGCAGAACTACGTGATCTGGTTTTAGATTCTTAAATAGATCAAGTGTTTTTGAAATGACCCTTTCGTCATGCTGTCCGTAGTGGATATCACCTAATACAGCAGCTGCAATTGAATCAATCTTAGAAACTTTGCCTTCCTCAACTTTATAATATAGATCACAGAAATCTCCATCATCGGTAGCTGTAACTTGTCTGGCAAAAAATGTATTCGCATCTTTTATCTCCACAACAACAAAACCTAATGTGTGGTGGAATTCCCCCTTCTTTCCTGATTTTGAATCTGTGTAGTTTTTAAGAGTACATGCTCCGGTGGTCATCATCATCTTCGGAAGATTCCCTTCAAGAACTGGGATTGTTTCCATGTGAACTTTTGGTGATCCAAATACGCAGGAATTAATTCCGCTCATACCTTGTAATCCTGTCATTGGGTCTACTGCAGTAGGCTGGATCTTAACATCTGACATGATCCACATATGCTTGTGAACCTCGTGGCGATTGGCATCAAGATATATTGCTATTCTATTTGACCATTCGTCGTAACTTTTGTCGGAAAAAACTGAAGTTGGATTTTTATATCTTCCTGCAATGACGTGGATGTCTGCAGCTATCTCTTTTGCATAAGCCTCAATATTTACTATAAAATCCTCGTGAACTGGTGTATCGTTCTGAGCCCAAGTAATTATAAACCTTTTCTTCTTCTTATCGAATTTTTTTTCCTTGGCCCTTATGTACTGGGGTGATTCCGTTAGTGCTTTTTCTGTTATACCTAATTTGGAAATCCAGTTTTGGATAGTCCTTTCTGATTTTCCGATGAGATCACTTAGACTTTTCATTCTCTGATCCCATGTCAAATCCCTGTTCCAGTAAATATCCGACATTTTAGATATTTGCTCGTCGTTTAATTCTTCAAACTTCATTAGCAAGTGTTAAGGTTATTCGTTGTTATATACTTTTTACCATTAAAGGTTTCGATTATATAACAACGAATAAGTGGTTAAAAATTATAAGCTTTATCGGAAAAACTTTCTCCTGTAGCTCCTACTATATCTTCATATATTTTAGACTCTTCTGCTTCTCTTTCAAGTTCCTCAAAGAATCCTTTTATATAATTACATTTCTCAAATTCCTCGGTAGACTCATAGTATACAAGAAGAGATTTTCTGATGCTTTCTCTCTTGGGATATATCTTTGTCGACAATATGCTACTGACCCCATATTTTTTCATAGTAGCTATTGCATTCTCAAATACTCCTCTATCTATTTTTCTTTCCAATTCTTTATGTTGTTGTTGGGTTATCTATCTCTTTTATTATACTCAAAAGATGATTGCATTTTTCATAGTCCTCAAAATATTCGAGTAATTTTATACAATCTAATATTTTATCTTTATCCCTGATTCTTTCCCTTACTATCGCAGAATAGATTATTAGATTCTTATTGTATATTTCCTTCTCATTTTCTTTCATGAGATCATCATCCTGATATTATTTAGCTTACAAAAATTGTAGTATTTGTGAATAACTAGGTTCAGTTTTTTACAAACAAAAAACCCTCATGCTATATATTAACATGAGGGCCATTTTAACTAGTTGTTATCCTAAGGAGCTACTCCAAAAATAACTTTTAATGCGATGGCTAATATAGCTCCGAAAATAATCCAGAGTGCTTTGTTAACACCGCTTTGCCATTTCTTAAGTGAATCAACATCGATATTAACTTTCATATAATCTTCGTACCTGTTTTCTTCTGCTAATCTGAATTTAGTATTCTCGTTAACTTTAACAATAACACCAGCTTCGGGATCAAGAAGTTTTTTCTTCATGTCCGAAATGTCATCCTTCATAGACCTTTGGTCTTTCTTAAGATCCTCCATTGTTGTTTGTAGATGTTTAAGCTCACCATTAGGCATGTTGGTTTTAAGATGATTCAGTTCATCTAAGATCTGTTTCATCAAAAACGTGCTAGTTATATCTTTTTCTTCCATTCTCTTTTGGTTAATTTTGCCCAATTTCCAAAAGATAACTGATTATATATCCCGGAAGACCTAAGAACTAAAGGGGTTTAAAAAAATTATCGGAGGGTTTTTCCGGGAGGGTATTCAACGGTTATGCCAATCGAGAACTCACTGAATACCTCGAAAGCATCTTCTGATGCTTTTACGTAAAATACGCCATAGAAAGGCTCATCTTTTTCACACACCTTATCCGTTATTATTTCGCAGTTAAAGTAGTTTATAAGGGAGCAAGCCTCTATGTGGGATTTTGGATCATGCGTTTTTACGTAAAATTCAACCATTATCTCTTACCTGTTACTATTTCTGATATGGTATTACAGTCCATTCTATAGTAATTTTCTTCCGAATCCTTAACTAACATCAATACCTGATCTATAGTACCCATCAATTTCATATTCTTTTCCTCGAACACAAATTCTGAACCCAGATGGCTAACCTCTAAAGAGGCTCTACGAATCCATTTGGTTTGGTTTCTTGAATAAAGATCTGCATAGTGTTTAAGCATCTCCTTACTGGGAGCTTTAAATGGTATTAGTTCTGATTTTTTATTTTTCTTATCTTCCATATTAGATTGAGTTCGTTGTGAGTTCTTTAATGTCTAGGGGTTTATTGTCTTTTAGCGAGCTTGCTATTTTTCTCATTTTAACACCCAGCGTCATGTCGTTTGGCGTTTCACTGGTGATCGTGAGAATTAAATCTTTTAGATCCTCGTAGTTTTTTGGTGTTTGTAGTTCATCACTCATTGTGAATTTAGTTATTTTTTTTTACATATTAGACTGCTTCAATATGCCTTTCTCGCTATTAAAGCAATGTAACGAAGTTATGTGCATAACAAAGTAACCTGGGGTAACATCTGACCATCTTTCGGGATCTCTTTGTTTTAGGTTGTCTAACAACCACATAAGTTTTCTGCATGCCATATAAACATCGTCTCTAAAGTGTCTTATATAATCGCATGACCTTATGTAATATGTCATATGTAACCAATTTCCTCTTCGAATAAACTGATACCCTAAGGTACATGGTACACGTTCTCCGTGAACTGTCCCGGTATCTTCGGGAAACCAAATAGGTAAAAATGCTTGTCTAGTGAAAGGTTCTCTTTCCATAAGATCCAGCACATCTCCAAAATCCCCGTATTCATATCTGATACCCTCCATTTTACTGTTAGGAACTTCAGAAGCAAATTTAGGCCAAATTCTTTCTGGGTATGTATGAGAGAATTTATCATGTCCGCCAAACTGTGCGTTATTCTTCTGAGCAAAAGGCCATCTAACGTGTGATGGTGGGGGATTTAAAGGTTGTCCGCCAACTCTCTCGTCAAAATGTTCATCTGCCCAAGGAAGATTTGGTCTGATCTCAGTTACTAACTCGTCTATGGTGTGTGGCATAAAAAACTGGAATGAATGATTCATAGTCTCCCACATATCGTCAGGAGATTCTATCCCCTGCCATTTTTCTGTTTTGACTACATAACCGTGATTAAATAATTCATCCTTGGTCCATTTGATCGCTTCATTCGGTTTGAAAAAAGTTTTTATGCCTCCCATTTTTTTAGTTTATAAAGGTTTTAGAATAAAATGAGAAATAAATTTCACTATACATGTAAAATTACTGGGGAATTTCTAACTTCATAATGGAAATCCAGAACGCTAGCATTTACGTAGATTACATCATCCTTTTCGGCTATGCCCGAAGCCTCGTGGATATGACCAAAAACATGAATCTTTAAATCCGAAAGATCATTTATTTTATTTGCTAATCTAGGACATCCAACTCTAAGTCCCGTTCTAGTAGCATCGAGTGTTAGGTATGGAGGGCCGTGGGTTATCAGAACATTAATGTCATTAGGTATAAGATCCCAATGTCTATTTATTTCATCCCCGACTCTATTGAATGCCCAATTATGAAACCAAGGTGTTACTGGGCTACCCCAGAATTTTAAACCCTCTAGTTCCACCCCACTATCATTTAGATATACTATTCCAGATCCCATGCTATCCAGTATATCTTTTGCTACCTCGGGTGAGTCTTCAAACAAAAAATCATGATTACCAGCAATCATGATCTTATTCTTAAATGGTAATGATGAATACCACTCCATAAATTCTTCAACCTCCCATTTTCTCCCCCGATATGAAATATCCCCTGCATGTACTATAATAGAATCCGGATAGTCGTTGTATATCTGTTTCAGCTGATCGTCTATCTCAAGGTGTTTGGTGTGTGTATCTGAGATTAAAACTAAAGTTGGCATCGATTTATATTTTTCTAGTTAGTTGATTTGTCAGCATTATTAGTATCGTTAGAACCTTTCGAAGATTCAGGTATTATTGGCTTGTTCTCAATAGAAACATGTTCTCTGTGGCAAGCCTGTGGGGTCTTTATATAGACTGTATCGTGAACATAAACTTTCTCTGGCTTAGGACAAACGTGTTCCTGTACTATCTGATTCGGATTAACTGATTCCTTATCTGGCTTTTTGAATGCCGCGTATAAAGTTCCGACGACGAACATAATAATGATAAAAAATATGATTGCAATTGGGATAATGCCTACCCAAAATACCCCTCTGAAGTTATTGCTCTTTTTCATTTAGTTTTTTTATGATTGCTTTAAGACTATGTTGAACATTATTTTTATACTCCTCTTCCATTTGGGTTCTTCTTTTCTCTACCTCCTCTATGAAAGTTTCAGTTAGCATTTTTTCCGATTTGGGTGAAAGAGGAACGTTATATCCATATACGTGATTTACTATGGATATCTGATTGTGGCCAAGAACTAAAAGCATTGACTTGTCATGAGCTCTTATATAGTATTTTCCTGATAGAGGAGAAGTAAGAAGCTCTGATTCTGGTTCTTTTAAGAGCTTCCTGAATATTGCTGATGTTTCTCTTTCACTCTCATCCATTTTAGAGTTATTCAGGGGATTCATCATACGAGAAAATTTAATTCCTACTTTCTGGGTAATCCTTTTTAGAGTATGAATTCTGTTGTCCATTTTTTTAGTTTATTGATTAGTACCTTTTTTATTTTATGCAAATTTATATAGTGACCTCGGATAAAAAAAATATTTTCACAAAAAAACCTGCTAATTTATAATATTAGCAGGTTTTTATAATATAGTTCCGTTATCGTTTAGCTTAAAAGCATATCGTTGCCTTTATCCTTCGGTTTTCTTTCTTTCTTAATTATAATTTCTTTCTTAACTGGCTTCGCTTTAGGCTTAGGCTTCTTTACCACTTTTGCTTTCACTGGTTCTTCTTTAATCGTCATTTTTTCCAATTCCTGTGTAGATAAAGGTTCTTCTAATATAACAGGATATTCTTTCTCAGTAACAACAGGTTCTGTTACTGCTGGTTCTTTTTTTACATTAAATAATGAATATCCGATGTAGGAAACTGCCAATATGATTAATAAGACGATTAAGGTTTGCATAATTTAGTTTTTTAATTTGATTATTATATATTGATTAAGTGGATTTGTTTCAAAAAAAAATCCTTGTCAATTAAATGACAAGGATTTGGGCGTGGACCTAGAGAGATTCGAACTCTCGTCTCCTTCAGTTAATACTAAGAATTCATTCACAGGCTTAGAAAGTTTTTTATAAACTTACAAACTAATCTGGTTTATGACACCAGCAAACATTTTGCTGTCTTTTAGTGACTTACAGCGTCAGTCAGAGAACTTATACTAACAGCGATCTTAAGGGTATTGATATTATCTCAGGGTTACTGATCATAAGCTCTACTTTTTTGGTACTGTTAACCCTTTTTCCCAACGTCACATTTTTTTAAACGGAGTAAGTGAGACTCCGGAGGTTATGCAGCGTAAGCGTACTCAACCTCAGCTACAGGTGCACCAAACATGTTGATAACGTCCCAAACTGATTTTTTGCCATTTATAGCGTTATATAGGTTATTAAAGTGTTTCCAATACTAACACTGCCTGCATTCAAAGAACTACGCCTGCGGATCAATTCCGGTTAGGCCCATTTATTATGTATCTATAGATCAGGGTAAATTATTTGTTTCGATCCCATATAATTCTCTGTTCTTAATGACACATTCTATTATATGATCTTTCAAATTTAATCTTGATGATATCAGATTAGCGAATAGGGACTGTTCTTCCTCTTCTATATTAAATATTCTTTTCTTGAATCCCCATACATGGAGAAATCCCTTCTCGCTTATTTCGTCTATATCTGAATCCTCAAAGTAGCATTTGGTTTTTCTTAGTTTATCCTCCGGCTGGTATATTCCGCTTATGAGAGAAGAAACCTTAAGCTCCTTTTCTTTACAGAACTCATAAAGGAATCTCTGCTCAGCTAGCAATATGTAACCTAGCTCAAATGCTGGATTTATTTTGTCCGTACCGTTAACAAAATTCAAGGCCTCTGTAGCATATTCTTTTGCAATTTGGATGTCTCTAAAGTAAAGTAAACTGGTGTTATAAGCTTTTTTATCCCAGCTAAATCCGTATCTGCTTGTAAAATAGCCCCTTGTATCTATGAATTCCGGATCTGGATAGTGTATAAGATCGTGGTCCAATATTGCTTCCGCATGTGCACAGAAAACATCGCAATCTGAAAAATCAATCTCAAATCTAACTTCGGCGTCAAGATCAACCATGAGGAAATTTTCTTCGATGTCATTTATCGCTATAAATTTTCCAGCTGCCCAAAATATTGACGGGTCAAATTCTGGATTGATTGGTAGTATAGGTCTTATCTCATCAAAGCATCTGTCCAGTCCAACCTCCTTGTAATATTCATGAATTTCGGGATCACAATATAAGACAGGGCTTAGATTATTATATTCCTTGGCGAAATGTGTTGATCTCACAATCATAGCAATCTCCCAAGGCTTTTTAAATTTGCTAATCGCTCCCCTTTTTTTTCTTGGCATAAACCAATCAACATATATGGCTTTAGTCGGTCTCATCAATTAAAATTGTTAATTTTTTTATTATAGCGGGAAAACAAAAAAAAATCCAGATTTCTCTGGATTTTTTAGATCTGTTATTTTTCTTCCCTTAGTAGCCAAAGTGCAATGATGCAAAGGCATGCCATCAATAAAACTTCTATCATAATTTATCTTACCTTATAATTATAAACATCCAAAGCATATTGATTCACCATTGGTCTTCCCGTATTATAAGCTCCGAAGACAATTTGCCAATTACCGTATTTATCATATAGGTGTCTTAATAGCTTCATGCTGGTCTCGACATTAAATCCTATATCGTTCTTAAGGTTTTCTTTTTTAATTGACTTTCCCCTCCACATCATATTAGCTGTTGCGGGCATGATCTGCATTGGTCCAATCGCACCAACGCAACTTTCTTGAGCCGGATTATATTTCCAATGAAAGGGACCTTCGTATCTTGTTTCCTTAAATGCTATTCCAAAAGCATAGTTTCTTGGTATTCCGTATTGTTCGGAATATTTTTCAATGTAATAATACATCTGAAGACAAGGGGGAGACTGGGAATTTATAATATCCCCTCTTGTCGCTAATTCTGCTTCATGTTCTATCTCTTTAGTTTCGAAGAAGAAAAAGGTCAGAACAGCAAGCATCATTGCACCCAAGAGTGTGTATATGCCCCTGAACATTATTTAGATTTTTGGGCAGTATAAAGCTTCGATGCATAAAGATTGAAAACTTCTTGACCTACCTGAGCATCAAACATTTGATAAGTTCCTGAGCTCCTATCCATAAGAATTAGTTCGCTTTTCTCGTTCATCGCAACAGAAACATCCTTTTCTAAGGTTTTTACCACTTGCATTTTGTGGGTTTTTAGTGTCGTCTCGTATCTATGATAGATCTCGGATGTTGCATAACCTGAAGCCATTGCAGTAAAGATGATAGCCACTTTGCCTAGATTGTTAAAGAATTTTTTCAGATTCTCTGTAAAGGACTTGAAGTTAAAATTGTACTTTTCCATGTTTTTTCTTTTTTTAAAGATTTAAACAAATATAAGACCAGTACACGGGATAAAAAAATTTTTCAGAGATTATTCACAACAGGGAACGAATCTCCAATCCCTAAGATCGATGGGAACATCAGATAGCTCAGCGGGTAATAGATTTCCGATGTCTGCTACTTTAATATTTAGGTGTGCTAGGTTAGATAGCTGTACTTTAGCCATAACGTAACCAAGTTCAGTTAAATAAATGCCAACTATTTTTTGTGGCTGTGGGTCGATTGATTGTTCTATTTCTGTCATATTGTTGGTTTACTATTCCACAATATATCGTTGACACACAGGAAAAAAATGGATTTAATACTGGAATCTTTGAACCTGATCTATACCGTTATAATTAATCTCCGGATTAGGTGCCATTATAACAGAAATACCATCTGATAAATCATATATGCTCTCGATGTAGCTTTGAACCTCATCTTTCTTTGACTTATCTATACCCAGCTGATTTAATGCATCTGTAGTAATTTGATCAACCGAATCCATAAAGTTTCCGCTATCATGAAAGTTGAAGTATTTCTCATATTTTTTTAGCCAGTTCCTAATCTCTGCTTGCTCTTCAGGATTAAGATCTAAGTCGTCCATGTAGTCGGAGAATTCTAGTATTTTTTTCATACAATATATATCATCTAAATTACATTCAAATGGAAGACCAGCAATTACCAGGAGACGAGATATCTGCGGATGCGTCTCAATTAAATCAAGAAATAGGAAGAGAAGAAGGACAGGGATCTTGGGATCAGTTCGAAACGGAGCCGGAAGAAGATCCCAACACAGAGATTGAATCTGGACAAGAAACTGATGATGAAACCACAGATGATATCAAGAGTACTGAGGAAGAACCTGAGGTGGATTCAATTAACGAGCCACACGAAGAGGAAGAAACAGACCAAAAAAATACTCTGCATGGCGAACCAAACAGAGTATTATCATTTAAGGACTTCTTTAATAAGGATTAATCCTCCGAAGTATTCTTACCTAAATCTCTTCTAATTAGTTTTCTAACATAGTGAGATATGGATACTGGCGCATCGCCTTTAGCCAATGCGCTTTTTGCGATTTTTCTACTAAGATCGGTTAAATCCTCTTCAGATAGAAGTACCTGTATTTTTTCTGTTTTTTCTTGTTGATTGCTCATATTGTTTTATTTATTTTCAAAGTAGATTCCTGCATGGGCTTCACCCTTTGCTTTACCCGGACTATATTTATCTTCAGGCTCTTCAGTAACCACGAATGCCTTATTAGGATTTACTATTAACCCCATTCTTCTCATTAGTGTTCTATTTGCTAAGAATGGCGTGCTTTTATCTGTTCTGTCGACAGGGGAAACTTTAACATTAGGTATTAGGCTTCCGTTAAATTCAAGGTTAATTTCTATAATAGGTCTAGTGTGTGTATCCCTTCCAATTTCAGCATCGGAATATCCGACAATATCATTAACAAACTTCTTATCCCCAACAGTCCAAAGAAGCTTTTTACCATTCTCTTCAATTTCGTCTGCATGAAGTGTGCAAGATTTTGCTCCATTTCCAGTATCGAATTTAGCTATCATATTACCAATTCCTGGTATAGATATTTGCTCGAGATAGCCAATTTCTAAGTTAGCATAGCTCCAATTCTCCTTATCTAAAATGTAATCAAGCACATCGTTAACAATAGGTTTACCTATAGCCTTAGAAATACCCTCTGTTCCCGGAGATGAATTAACCTCTAAAATATAAGGTTTCTTAGTTTTCTTATCTATCATGATATCTACCCCACACCAGTGACATCCAACTGCGTTAGCTGCTTTGCAAGCTATTTCTACTAAATCCTCTGGGATTTCGTAATTTGATACAGATCCACCTAAAGAATAGTTAGTTCTAAAGTCTTTATCCACCGCCTCTCTTTTCATAGATCCTAAGATAATACAGTTGTCTGAAGATGGTTTGATTGGATCGAAGTTCTTAATTATAACCTGAATTCTAAGGTCAAAGTTTGAATCAATTTTTTCCTGAACCAATATCTCACTGTTCTCATCAAGTTTTCTTATCGTTTGATAGACAGACTTTAAAGATGCGTAAGAATCCACAATAGAAACTCCAATGCCTTGTGTTCCCGATAAAAGCTTCATGATAATAGGAAATTTACCTCCTATCTTTTCTAATGCAGAATCGAGAAATTCCTCATTCGGTACTAAAGCATATTTAGGAACGGGTAATCCCGCTTCCTCCATGTATTGTGAAGTTATGTACTTGTTTTCGCAAACCTCGATGGATTCCAGTGTATTTACAGTGAAATATCGGTCAGCTTCTAATTGTGTCAGAATTTGCTTAGTGTAAGAGTTTTCTATTACTCCTCTTCTTGGTATAATCACTGTTGAATTGGGATCGATTAGGATTCCCTCTTCCCCAGTTTTTAATAGGTGCCCATTATAAACTTTCTCTATTACCACCTGGTTTACATCAACCACGTAGCATTCAACACCTCTTTTTTCACATTGTTCTTCAAAAGACTTAGAGGTCTTACTTCCCTGGGTATTCCCAGTCAGAACTATAACCTTAGTGGTTTCTCCTTTTGCTTCATTTAAAAAGGACCAAAAATCCAATACTTTACCGGCCATCAATATTCTATTATTTTTATAAGCTATATATCACTTATCTGATCTCTTAAAAAGTGCTTGACCATTATTGCCTTCTTTAATTCATTCAGCTCCTGTACAATTTCATGTTCTTCTTCCAAATAGAATAAGTCAATCATCTGATCCAGATTAAATAGCTTAGTTATTGAGCCTATAGAATTTGTTTGAATATACCGCTTTTTCCCCTTTAGAACTAGTTCGGCCTCCTCTAATATAAATCTACGATATAAATCATAGTTATCGAGTATGTTTTCCTGCGGCGCGTTTTCTCTCTCCATGGGATTTTATTTTTTCATAAAGTGAATCTAGATAGTCCATCGATTCCTTTGAGCCTATTAGTGCATCGGATTTTCCCACAACCGCATTCAGAAATTCCTCATCTGAATTATATTCTTTTCTTCTTTCCTTCAGTACTTCTATCTTCTGAATATATCTTTTATTGAATCCCATATTATTAAAATAAAGCGTTTATTAAGAATAAATTTGGGCTTATTGTATTATAGCCCATAACCTCGATGAATCTATTAATAGGGTCCAGGATCGTTTTGGTAAATTGCATGTCATGGTCTATTGGTGGTGCATATTCATAAGGGTATGTTCCCTGTGCATAAGCAAAAACGTTATTGTCCATTATGGACTTAGTCTTAACAAAATAATAATTTATTTTCTCACCACTTCTAATCAAAGGGTATTTGTCTTTATATTTTGATCTGTTTAGCAAAAGATTATGATAAGCTGCTGCTCTAACTTGAATAGGACATCCTTTTGTGACTTCTAAGGCACTTACATCATTAAGGATATACTTTTCATAGTTATTAATTGCTATTGCAGCAGAGATGTTCCTAGGCTCCTGTATTTTAAAGTCTCTCTTAATATCCTTAAGCTCCTTTACAAATTCTCTTATATCGAATGCACGGCCTTTAGCAAAGATGAATTTCGTTAGATAAATTAGTTTCTCCCTAACAAAAGGCGGGGTTCCGCCTTTGATCATTTCCACCCCTACCGTCTTTATTTGTGAGAGCGGATCCATATGTAGACCATCTGAATAAACTAGATTAGTAACATACTTCTTCTTTCCCAAGAATATACCATTTATTGCCAGGTTCTCCATCTCGAAATCCTGGTAATTTATCGTACCCCATTTTTTGGAATATTTCTCGAAGCATGTCTTAAGATATTCAGCTAATCTAAATTCATTAATTTTTAATATCAGATCCTTGGGATCACCTTTCCAATCGCAAGAATCTACAACCTCCTGGAAGGTAACGTAGTTAGAATCAGTATCCCCATAAACAACTAGAGGCTTAACCACTCTTTTAACTGTGGTAACACCTAGCTTTTCGTGAAGATCCTTATCGGAGTGCCAGAATTCATGGAAATATTTATGTAATACTTTCTCTGAATATTTGATCAAATCCTGACCCTGTAGTGTAACTGCCTCTGCAACATCAGGATTAAAGCAAACAAACCAGTTATTTCCAATCGCTCCATAGATGGAGTTCATTGTTAATTTTACTGCTTGCTCCTCGTTCTTTAACTCGTTCTTTAGAGAGGTAAGTTTTTCTATTCTTTCTTCAATTTCTTTTATTTCTTCTTGAGTCATTTATCTTAAATTTGTTGGATCGAGCTGTGATCTCTCTACCAAATCTGGATTTCTTGGGGTTTTCGAATATTTCCATTCATTGTTAATGAACGTGTTCCTATAAATATACTGACTGGGTCCTACGTTAGTTTCAATGAATTGATAATTATAATCTTTTCTGCAGAAATTGTAAAAATTAAATCCCCCTGGATTTTTTAGTATCTTTAAATTTCCATCGTTAACTAATAGTCCAGAAATCGATTGATCGTGTCTGTGTCCTATTTTTCCGTGTGTTTTAACATCATCACTATAGTAAGTATCCTTACCGTCAATAGATTTAAGACTTGCACACTCATCTATCAAATTCCATTTTAACCATTCAGAAACGAACTCCACCGATTTTTTATTCTTTTGTAATACCATAAATCCTGATGCGTGCTGGATTGAGTGTCTGTATTTTTGCATACCCATTCTGTCCATACATCTTTCAGTTGTGAAATTTTCGTGGGTGTGTGGGGCTAATTCATTATTGACAAACCAAACTGTTTCTGTTGTTAATATTCCATCATTAGAGGAACAAAGTTCTTTAATAGTTTCTAGCGAGTGAACAGAAGAATCGAACGAGAAGTTTATCCAGTGTTCAGGTGATACATCATTGTATATCAGGAAATCCCCATCATTAATTGATTTTAGTGATTCCAATATAGCAAATGGTTTATAGCATCTTCCATTCATATCAGGATTTGTCTCATCCAATATCCTTTTATTCTTTGCATAAAAATCATTGGATATGATATCGGCCCATTTCCAAAAGAAAAGATTAGAAAAACCTAGGCCCTCGATTATATTGAAGGCCTGGTCTTGCGTTTGTGAATATTTTCCGTCTTTTCTTCCGAATCTATCGTCGGATACAGTTACGAATGAAATGCTATTTGAACTCATTGTGGATTATTTTTCAACTAATCCAATTGCGATGGAAGTTGATGATTGTTCCGAGCACATAACCAATCTATTATCATGTACGTAAACCTGACAAGTCTCAGCTTCCATGTATGATAATTGTCCCTTATAGATATTAGAGATAACAGATTCTGATATAGTTATTTCAGAAGAACCTAAATTAAGTTTATATCTGAATGAATCACCAAATGCATGAGCATTTTTTTCATTTATTTCAAATGCTAATACTTCTTCCGAGTTTGTTTCCAATCCACACAATGAAAGAATTGTAGTAAAGTCTGATTGGTAGATCTTGAATTGTGCAAGTGCATCTTCCTGTGAATGTACCATGCTCAAGATCTTATCTTCGACATAAGATAATAATCCCAGATCTGCACATCTTAATCTGATATTCAGTGAAGCAGAAATAAGTTTGATCTCAGTCGATACGCAATCACCATCTACATTATCAGTAGTAAGTTCTAAGTAAACGTCCTCTTCTGGTCTGAAATGTTTAAATGCTTCCATCAATCTTGTAGCATCTAAAATACCAATTTTAACACGATCAGTTTTCAATTTTGCCCAATCAACATCCCCTTCCATAACATCAGACAATAAAATACTAGTGTATTTCATAACCGATTTATCCGCGGTGTGAACTTTAGAGAACAAGTTATCCTTTGTTAGTTCAAGGATTACACTTTTCTCTACTGATTTAAGTCTTTTTAAAAAGACTAGAAAATTTTGAATGCTTGTTATTCTTAATTTCATTTTTCTTATTATTTGATAGTTCTAGTTTGATTTTATAATTAAATTTCGTTTTCGTCTGAATCTTCATTCGAAATTACCGTATCTTCTTCATCGGGTACCTGATAAACTTCTATTCCTTCTATTTGATTTGTCTCGAATAGATTTACCATTGGCTTAAAGGACTTAATTTTACCTAATGCCTGTATTTTCTTAGCCGCTTCTTTGTGTATTTTTTCCTGGTCTTTTACAAGCTTTTTAGCTTCAGCTATTTTTTCTTTTAACTCCTTGATATCAATCTCAGTTTGTTTGATGTGATCAGAGCTTAATCTTATTATTTCAATTCTCTGCAATCTCTGTGAAATCCAATTTTCGAATTCCCCTAGGAATGATATGATCTCATCGTTTGTTCTTTTCTTAGATATCATGAAATTAAGGAACTTCAGTTTTGCTTCCAAAAACTGTAGCTCTCTAGAATAGTCACTAAGATCCTTCAATAACCTTTTTAACTTAACTAATTCAAGATGACCCTTAAAATGATCTAAGTACTCTTTGACAGAAGTGAATTCCATAACGCCACCGTCACGAATGAATATAACATCCTCAGTAACTATAATCTTACATAGTCTTGATATGACTTCAACAATTTCAGTAAACCTAGTATTATCCATACCTCTTAGTGAAACTATAAGATCACACTTACTTTGAGATCTGTTTTCTATCCTATACTCACATCCAGAGTTTTCTAATTTAGAATCTAGCTTATTTATAAAGCTATCATATCTCATTACCGGAGGTAAATCGTAGATGTGTATTGTTTTTTTCTTAACATCAACATCAAATCCGCTTTCAAATAACCACGTATTATCCTCGTTTCTAAATTTTGATATCTTACCCGAGAAATCTTTAAAATATGGCTTAAGCAATTTTGGAGATCCGTTTAGATACTCTATGATATCCTCTAATTTTCTAGGAAGGATGTTACTTCTGTACCCTACTGCAATACCAACAACATGGGTTAGTAATCCGACAGGAACTTCAACGTGAAGCCAATCGTGACCACCCTCTTCGTTCTTGTCATTAAGATCATAGTTTTTGAATAGAAAATCTTTGATCTTACTATTGATTTTAACTGACGTATACCTAGGTGCGGATGGGCTTGGATTAACCGGAGATCCGAAGAATCCATCACCTTCTAAAACACTAAATGAGCATCCGAAAGGTCTAGCTAATTTTGATATAGCTCCTGAAAGAGAGGAATCACCGTGGTGATATAAACCAGTTTTTATTACCTCACCAACCAATCCTATGGTCTTATTAAATTTTCCTGGCGAGTTCTCCAATATCAATCTTTGAACTGGCGTTAAAGCATCATAGAAATTTGGTATGCCTCTGCTTTGTAAAACATATAATGCGTACGTTCTATATTGATGATTTATTTGATCTGATATGCTTAAATTTTGTAACATTATAGATTTTTATTATTAACTATTTCTTGATCCTTTAACTAGATAAATTATAAATGATTCAATCAATACTGAAACACCGCTTTGAATTATCGGGTATGCTATGTAACCAAACCATTCGTAGCTTGATATGTAGGGAACTTCACCTACCGCTAAAAGAGGAACGAATATGATTGCACCAACCCATACACCTGTGCATTGTATACACGAAAGTAACTTTCCAAAAAATGGATACATTACAAGAAGGTAATTTCTAAACTGATCAAATATGGATCCGTTTACTAGGATGGACGTAAGTGACCATCCAAGAAATAAATATAGTATAGTCATAGCTTAAAAGTGTTCGATTGCTTTCATTTGTTCTTCGGTAAGGAATTCAGGTATTTTAACATTCACCTGGACTAAGATATCACCAAATCCAAATCCATTAAATTCAGGTAATCCCTTTCCTTTTAATCTGAATATTTTACCTGGTTGCGTTCCTGGTGGAACTTTTATTCTAAAGCTAGATCCGGTTAAGTTGGGGAAATCCATTTCGGTACCTAGACAAATCTCTCTAAATGAAATATATTTCTCGCTTACTAGATTTACTCCATCTCTACGATAAACCGGATGTGCATATTCTTCTATTGTTATAACAAGATCTCCCGGATTTGAAGGTGCCTTTGCCCAATCCCCTTTAGCAGCCAAAACATAAGAAACACCAGCTATAGATCCTTTAGGTATATTGAAATCAACCTCTTCATCTTTCCTGACCGTGCCTGTTCCCGAGCAATCATTGCAAGGCTTTCTCGGTTTAGTTCCGTGCCCTCCGCAAGATCTACATGTTTCCTGTGTGACCATTTCTCCAAATTGGTAGTGAACAGTTTTATTAACTCGTCCTATTCCTCCACAGTTAGAACAATTTACAACATCAGCATTCTCTGCACCTGTACCTTTACATGGCTCACAGTGGACTCTCCTATTAAGTTTAACCTTCTTATTCGTCCCCGTCATCATTTCTTCTAATGTTAAAGCTACGATAGTGTTTATATTCCTACCCTTGTTTATCATTGGCTCTTGAGATCTTTTACTCTGGCCATTGAAAAACGATGAGAAGTCTCCGCTTTGAAATGGATTTGTTCCGTTCCAGTATTGTTCAAATGGATTACCACCACCCGCTCCAGAGAAGGGACTTGGGTTATCATATTTTGATTTTTTGTTTGGGTCAGATAAATTATCATAAGCCTCCGAAACCTCTTTAAATTTTTTCTCCGCTTCAGGATCATTTCCTGTTTTGTCCGGATGATATTTTATAGCTAGCTTTCGGTAAGCCTTTTTTATCTCTTCTGGTGAAGCTCCTCTAGGAACCCCTAATATTTGATAGTAATCTTTCATATTGTTATTCCTGAGATTTAAAAAGGTTTTTTATTCTAGAAATACTAGGAGATTCCTCAATGGATTCCCTGTTTTTCCATCTTTCTTTAAATTCTTTGCTTAAGTCCAGAACTTCCTTACAAACTTCATAATCTTCTAGCTCTTCCCAATAATGGAGGATCCTTTCGGTAAATCCGTCTATCTGAGACTCTTCATTAAACACATAAAGTAAATCTTCGGTTTTGCTTCTCAAAGAATCTATAAAAAGATCCTGAACAGCTCTTTCTATATGCTTCTTTATGACTTCAAACTGAGGGTGCTTCCCTCCGTTTCTGAAATCGTCTATTTGAAAACCACCACTGTGCATATTTTATATCGAAGATTCATTTAGTATTCCAGCTACAGTGTTGAAATTATCAAGATCATGAAGATCAGTCATTTCTAATCCAGATTCTTTGATAGCAGAATCTGTTTTTTCTTTACTGAAACTGTCGCAAAGATATTCATATCTTACCAAAGCTTCCGTATTACAATCAACGGTATATTTAATTTCTTTTGTATTAAGAATAATATTCTCAAAGTTCTGTATGTTATCTTCCATCATTTTAGCGATTTTTATTTTCTTTTAGGAATTTGAGCAAAGCCAAATCCTTCATTTTTACTTCAAACTCTATATCAAAATTAAGTCCATAAGTTTCGACATTTCCCCATATCCAGTCTGTATGCGCAAGCTCTTTTGATGTTTCATCCTCATAAAGTTTCTTAGAATCCGAGTAGTGTGTAATGGCAGGGATTTCTTTAGGCCAAGTAGATAGGCATAGAGCTAGTGCTTCTTCCTCATTAAGTATTGACGGGTTACATTGATTATGCAAATAATCAAAGGTAATTGGGATTCCTATATTTTTATGTATTAAATGCAACAGATCAACCACTGTATATTGAGATTTCTTATCATCAACTTCAACAACCAGTCTTTTCTTAACAGAATCTGACAGTCTTTGGAAATTTAAACAAAATCTCTCTGCAGCTTCTTCCTTGGATGGTTGTGTTGTATTTACGTGTATATTTATGGGATAAAATAAACTCCTATCTAAACCCATCAAATCGAAGATTTCCCCGTGCTGGTTCAATTCTTTTATTGCCTTAGTAACTACAGATGGATTCAGTGAAGCTAAAACCCCATATGGTGATGGATGAAAAGTTATTCTCTGATCCGTTACCTTTGCAATTAATCCGCAATTTTTCAAGACTCCTACTATCATCGGGTAATCAGGAAGATCTTTTATTTCATATTCTGAACACCAGGGAAAGATATCGCTTGACATCCTATACATTTTAATCCCGTTATTGCCATTCCACTGTAACACCTTGCTTAGATCCATCACATTCTTCAAAGCAAGTTCAGAGGCATAAGCAATACCTTTTTCTTCAAAGGTCTTTTTGACCATTCCTCTATTTGTAGAAATTTTGTCTTTCGCTAAACTTAAATTTATACAACAATAACCATATCTTCTTTCCATTCGGTAAATATATTAAAATCCCCCGGGATAAAAAAAATTAAACGATGGAACTTAGCCATTTTTTTCTCTCCATCGCAGACTTACCAAATGCCATATCCAAATGGTACTTAGTTTTCTTGTCTTCAATCAAGATTGTTATCCTTTTATTCTTCATAACATAATCCCAGTCTTCAAGAGATAATGAACCAAGACCTTTTAGGTATCTTACGTTTCCTTTATCAGATTTACCAGATCCTTTCTTAAACTCCTCAAGTGAGTAGAAATACTTTTTAGCCTTATCCCCAGTAGTAACTAAGGGGGTTTCTAAAAACTGTATTCTCCCTTGCTTGATCATCCAAGGAAACCAAAGATAAAATAGATTTATTAAGAGCGAGGTAATGTGTGCCCCATCCGGATCCTGATCTGTAGCTATAACAACCCTATCAAATGGGCATTGAATATTTTGCCCCTCCGGGTCCAGATTTAATATCTGCATCAATTCTAATATTTCCCTGTTATCAGAAAGGTCAGATAAACTCCTTGCATTTTTAATCTTTCCCTTTAAGGCATAAACTGCTTCTTTCTTAGGATCTCTTTTCTGTAATATAGATCCCATGGCGCTAAGTCCTTCCACTATAAAAAGTGTTTCTGGTCTGGAAGATGCAGAAGGAAAATATTTATTTGATTGCTTTATTCTGATAGATTTCTTATCTTTTCTAATCTTTTTTAGCTCAGTTTCTTTCTTTCTAGTATCTACCGCCTTCTTAATGTTCTTATAGACCTCACTTTTAAAGAATCTGGCCAATATAGGATCAAAGTGTTTTGCTATGGTTGGTTCCACTTCTTCTCTCTTAGAAACAAATTTAGTCTTATTCTGATCGCCGAATCTAACTATGCCTGGCGAAAGATTCAATACTATCAATGTGTCATAAAAATGATGTCCTAAAGAATCGTCCAGCTGTCCATTGATTCTATCAAGTATTATCTTTTGGTGAATTCCAGTACAAAGAGCACTATTTACAAAAGAGAAAGATCCGGACTCCGAAGTTTTTTCCCAGATTAATATTTCACCTATTGGGGTTTTTGCAGTCCAATCAGGGGAAAGTAGACTTGTTATATTTTCGGTTTTCCCATCCCAAATAAAATCAATCTTAAGGTTGGTAGTTTTAGATTCGGTTTCTAGTACTCTTTTCTTTAAACAAAGGTACGATTTTATTGTTTGGTAATCCCATTTCGAGTTATCAAAAACCTGATGATTGGGTATGAAGGTTACCCTAGTCCCAGTTTGCTTACTCTTTGCTTTGGGTGTAACCTTAGCAGTAGATGCTTTAAATGTTTTCCAAGTCTGTAAATAAGCTTCTTTTGGATTGACAGTTTCAATCTCAAACATATTCGATAAGGCATTAACTAAACTAACACCCATACCATTTGTACCTACCAGGGTTTCTGTAATCGAATCATTATCGAAATTGGATCCTGCACGAAGCATAGAAACGGCAGTTTCGATGTTACTTAGACCGCTCTTTTTGTTTATTGAAGATCCGTTGGTAAATCCGTCACCAGTATCAGTAATAGAAACCGAATTCTCTTTTACGTCAACCTCAACTATTATTTTCTTCATCGGCGTAGACATCCTTTTTGCTTCGTCTACTGAGTTTGAAAACACTTCATCGAATAACTTATACATTCCAACCGAATGTTCTTTTACGACGCTCTTAATGATGCCTGCGTCAATTATAGGAAGAGTTTCCTCGCTCCTTTTGACACTACCGACATAGATTGTTGGTCTTTTTATAATGTGTTCAAAATCCGTAAGGACCTCGATGGTCTTATTAACTTTACTCATATGTTTATGTAATTAGATCTGGCCAATCAGGCCAAGATTATATGACCCGATCGGTCAAAGTTTCAACAAAAAACCCCAACATTTAAAAAATATTGGGGTTTATAGTATTTAAGGGTTCAACTAATTAAGCTTTAGTGAAATAAATTTCAAGCACTTGATCCGGAGATATCTTAACTGTATAATAGTCTTTTAAGCTTGGCTCTCTTTCAACCTTACCTACAAAAGAAGCTGGGATACCGATTAGATAATCCTTTCCAATTTCCCTAACAACACCTTCGATAGCATATTCAGAGTCAACAAAAACGTTGATTTCATCTCTATATTCTTCATCTTCCGGTCTGTCAGCTCTTTCAATTCTGCTACCATGAATAGCTTGTTGTCTTTGAGCCATTCTTGCTCTTTCCTTTGTCATTAGTTCTTTAACATACTCAGGAGCGTTTTTACCTTGAGTTGGTAAATCTGCAATAACATTAACAGAAGCAAGCTCTCCAGATTCAACTTTAGATAAAAATCCTTCAATAACTGCAGGAATTTGAGTCCATTTAATTTCCATTTCTGGTTTAGACTGTGTATTTTTGACGAATTCAGCCTCATCATAAACAGGGATAGCGCCTTCGTTTACTTGATTTTCGTAAGATTCGTATTCTAGTAAATGTTTCATTAATTTGATATTTTTTCTTTATATATCTTATCTTCTCTGCATTTGTTGTGCTTTTTCAGCTGCCTGCATCTGCTGGATCTTCTTCATTTTCTCTTCTGCACCCTTTTTATAGAAGTCCATATTTTTTCTTAATCTTATCTTCTCATCTTCAGGTAAAGTGTTAAAGAATGGCGCATTTACAATTGCTGCGGTCTTTTCTACAGATAAATCTGGATTTCCTATGTAATAAGCGCAAAGTGAGTATTCATCCAAAAGTCTCCATTGCCATATTTCTGGCTCAACAAATAAGATATCCCCGGTTCCTCTTGTTTTTATAGCAATATCTCCGTAAGCAAAAGCAATAAGGAATCTTTTTTGATCTCTAAGCTTTCTCATAGTATGGAAAACAGCTTCTAATCTTTCTGGCCTGTATTCCCAAGCTCTAGAATAACACTCGGTAACTTCCTCGTTAGATGCACCAATTTTCTCTTTGATCTTACCGATCATGTACATTGAGTAGTAAACCTCCTCTGGCCATTCCCCCATGTCAATTCTTTTCTGATAAGCTTCAATAGCTTTATCGTGTTGCTCTGAATCTCTATAGCTTTGTGCTAAATAAAACATGTATCTTGTGTTACTAGGTTCATCTTCTAAAGCTTTTTCTAATATAATAGCATCATTAGCGTATTTCTCTTGCAATGAATTAGCTCTCTTTAAAGGGGAGATGTCCGCAATAACATAAGCTACCGGAACTATACCCTGTTTAATCTCAGGTTTGTCCAAATGCAGATATTCATGAAGTACCCCTTTATAAACCCAGTCCTGATCAGATTTTACAATCTGTACTCTATGATATTGTAAAGCGTTTAATTTATATAGGATTTGATATCCGTCTGGCTCTTTTGTTAATCCAGCAAATGGATTAGTCCCTATAACTTCAGGGTAGAATGTGTCATCCGCATCTATTATCCACCTGTAATCACATCTTCCTTTTGCTAGTTCCAAACTCTCTGTTCTATTAACCTCAAAGTTAACCCAAGGTCTTTCGTGAAGTTCACCCTCGATATTAAGTTCCGCCATCGTTTCTCTGATGACATTCAAAGTATTATCCTTAGATCCTGTATCAACTATAACCCAATACGAAATATACGGTGCAACAGCTTTTAAACATTTTGCTATTGTATCCTCCTCGTCTTTTACTATCATAACCAAACATAAAGTGATATCTTGTTTGTTAGATAATGGTTTTGGAATTGATGCAGTAATGGGTTTTATTTTACCCATAGGGACTGCTTTTTTCTTCGATTTATTCATTGGTTGTATATTTTAATTATTATAGATCTATTTTTTGTTTTTCCTCCTCTTTTTTGGAAATAAATTAAATGTATCGAGTTCACCTATTTCATTAAAGGTTATTGTGATTTCATGTCCGGATTCTTCGCTAGATACACTAATTTTTTTCATGTCCCTATTAAAATCTTTAAGCTTTATTGATTCAACATTTATCTCTGAGTTTTCATAGAACCAGTATTTTATTTCGTGGTAATTCTTTTCAAAGACTGAGTATGCAAATTTATAATCGCAGTGTGATAGTTTAATCTTAAAAGTTCTAAGTCTCTTAGAAAAAATCTCTAATGAAATTATGTTGTGCGGATTACCTGATGCTACCAATCTATTTTCCAAATCCAATATAAATAAACACTTATATTCTCCTATCATGGATGACTTGCTAGATATTTCTGATTTTTCTAATAAGTTCTTTATGCTTTCATATGGATCTTCTGGTGAATATACATCAACAAAGCAAGATATTTCCGATGTTTCAAAATCCCTAATTGTTCTCACCTCGAGATCAGGATGTTCCTTAAATATTCCAAGTATTATATTAAGAGAATCCTGTAATAGAATTCTCTTCTTTTGTATTTGGTTTTTTTCTTCCGAAATCTTTTCTTTTAGAGACCTCACAAAATTCCCAGATATACTTTCTGCCATGGTCTAGATTTATTTTTTTGATTTCAAACCAAGTCTCTCTCTGACTTGTTTTAGTACTTTATCCTTTCCCTCGTTAGCTTCTACCTTTATAAGCTTACGACTTTTTTGATAAAAGTCTAATAATGGAAAAGTCTTCTCGTGATATTCTTTGAATCTTTTCTCGACGATTTCTTCGCTAGCATCATCTTTTCTATTCTCTTCCTTAGCTCTGCTTTTTATTCTTTCCTTAGCTACCTTATCTGGAAGATCTAGGTAAATTGCATGGTTTAAACCTAAGCCCATTCTACCTAGAAGAGAATCTAGTCTTTTTGCTTGCTTTATCGTTCTAGGAAATCCATCAAGAATAACATTAGAACTAGGATCAACCTTTTTAAGTTCTTTCCTAAGAATCTTGATCATCATATTATCGGGAAGTAGATTTCCAGCATCTATGATTTTTTTTATATCTTCGTCTTCTGAATTTCTTATAAGATCCCCTGTTGACAAATGTATAAAGTTATAGTCTTTTTTTAATTCTTTAGATAACGTTCCCTTACCTGATCCAGGTGCTCCTAATATAACAAGGATTTTACCCTGGTTATCAGGAAGCTGTCTTTCGTTTAGTGCAAAATCGTCAAAAGTTTTTATTCTTTCCATCTTTTTAATATTTTTTATGATCCGCAGGCGATACAATCGTCTGGGTTGTCCAAGCTACAAACTATGCCAGAGGTAAGCTCTTCTGCTGCTTTGCTTAATTCCTCGCTAGTCATGTTTCCTAAGTCTATTTTTTTAGATTCTGTTTCAACGTCCTCCATTCTCTTAAGAGATTCTTTAGCTTTAGTCATATCTATCCCTAATCCTGCAATTGCGTCAACAGCAGATTTAGTTCTTAGATAGTACATACCAGTTTTAAGTCCTAGCTCCCATGAGTGAAAATGTGCTGCAGTTAATTTAGCAGAGTTAACACCCTCAATAAATAGATTTAGAGACTGTGACTGGCAAATAAATTTACCTCTATCAGCTGACATTTGAATTAGATCCTTTTGTTTGATCTCCCATACCGTCTTATAGACCTCTCTGATCTCCTGAGGTATTTGCGGGATACCCTGAACAGATCCTTTATGTAAGATAATAAGATTTTTCATATCCTCACTCCAAAGGCCTAATGAGATTAGATCCTTAACAAGATGCTTATTAACTAAAATAAATTCTCCGCTTAATGTTCTTCTTGTGTAGATATTAGATGTGAAAGGTTCGAAAGCTTCGTTATTTCCCATGATCTGAGCTGTTGAAGCAGTTGGCATAGGTGCTAACAATAAAGAATTTCTAGCTCCATTCTTCATAACATCTTTTCTTAATTTAGACCAATCCCATCTTCCTGAAAGTTGCTCGTCTTTGAATCCCCAAAGGTTGAATTGGAAATCACCTTTACTTAATGGTGATCCGTCGAACGTTTCATATTTACCATCTTTCTTAGCTAATTCCATTGAAGCTGTCATAGCTGCAAAGTATATAGTTTCGAAAACTTCCTCATTAGTTTTCATAGCTTCTTCGGAAGTAAATGCTATTCTCATATTAGCAAAAAGATCTGCTAATCCTTGAATCCCAATACCGATTGGTCTATGTCTAAAGTTTGATTTCTTTGTCTCTGGTGTTGGATAATAATTAATATCAATAACTCTATTTAAGTTGACTGTTGTTTGATAAGCAACGTCATATAAGGCTTTATGATCAACTTCACATTTACCTCTGTTAATCTTAGCAGTTCTTGCATCAGTTGATTTTAAGAACTTATTAACAGGTATAGAAGCTAGGTTACAAACTGCTTGCTCGTCTTTATCTGTATATTCTAATATCTCTGTACAAAGATTTGAACTTTTAATAGTACCAAGATTTTGTTGATTTGATTTTCTGTTAGCAGCATCTTTATAAAGCATATAAGGTGTTCCAGTTTCGATTTGGGAATCGATCACCTTGGTCCAAAGTTCTCTAGCTTTAATAACCTTTCTTGCTTTACCTGCAGCTTCAGCTTCAATATAAGCTTTTTCGAATTCATCACCGTAAAGTTCCCAAAGTCCGGGAACGTCGGAAGGAGAGAATAATGACCAATCCTCACTGGCCTTAACTCTCTTCATGAATAAATCAGAGATCCAAAGGGCTAGAAAAAGATCTCTTGCTCTTAGTTCTTCTTTACCTGTATTCTTTCTTAGGTCTAAGAAATCTTCAATATCTGCATGCCAGGGTTCAATATAAATAGCAAATGATCCTTTTCTTTTTCCCCCTCCTTGATCTACGTATCTAGCAGTTTCATTGAATACTTTTAACATCGGAACGATACCATTTGATGTGCCGTTTGTTCCTTTGATGTAAGAACCTGTACTTCTAATATTATGTATGGCCAAACCTATACCTCCAGCATTCTGTGATATGGTAGCTACATCGGTTAAAGTTTTATAAATACCCTGTATAGAATCATCAGACATCGTTAAAAGAAAACAAGAAGATAACTGAGGTTTTCTAGTACCTGCATTAAATAATGTAGGTGTAGCATGTGTCATCATGTGGGTAGATAAAAGCTCGTATGTTTTAAGAACGTTTTTCGTATCTTCTCCCCAAATTCCAGCAGCAACTCTCATGTACATATGTTGAGGACTTTCAGATGGACTCCCGTTCATCTTTAACAGATAACTTTTCTCTAGCGTTTTAAATCCAAAATATTCAAAATTAAAATCTCTCTCATGAATAATAGCACCATCAAATTTCTGCTTGTTTTTCATGACAGAGCTATAAGTTTCTTCATTAATTAAACCCGCAGGTTGATTAGTTTCTGGATCTATATAAGAATATAAATCTTGGATTGTCTCCGAGAATTTTTTCTTAGTTGATTTATGTAGTTTAGATACTGCAATTCTAGATGCCAATACGGAATAGTCCGGATGTTTTGGAATTAAAGAAGCTGCAGTTTCTGCTGCAAGATTATCCAGTTCATCGGTTGTAATACCATCATAAATTCCGGCGATTACTTTTTGTGCTATTTCAATAGGATCAATATAATCAGAATTTAGACCATAAGTCATTTTTCTTACTCTATTTGATATCTTCTCGAATCTCACTGGCTCTTTCGAACCATCTCTTTTTATTACCTGCATTTTTTAGTTATTTTTATTTAGAAGTCTGTGTCGAAGTCGAACGAATCTTCCGATTTGTTCATCACTCCTGATTTTTGATACTCGCCAACTCTTTTTTCAAAGAAGTTAGTTTTCCCTTGTAGTGAAATGTTTGCCATGAAATCAAAAGGATTTTCTACATTGTATACTCTAGAACATCCTAAATCCATAAGCAATCTATCAGCTACAAACTCAAGATATTGTTTCATCAAATCTGAATTCATTCCTATTAGTCTAACTGGAAGTGATTCGGTAATGAACTCTTTTTCAATCTCTAGAGCGCTCATAATAATTTCTTTGATTCTCTCCTCCGAAACTTTATTTGATAAATGATTGTTATGTAACATAACAGCAAAATCTGTGTGCATTCCTTCGTCTCTTGAGATTAGCTCATTAGAGAAGGATAGACCTGGCATAAGTCCTCTTTTCTTTAACCAGAAAATAGAACAGAAAGATCCACTAAAGAAAATACCTTCAACTGCGGCAAACGCCACGACTCTTTCTTGAAAGTGAGGGGAGTCTATCCATTTAAGTGCCCACTCAGCTTTTTTCTTAACAGCAGGAATCGTATCAATTGCATGGAGAAGTGTATTTTTTTCTTCTGGGTCCTGGATGTATGTGTCAATTAAAAGAGAATAAGTCTCTGAGTGTATATTCTCCATCATTATTTGGAAACTGTAAAAGAACTTTGCCTCCGTGTATTGAACCTCAGATAAGAAGTTCTCAGCCAGATTTTCATTTACTATACCATCTGAAGCTGCAAAGAAAGCTAAAACGTTCTTGATGAAATATCTCTCGTCGTCACTTAATCTGTTTCTCCAATCGTTTAAATCCTGTGCCAGATCGATTTCCTCCGCTGTCCATATGCACGCTTGTTGTTGTTTATACATCTGCCAGATGTCGTGGTGCTCTATTGGAAATAAAACAAACCTATCTGGATTTTCTTGCAGAATAGGCTCAGGTATAGAATAAAGATCTTCCATTTTTTTAATTAATTTTTTTTAGTAATTGTTTTCTTGTCTTCTGATATTTTCTTTGTTCTTACTTAAATAATAATTATAAAGCTCATCTGGTGTCATACCGACAGAGACCATCATATTAAATAAGAAATGCTGAATATCAACCAGCTCCATTTTAAGTTCTTTAACATCCTCAGGTGACAGATCAGATATTTTCATGGAATAAGCTTTCTTATGATTACTTTTCCATGGTTTCCAAACTGCGTTACCGATTGATGTTTCTCCGTTATTAGAAACACCGCCTAAAGCGTCATATGCTTCCGATATTTCGTCATCTATTGCTCTGGTGTTCCAGAGCCAGAAGTCCTTAATCTCTCCCAGTGAAAGATTTGCGAAATCGTAACCATAGACTTTCTCCTGAGTGTTCTTTTGGAGTGTCATTAATGTGCCCAAGTGATGCGTGGACTTTACGTAGTCATCCTCAACGGGAAGATCTTTGCATTGATTGTCTGTATTTGCCATATTTGTGATTTTTTGACTAGGTTTTTTTGTCTATGTCTCCACCACCGGGTTTTTATATATCGATCCGATTCCGGGGGACAGGGACCTGACTTGCTTTATTTTTATGTTTTGCTGATCTTTTTTTTCAGCTGATCGATTTCATATTCTAACTCTAACATTCGGTCCTTGGTTTTACGACGTTTACTATACAAATCCTTAATAATTATTTTAAGGATAGGGTCTTCTTCGTCGGAGGCAAAGCATGCACCGGATGCGGTTCTAATCCAATCATCCTTGGGATTTACCGGATTTTTACCTCTATATGCCTCTGGTGAGATGTTCCATTGAACCATTGTATTTGGATATAGCGATGCAAAGTCATAGCATGCTACCCATTCATGTAATCCCTTTATTGGCTCTTTAACATATCCACCAGCAAATTTTACATGTACTTCCTCTCTATTCTCTACAACAAATAACTGTTTGCGGTCTAAGAATTTTCTAAGCATCAATACTTCGGTTGACCAAACTGGGGAAAGACATCGATTTATCTCCACCCCACTAATCATAGCGATTTTAAAGAAAGTCTGCATGGTCTTTAACTTCTGGTCAATGTAATGTACTAAAGCACAGTCAACTACGTTATAGTAAATAAAGTCCTCAAAGTTTGATTGGTACAGGTCTCGAAGTGTTCCGTTATATTCTATCTTTTTGAGCCCTATTGCTTTGTCCGCTACGTAATCCAATCTATTACTTTCTTTGATCTTAATAACTCGGTCCCACTTTTTGTAGATTTCCAAGTAGTCAAACATTAATAAATGAACAGGCAGCTGTTGTTTTCCGATAAGGTATCCTCCGGGAGAAATGATCTTCGGATCAATACCAAGCTTCTTTGCTCTATTGATAAGATAAGGCCAGTCATACCCTAGCCAGTTCCATCCTGTCATGACTGGCATTTTCGGACCAAGTTCTTTAAAGAACGTGTACATCATATCATATTCAGTCTCGAACTGTTTATATTTAAAGGACCATTCATCTCCAAACTTCTTGAAATATTCATTGGTCTTCTTGTAAATATTAGCTTGTTGCTCTGGCGTCAATGGATCTAGTCCTAAAACGATCAATTTACATTTATCTGTCGCAATACCTATTGATATAACACGATTTTTAGCATTCTCTGTGTCTAGAGCTGCTGCCATATCTTCCGTGATCTCAACCTCAATATCGACGAAGTATTTCTTAGGGTTTTGGTATACCCAAAGTGGAGCTGTTAATTCAGGATCTGCTTCAATTAAGATCTGAGCCATCCTATATTTGTCGTATTTTTGAGTTTTTAGTTTCTTTACTGAATCACCTGTCCAGGTTTTCCATTCTTTATCCTTAGAGGAATTGCTGGGGCTGCACTTTTCCCAAACGAATCTTTCCGACTCTGGAATGGGCACATCTAAAAAAGCTAAGTCGCCTTCTTCTGTGAAATGTGATACTTTAAGATATTCCCCTCTGTTCTCAATGTCTACGATCATTTTTTTTATTTACGTATGTTTTATACCAATACCATCTTTTTATTTCGATCTTTACTTAAGTTTCAGGAAGATATATAAAAATATGAAGAATTTAAAAAATATTTCCCAGTTTATCAACGAATGGCTCGATTCACCTGGTAGTATAGACGTTCCCGGCCAGAATTCGGAAATTAGAGTCAACTCAAGGAATTATAAAACACAGAATCAGCAACTTCCTGAAGTTGTGGATGCCATGTTTGAAGCAGCATATTTTCATGATTTTCTAGACGAAGAGGGTAAATCTGAGAAATTCAATAAATTTTTAGACGAAGGTAAAAAATCGGGTGCTCAGGTAACAAGCTATATAAAAGACTCTTTTAAAGACAAGTCATCTAAAAAGAGAGATTAATTTTTTATATCCGCATTAAAACATTAGATTTGTAAGAAAAACAATATGTACTCAAAAATATACGACTTTTGTAAAGTTAAAAATTTAGGAAATTGCTACAGAAACGGTGAAATCCCAACCCCAAGGGTAAACTTCATATTGGATCTTTGTGATCAAATGGGACTTAAATATGAGTTGGACACTTTTGCCGACAACAAATCTAATGCTGGTGAGGAGATGACAATGAGGGATTTCCGCTATATACTAGATACTTTGTCACCAGATAAAAGAAAAGAGGCTTTAGCTCTATATAAAGAATTCAACCAAAAAGTAGAAGATCTTGATTCAGACTTCGAAGAATCAGGGTTAGAAGACGATGATGAGGCTATCGATTTTCACGAAGAGCAATACTACCAGCTGGAAGATGAATACTCTGAAAAATTAAAAGCAATTGCAGGAGAGATAAAAAGAGGAGTTAACAACTACTTCAATATAGTTCTTCCTGGATCATCAGATAAATTCGTCGTAGCACATCATGATATCGTAAATAAAGATTCAGATAATGCTAATGACAATTCTTGCTCAGTTATAAACGCTTTAATGATTAAGAAGCTAAGACCTGAGGTAAACGTCGTTATATTAGATGGAGAGGAATTCGGAGGTATAGGATCTAACCAATTAGCAGAAAGAATTAAAGCAGGTGATTTCAAATGTAAATGGGTGCTTAATTTAGAGCTAACAGGTAAAGGGGGAAAAAGCTTCTTCGTTGGAGCTATGGGAACACCTTTAACAGATTGGATCGCAAATAGATTTGAATGTCCAATCGTAAATGTGCCATTCAATGATTCGGTGATCTTTAAGAAATATGGGATAAATAGCACAGTGATTAATCCACTACCTGTAACAGAGGAAAAAAGCCCAGTTATAAATAAGGATGGGGAATACTTAAACTTTAAAATGTTATTCAACTGTCACAAAATGACAGACTCTGTAGACACTATAGATCCTAAAGATATGGAAGAATTCGTTAACGAGGTTTGCTTAAAAATAATAGACGAAGCTTGAGACGTATAAAACTATTCGAAGAATTTATAGAGTATGTTATGCCAGTAAAAAAGCGTAACATGAAAAACATAGTCATTATACCTAATTGGAAGGTCTATTAATGGCCTTTAAATAAGCATCCAGCTTTTTATCAGCAACCTCTATATTTAAGTTGCCATTAATGAAGATTTCCCAGGAATCTCTTCCGTATTTACCTATACCAGGAAGCTCTATAGCATCGATAAATCCATCAACCCATTTCTTACTTAACTTTATTATTCGGGATGCTTTTACATTCTGAAATCCGGTTGTTTTTATGACCGCTGCTAGTCTTTCGGGATCACACCCAATAGTAGATATGGGTGTTGGGATAAGTTCAAATACGGAGCTTAAAATCGGTCTAACCTGCTTGTTATTGGTTTGGTTCAATAAAATACAGCAAACCATCATTTTCCATGGATTATCTAAGTAATCCTCCTGGATTAAAATCTCCCTTTCCTCCATTACTTTTGAATTTCAGGAACCCAGTGAGTCATTCTACCATCCGGTGTGATCTCGTGAATAACCTTGTTTCCTAGAGGATCTGATTCTTTACGGTATACGTTGAACGAGAAAACAAAGTCTCCGTGATTGTTATCCATATCAGTATAGGTGGCTAATGTTGCACCTCCTTGTTCATAAGAAGTTTTTATTATGGTTCCTATCCAGCTCCAAAGCGACTTTATCTGCTGATCATTCATCTCAGCTGGTGTTATATGTGGATTGATGCCAGCACGGTAAAGTGCTTCTGATTTTATATAGTTACCAACTCCTGAGATAACCTTCTGGTCCATGAGCAATTGGCAGATATTTTTATTAGATCTTTTATATAGTCTGCTAATAAAGGTCTCCAGGCTAACATTCTCATTCAGCATATCAGGTCCTGCCTGTTTTAATTTATTCTCAATTTCCTGGTAGGTGCGATAAAATGAAATGTTACCAAATCTCCTAACATCCTCGAAGAAAACCTCAGAAGAATCAGGAAATCTAAGAACAAAATGTGAATGCTTACCTCGTAGATCTCTCCATCCCCCGCTCATGCCTAAGGTGTTCCACATGTACAGATCCCCTATTTTAACATAGATAAATTTACCTTTAACCCTGACCCAATCCACCCGGAGCGGTCCTGTCGATAATGCTTCCCTAATAAGTGAGACCCCGGTGGGTTCTTTCTTTAGCCATTTTCCCCCGAGTATCTCGGCTTCTACTAGCTCCTTACCAACTATTCTTTTGGCTAATCCCTCAGCCATTCTTCTTACTTCTGGTCCTTCTGGCATTTTTCTTCTTTTTGCAAATATAAGGAATAGACCCGGTACAAAAAAATAAAGCCGAGCTTTTTAGCCCGGCTTTATCGTATAATTTGTTTATGTGATTAGAAATATCTTTCTTCGAAAAATAAAAGATCTAATTTGTTGTCAATGTTAATTAGCATAAGAGCATTTAGTAGATCTGAGTATTCCCCAACAGCTTCATTTTGTATATCGACATACTTTTGGATGAAATTGAATGTTGCTGGGTGAACTTCACAAAGTGCATGTTGCATAGCAGCATAATTCTGAAGTAATTTATATTCGATGTCGTATGCCTCGTCAATAATGTTAACCAAAGAATCAAATTCATTGGGTACGATTACTGCAGGAATTTGGGGAAGTATATTCCACTGTGTTAAATAATCCTGTAGACCTTTAGCATGATCCAATTCAGATGCTGCCTCAGCTTCAAAATAAGCAGTTGCTTTTTTGTAATTTGCGTTTCTACACCAGTTAGCTGCATTTCTGTATGTATAGTGAGCAGTATATTCATCTGCTATTCTTTTTTCGAATACTGCAACGATATCAGCAGGAAGAGATTTTGGTGTGCTGATCATCGGTGTAGCTGTTATTTCTACCCCTTCTAGCTCTAGCCCTTCATTAGTACCGCCTTTGAAATGTTTAAATGTTTTCATGTATTAACTTTTTTTACATTACTATATATCACAAAAAAAGCCAGGATAATCAAATCCTGGCTTTTTAATAATTAATATAGTGTATTACTTGATTTCTTCGTACTCTACATCTTGTAGATCTTCCGCACTATCGGAGGTTTGTTCAGAAGGTGCTTCAGTTGCTTGAGCTTGCTGATCTGCTGCGTATACAGCAGAAGCTATCTCATTCATCTTATCTGAAAGGGCCTTCATTGTAGATTCGATAGCATCTAAATCGTCACTGTCCATGATTTTTCTTAATTCTTCTATTTTATCAGAAATCTCTTGTTTATCCGAATCACTTACTTTGTCTCCAAAGTCGCTAATCGCTTTTTCCATTTGGAAACACATAGAAGAAGCCTCATTAGAAAGCTGTGATTTTCTTAGCCTCACTTTATCTGCCTCTGCATTTGCTTCAGCATCATTTTTCATTTTTTCGATTTCTTCGTCGGTTAACTTAGATCCGGATTCAATTCTGATATTTTGTACTTTACCTGTTCCCTGGTCTTTAGCAGAAACCTTGATGATACCGTTAGCATCAATATCAAATGTAACCTCGATCTTAGGAATACCTCTCATTGATGGTGGGATATCGGTTAATTGAAATCTTCCAAGTGATCTATTATCGATAGCCATTGCTCTTTCCCCTTGTAATACGTGGATTTCCACTGCTGGCTGATTATCTGCAGCGGTAGAAAATACTTCACTCTTTGTTACGGGAATAGTAGTATTGGATTCTATCAATTTGGTAAATACACCACCTACTGTTTCGATACCTAATGAAAGAGGGGTAACGTCTAATAAAAGAACGTCCTTAATATCACCAGCTAAAACACCTCCTTGAATAGCAGCACCAATAGCTACCACCTCATCGGGATTAACCCCCTTAGAAGGTTTTTTACCAAAAAGTTTTTCAACCTCTTCTTGTACCTTAGGTATTCTTGTAGATCCACCTACTAGGATAACCTCATCAACTTGAGCAGCTGTTAATCCCGCATCTTTCAGTGCTTTCTTACAAGGTCCTAGAGTTCTTTTAATTAGGTCCTCGCACATAGACTCAAATTGAGCTCTAGATAATTTTTTTACAAAGTGCTTAGGTCCGTTTGAATCCGCACTTAAATAAGGAAGATTAATTTCCGTCTCGGTAGAAGCAGAAAGTTCAACTTTTGCTTTCTCTGCGCCTTCTCTAATTCTTTGATAAGCCATAGGATCTTTAGAAGCATCCACACCAGTTTCATCTTTAAATGCAGCAACTACCCAATCAATAATCATCTCATCAAAGTTGTCACCACCTAAGTGGGTATCGCCGTTTGTAGAAAGAACCTCAAATACTCCAGATCCTATTTCCAGGATCGAAACGTCAAATGTACCACCACCTAAGTCATATACTGCAACCTTAAGATCTTTATCCCCTTTATCCAAGCCATAAGCTAAAGCAGCTGCTGTTGGCTCGTTAATAATTCTTAATACTTCTAAACCTGCAATCTCACCTGCTTCTTTTGTCGCCTGTCTTTGACTATCATTAAAATATGCAGGTACAGTGATGACTGCTTGTTTAATTTCTTCACCCAAATAATCCTCTGCTGTTTTTCTTAGATTCTGTAGAACCATAGCTGAAATCTCTTGCGGAACGTATTCCTTTCCGTTTGCTTCCACAATTACTTTTCCTTTAGAGTCCTTAACTTTATAAGGCATCTTCTTTGCCTCATTTTTAATCTCACTGTACTGTGATCCGATAAATCTCTTTACTGAATAAACAGTGTTCTCGGGATTAGTAACCGCTTGTCTCTTTGCAGAGTCTCCGATTCTAATGTCACCGTCTTTAAAAGAAACCACACTAGGTGTAGTTCTTTTCCCCTCCGAGTTAACAATAACTACGGGTGTGCTTCCTTCAATTACAGAAACACATGAATTTGTTGTTCCTAGGTCAATACCAATTACTTTTGCCATTTGTTTTAAATTTATTATTTTTAGTTGATTTTTGAGAAAAGATTCCACTACTTGATCATATTCTCTAAAGTAAGTTATCAAAATGAGTTCCGAAAGTAATTAAAAGACATTTTGTCTTCTATATTATACCTATGCAGACATTTTGTCTACTAAAGACCACAAAAAAACCCCATAATTACGGGGTTTAGAATTTTAACTTTTTATGTCTAATCCGGTTGGGTAACCATATTGTTTACATAATAAAATCTATTTATTTGAATATTTTTTTAATATCCTCTTTTTTCTCTAAGAAACGTGCAACATCATTTTGGAATGACTTAAATAGCTCATCGTCGCTTTCCTTGTACGATTTACCTGTAAATAATTCAAGATATCTCATTGCATTTAGAGTTGATTTTCTAGTATTATCACCATAATCAGAATTTTTTAGATCATCCTTATCGATCATTCCAATCTCAGAAAGTCTTTCCTTATATTTTTTAACCGCATCTTTATCAGGATCCTTAGATGTAAATGTTAAAATACCTTTCTTATCTTCTTTCTTATCACCTTTATCCTTTAGAGCTTCAACTTTTTTTATTTCCTCTTTTTTCTTAGCAATAACCTTTGAAGCCTCGATTTTATAAAGTTTTTCTTCATCCTCATCAGCCTCGTCTTTCTTTGGTAATTCATCATAAGAATCCTCTTTAACACCGGCTATGGCATATGCTACGTAACTTCCGTCAGAATTCATTTTAAATAACCTTGTATCTCTTAACGTAGTAGAATTAGCTTCACCGGATAGAGATTTGCCATCTTTTTCAAGCTTGGATTTAAGATTAATAAAAGACGCCCCGCGTGCAGATTCAATGGCTTGACCCATATCTGGTGATTTTGCTTCGCCAAAAGCTTTATATTTACTGCCCTTGCACTCATCCTCCATTTTTTTCTTAACAGATTCAGCGTCATCCTCTTTTTTTATTTCCTCTGGCTTTGGATCTTTTTCTTTTTTAAACTTATTTTTTAGCTTAGCAAAAAACCCCGAGCCCTCTTTTTCGTTTAAAAATCTATCAAAATCTAATACTTTTTCCATGCTCTTTATTTATTTTTCCTTTTTTTCTTTACGAACTCAAGGTAGTTATCAACAGTCTTTGCTTTTTTATTCTTAGCTGCTCCTGTTCCCGCAGTAAGACTTGTAAATTTGTCGCCTGATCCATTATTAGCTGAATTGTAAAATCCGCTATTAGTTGCACCTGCTGCGCTAGGTGGAGATGGATTACCCATTCCTGATACATTACCTAATGTAGCTAATCCCGGAGCTGGAGCTGCCGCACCCATATCTTCGTTCATTTTATCTTCGTCCATACCTTTAGCTTTAAGATATTCTTTTAGCTGCCAGCATTCTACGCAGTAATCATTCTCGTTTAACCATTCTGTAACGGCTTTAACGTATTGTTCTGAAGATTCGCATTCATCGATAATGTTATCCAATTCTTCTTCCTCATCCATCATACAGATTAAGGTTTTTCCGTTTGGTAATTGTCCTGTTGGGTGAAACATATTATTAGTCTAAGATTTGTTTTATGTTGCTTTTAAAAATACGAACTATATTACCGTCCGGATTCTTTGTGATATATCCTATTATATCATTGTATATATCATATATGGGGGACTGTATTAGTAGTTTTCTGTTTAGGTTGTCCAGTATCCATTTATTTAGGATTTTGCTTTCCTCCTTTGACATATCCCTTTTAATGGGTTCAAACTCAAATCCGCTTGCTGAACAATTACACATTATCTATAATTACCTCTTTCTTGTTTGCGTTTAATATACTGCCAAAGATATCTTAATCCCTTTGCATACTCGGAAGGTCTACTAAAGGGCTTGCCGAAGTCTTTTATATCGTTTCCGTTACCCTCCATTCTTTCCCCTGGATTATCCTCGTTCTTTAGCGGATTATATCTTCTAACCTTTCCCGTTGGATGAATAGTGTAGAATACTTTATCGTGGCCCTTCTCGTTTTTATTATTTGTTGATCTAACGAATTTTAGGGTGTTATTGATTTCCTGCTGGTGCGAGGTATCCTCTTTGAAGCCAAGCTCTATTAGTCTTTTATAGTCAACAGTTTTTCTAACAAGATCAAGGTTTAAAGATCTTCTAGAGTCGGATTTGTATTCCTCATCCGGACTATATTTTTCATACTCTAATAGAAACTTCATGCTCTATATATTTACTTTAGTTCATCAGGTTTCATGCGGTTACCCTGACCCCAGTAATCCTCACCGCCATAAAAAGTGCAAATCTCTTCATTCTGCTCTATATCTCTAATTGCATAGAAGAAAAAAGTCTCCCTTGGTTCAGAACTTTTCCATGCTGCATTCGGAGAATTTGAGTGGTTGTAAAGTGCACCGTATCCTGTTGGGATAACCTGTTTGTTTGGGGAAGCACTAGGCCACATAAATCGATAGTGCTCTAATACGTGCCAGCATGATTCGTTTACATGGAGATCCAGTCCTATAACTGTGCATTCTTCTATGATCTCTCCCTTCCCGATTTTTGATTTAGCAAAAACACCATAGCCATGAATTGGGCTAGGCGACACGTAAACTTTCTCTGGTAAATAAATTTGTACTGCCATTTAATCTGTTTTTAAGTATAGATTATACACACAAAAAAGAAAACTGTTCCGGCTTAAGTTTTATTTAGAGTTCACCCAATCTCTGTAATCTTTCAGATTTTCTAAATTCTTTTTGCCCTTCTTCTTTTGCTTAGCGTCAGGATCAAGAAAAGGTACTATTTTTCCTGGGCCTTTTGGCTGGAACGTCGGAATACCTTCAGATCCAACAGGTTCTAAGCTAACCGGCATATCGCCAATAACTTCTTCATTTACCCCTTCATCAACATGATGAGGTAAGTTCTTATGTTTTGTAGAAGCATATTTCTGAAGCTCTTTCTTAGTCATACTATCAGCAAGATTCATAATGGCTTTCTTGTATTTTGGATTGAGATCAGAAGGCTCTATTGCTCCCACTTTTATTGCATAGGCCTGAGCCATTAATCTCTGTTGTGCTGTACTTACTGCTGGCATCTCTTTATTGATTTTTTTGTGATCTATATATCACAAAAAAAGGACTTATAAATATAAGTCCTTTTGTTTTTTGTCCCATTCACTTTGTGTTATGGGCTTAGAGGATAAATCCCAATTCTTATCTGGATTGATAATTTTCTTTTTAGATTTGTACCAGTCATTGAAGGTCCAAATAAATCGATTATATCCTTTGCCGACTAAGGCAAATCCAGTGTCCCCTGGTTGAATAGCTATTGGCGATTGAGGGGGAGGATAAAATTTTGTTTCAGAATTACTCTTCGACATTTTCTTTATTCTCTTTTTTTGACCAATCAGAAAAATTCATGATTGTGTCTCCTTCAAAAGCTTTATCAAAAGCTTTTTTAACTAGAGCATAGCCTTTATCACCTTTTTGGATTTTCCTAATGGTTTTTGGCGGTGTATAAGAACTTGTTTCAGGATTCTTTGTTTTTGACATTTTTAGTTGCCTACGACAGCCTCTATTTTTGATTTCGTAACTTGAGTTGTCTCAAATCCTCCAACTGAACCATCTAAGTATTCAGCCATTTTAGTTTCTACATCAAGAACAGATTCACCAGATACTAAGAATTCTGCTTTTTTATAAACAGGATCTCCGTTCTTGTTAACCTCTCCAGATTCGAAACTTGTTTTAACTACGTAATAGCTCATTAGATTTTTAGTTTTAAAAGGTTAATTAAGCTTTTTTGTTTTTAAACTCTTGCACTTCTAATCTAAGGTCTTGAGCAAGTTTTTTAAGTTCTTGCATAGCTTGTCTTACTCTCGTACCAGCTGATCCGTTACCTTTGTCGAAAAACTTTTCAACGTCACCTTGAGTGCTTTCGATTAATGCTTTGATTTGTTCGAATTTTTCCATGATTTTTTTTTGTTTTTTAATTGTTATTATTTATACTTGTTTATTACTGATTGTTTCGCCTTATCTGCTAATTAACACAGATTTTTTTGTTGATCCTTGTTGAACTGACCAATTTTCTCCCAAGTAAGAGATGATAATAGATTTCATAAACTCAATATATTCTCCCTTGCCATCGAATTCTAAATTGTCCTGTATTTCATCATATATTCTATTGATCTTAGGATTTGCTTCTAGGTAGCTGCTTAAACATTTTGATGCATATTCCATTATTCTAGAAACCTCGTTTCCTCCTGCTTTGAACTTCATAGTGTTAGGCTGCGGAACTTCCTCTTTCTCTACCGCTATGTCTTCTATTAATTCATGGGAAATCTCATTTAATGTAAGTACACAGTATGAATTTTTAGGTCCATCTATAACTTCATTATTAGAGTATTTACCGATTATGAAATGAAATCCTTTTTCATCTCCACCTTTTTCGTCTTCTATATTAAAGAAGTAGTTGTAAAGATCACCATTTTTTACCAACAGGAAAGGTGAAGTTCCGAATCCATCCGATTCATGCATAGATCTTGAATCCTGATCATTTATTTTGAATTGTTCGAATGTAGATATTATTCTTCCCATTTTTTGATTTTATTTTTCTATATTTTCTTTTAAAGCTTTCGTCTCAAGCTCTGCAATTTCGCTCTCTGTTATAATCTCTTCAGATTCTTTAATTCCCTTTCCGTTAATCGAAGAAAGTAAACTATTATAGAATGAAGAAACCCCCTGAGGTACAAGCTTTTTAAATGCTAGGAAATCTTCGTTCCCTATGGAATTTCTAATTTCATTTCCTGTTGTTGTTCTTGGAGTTTCCACAACTTCTATTTCTCCGGGAAAATCACCACCAGCTTTTTTAAGATATTCAGACTGTTTCTTATAATCTTCTACCCTATCATCACCAGCTCCTATCAGATTAACCTGATATCCCATTTTTTTTGCTATACCGTATATAACACCCAATAACCCTTTTTTAGTTGTAAAGTATCCCTCGATTAGTCCAGGGTGATCTTTAACTACTGCTTCCATATATTTGCCAATAAGATCCTCGTTAAATGGGGATTTCCCCGATTTATTATGTCCAGGATTAACTACAGCAACTATACTAGGTAAACCATTTTTCTCTTTAAGAAATTTTGCCATCTTTATATGGCCGTTGTGGAAAGGCTGAAATCTGCCAACCAAAATATTAACTCCCTTAAGCTCTGGCTTTTTGTCTTCATCCTTTTCATCTAATTTAGGTTTTTCTATATCCTTCTTAGTTGTATCTATTGTTTCCAAAGCCGAGATAAATTCATTATATGAATAGAAGTGATCATCATCCTTAGTGCTCTCTTCAGATTCACTGGTTACATAATCAACTTTTCTAGGCTTTAAATTATTCTTTTTAAAATCTAAGAATGAAGGCATTTCTGACTCCATCACAGCAGGTTTTTTTGTTTTAGTCTCTACCCTTTTTTCTATTGATGATACGAGTAAATTGAATTGGTCTATTATACCAGGTGTGATTATTCCGCCTGCTCTCTTTTTAATCTTTCTGAATGAATTAAGTATAAGCTTAAATAGGGATTCGAAAGCTTCATCTTCTTCCAAATACTTTAGTACTCTTCTGTCAGTTATAAGATTCCTATTTAGTCTAAAGTCTTCCTTCTTTAAATACTCAGGCTCTTGAAAATCTGCCCCTTTGTATTTGTATCCATATTCGTCTAGGAATTTAGAGAATACATCAGAAATAAAAGAAATATATCTCTCATCCTCGGTAGTTCCTGCTATTTCAAAAGTATCCACACCATTTTCTAGTATGAAGTTCATCACGTCCAGTATAGTAATACCTAAGAAATCGCTAGGTTTTTCCTCTGTTCTTTTCTTAGCCTTTGATTTTGCAAGCTCAGTAAAAACTGGATCTACCATTTTAGATAATATAGGTTCTTGCTCTTCGTCTTCTTCACCAAATCTAAATACTATTCCTTCTATTGCCTTTTCCAAATCTGTATTCAGAGCAGTCTTTTTTAATTCCGGATTAAGTACCCCGATAATAAAAACAACAAAACTTCTTGTTTTATATTCAGTTACAAGTTCTTCGAAAGGAGTTCTTAGAAAATCCAGTATTCTGTCTTTCTGCTCCTTTTCAAGATATCCCTGAAAAATAATAGGTGGTCTTTCAACACCTAATAGATCTGCCCAAGTATCTAGGTCATTCTTACCCTGGATCGTTCCCTTAGGTTTTCCACTAGAATCTTTCTTATGAACATAAGAAAGTATTAAATTGTTCTTAGGAACTTCATCATAGACAATCTCAACCGGAGCACTATTTGCAAAGTACTCTAATCCAAATCTCCATCCTCTGGGGATTTCGTTTATTATATGGGGAGGCAGTGATTCGATATACTGTATTGGTTTTTCGTAGTACTTCATTAAAGTCCTATCTACCAAGGTTATCGGATTTCTCTGATCTCTCTTATAAAAATTAAATTTGCCTGTTTCACTATCCCTTTCGAATATGAAAGCAGACCCGTCCATCTTCTCGTTAACGGTAACATAAGTATTGAAAAGATTATCAACGAAATCTTTTCCTTTCTTATTATAGAGATCATATAAATGACTAATTCCTGCCATGCTTTAAATTTTAACCAATTCTGTTTATTTCTGTTGGTATTTCTAGTCCAGCTCTTTCAAGATATTCCAAAAATCTTTGTTTTATTTCAGGTAATCTTTCATGAAGATCAAATTTTGGATCTTCTATTATCTTTAATAAAGCCTCAAACGTTTTAACATCCTCTGGTTTATATCCTGTACCTAAAGCAAAGTCTATAAATTCTTGAGGATTTCTTGTGACAAATCTTTCACTTCCCTCTAATTTCTTAGAGTGTTTTAATCTAGGAATTCTAGTTCCTTTATATGATTTAGTGTGCCAGTATAAGCCATCACTAAGAATCAATACAGGAGCATTGTAATCCATGATTTCCCCAGCTTCATCTGTATCTATTACTTCTTTTCTAGCGGATAGTATGGCTGATAAAAGCCAGTTTCTGTGTGCTGATTTGTATTTGCTCTCATCCACTTTATAATCGGGGGAGTAATAAATAAAATCTGCCCATTCCATGCTAGATAAAGGAATAAGATCCAATTGGACTATACCTTTTTGTAGATCACCTTCTATTGGCCATCCAAGGCTAACAACATTTAATCCCTTAAGATAATTTATTTCCGGTTCAAATCCAAGCGCTTCTGCAAGTTGAGTTCTTAATATAGTATCAACAGTTGCAGAGCATTCTTTAGTTCCTACCCCATGTTCTTGTGAAAATGAAGTTGCATCGTAGCCAAGATCAAGATCTCCTGATGTGTCATCAGGATTCTTTTTCTTACCTATGCTTCCAATTATAATATACTCTTCTCCGTATTTGTCAACATCTATACCTAGAAGCGGGAAAAGAATTTCTTTGATGCTATCAAGTGTTTTAGGGAATTCATCCTCACGAATTCTCCTTGAGGTTTTTATGGCAGCGCCACCCTCAAATATCTTAGAAAATCCTGAAAAGTTTAAAATCCTATTACTCATTATTTCTTTTTCATTTTATCGTAATATCTTCCCATAGCACCGGTTAAATAGCTGCTATATTGTTTCTCGTCGTCTGTTTTAGGATTAAGCGGATCATAGTTTTTACCGAATGATTTTTTACCTTTAAGAGCACCTGATTTATAAAAGTCTTCCGCATCTTTTTGGGTAACGTTCTTATCCCCTATTTTTTCCTTCTCCCAATCATCCAAGACCTCTTTCTTTTTAGAATTAAGATCAGCTTTAGACATTTTAGAATAACTATCTTTAGAATCCCCTTTGAAGAAAAAATCAGAAATAGCAGCACCTGAGCTAGCTATTAATCTTCCAAACAGCGGAACAATCGAATTTATTCTATTTATTGTTGACCTTCCACCATCATCTGGACCTGGAGTAGTATCTCCTCTAAGCTTGTCATACTCATATTCCATATTTGCATCCACTTTTCTAAGCCATCTGCTTAGTTTAGTGTTGCCCTTATAAAAATCGGTTTCACCTTCTGTTAGTGATTCGGTAAAGGCATCAAATTTTTTTATCCTCATTTCTGGAGTTTTTCTTTATATATCCCTAAATTTAAAGTTTTACCTTGTATATCTTATATTCAAAGGATTCGTTCTTATAAATCTGGATTCTTGCTTCTGAGTGTTTAAGGAGATAGTTTTGGTACTTAGGTGAAGAAAAGTCGTCAACAAAGTCTATTATATTAACCTTTTCCTTACCCTCCATCTGTCTCATTCCCCTTCCTAAACTTTGCTTAATCAGGACCTCACTCTTATATGACTCGACCAAGAAGATGTTATGTAAGTTGTTTATTGAGATTCCAGTTGAGAATGTGCCATAGGTTGCAATAAGTATTTTATTATTTCCTGACGCCATTCTTGACTTATATTCCTCCCTTAAACCTTCGCTTGTGTCACCATCTACATAGAAGACCTCTTTTTCGCTATTTTTCTCCCTAAGTAGATTCCATATCTGCTTACCGTATTCATCCTTAACTGACTGGAAAAGAACTAGTGAATTTTTCGATGTTTTGCTTATGAAATCCACCACATAGTTAAGTCTCTTCTTACTTTCAACAACAAGCTTTCTCTCAAGATTATAAACTTCGTTTCCTTCTAAATTGTTATTATTAAGTTTTAGATCCGCGAGTTTGTCCTTATATTCTTTTTCTAACCAATCCATTATAACAACCTTGATAGAAACCGGAGTTGCATAATTATTATCAAAAAGAAAACTAGGGGGTATTTCGACTATGAGAGGACCGAGAAATTGCTGTATGGTCAAATAATCAGCTGTGCCTCTTTTAGTTAGTGTTCCGGTTAATCCAAATCTCCATCTAGAGTGCATACAGTTTGCAACAATTTTTTTAATGGACATACTGTTTGTATGATGTGCTTCATCGACAAAAACCAAATCAGCTTCTTCGAAGAATTCTGGATCCTGTTTAACCAAAGATTGGAATGTGCCTATAATAACATCACACCCTTCTCTTAATTTAGATCCTCCACCTATTTGTTGTATCTTAGATCCTAGCTTATGTAATCCATAATCTTCGAAATCTTCGCTACCTTGAAAAACTAGGTTTGTACTAGGAACGATCATAAGGAACTTTCTAATAAGACCTTTCTGTCTAAGATATGCAAATATCATAAACGAAATTAGGGTCTTGCCTGAAGATGTGGCAACCTCCGAAATTGAGTATCTATATTTGATTAGCTTCCATGCTGTTTCAATCTGATAATCTCTTGGCATCTTATTAGGATCACCCCCAATCCCTCCTTCAAAAAATTCATTAACCCATTCGGTATATTCCTCCAAGGTCAAGTCTTTACTAACTATTTTATCGAGACCCTTTATCTCAATCTCTATTCTATAATCTTCCCCAATTTGTAAAACTTCCCTCCATAAACCTATAGGAACTTTCCATGCCCCGCCCTTCTTTTCGATGAAGCATATGTTTCCGTCCCAGATTTTTTTCTTAACTAAAGGGTGGAAGTAGAAGTTGTGTATCTTCTTGGTTAATGATATGTCTATTTGCTTCTTCTCGACCTCGTCAAGTGCTTCAGTTAGCACTATCCATTGATGGTCGTCAGAAACTTGGAATTTAATCATTATCTATATATCTTATTTTACTGTAGACCCTCTTAAATAGTCCTCTAACGATATGCGTGATTTCACCCCGTACAGCATGTGATCAACAGTTTGTATAGTTTGATCTATAAATTTTCGGTGGCTTTCTACAAGCTCTACTTTTTCTGCGATTTCAGTTAAGTCACCCTCAATTAATACGGTTTTTTCATTAGCACCATATCTAACATCGCTTCTTTCGGAATAATCTTTTAATTTCTTTGCTCTCTCTACTCTTCCCTTTGAATTCAATTTAGATACAATAGCTGCTAGCTTATAACTATACTCAAGTAAAACCTGGCGTTGGCTAAAAAGATCAACCTGTGCTTTAGCTAGGGTTTTTATATCCTTCATCAGGATGGCTATAACTTGTATTTTTTCCCTCCATTCAGCTCTCTCGTTTTCGAAGATCTTGCTAAAATCAGTCTTTTCAGTTTTTTCTGTTGACATCTAAAATAGTTTATTTTTATCTTTATTTTTACTGCTAGATAGATTTACAACCTTAACAGTATTCTCACTTTTTTCTTTCTTCTTTTCTTTAGGCTCATCGACTACAGGTTCCGCAAATTCCATGCTGACCTGATCTATTATATTGTCTTTTAGCTTAAGTGGAAATTTTATGCGGGGAGAACTTCTCTCATCGCACTGTTTTTCCCATTCGCCAGTTTTGTCTGTGCCTGAGCTAGGATCACTTATCAATAAAATATCTAAGGTCAAGTGCTTCGTTGGTAAAGTAGTTATCAAATCTCTTAATTTTTTTCCCGGTAGTTCTAAGATGAACAACTAGATCATTAAGATCCCATTTTCTATTCTTTGTTATATTATTCTCTTCTAGGAATTTCCCCCAGTTGAAAACTGTAAATCCTTTAGCTAAAAGATCTACGCTCTTTTCTATTCCTGCTTTATCCCAATCATACCAATATCTTAGATCCTCAAATTCAAACGGAAATTTATTCTCTATCGAGCAAAGTCCTGCAGAATTTGTCCACATCCAAGAATCCATTGGTCCTTCAAATATTGTAATAGGCTGACCGAAGTCCAAGAATCCTATACCAAAAACGTGAGATATCGGATCGATAGTTCTTGCTTTTTCTATAAGTTCTACATCTTTCCAATTTAAGAGTTTTTCGTAAATACCACTTAATTTGTAAGTGAGATATTTAGATGAGCCTTTTATTGAATTCATGTTTCTAACCTGTAGCCCCATTATCTTATCATCGGGAGTAAGATTAAAAAGAAATAACCTTTCTTTCTTTCCATCCCAGGCAAATCTTGAATCTATTCTTTGATTTCTTTTCTGGATGTATCTTTGTATTTTAGATCCCCAAACTTCCTGGAGACCCAAAGCATTCATAAAGTCTATTCTCTTTATTAAAATATCAGAGATGTCATTATCGAAAAAATAGCTGATATCAACCTTACCGTATACAGTTCTTCTTTTGGTTCTGTTTTCTTCGATAATAGCTTTTATCTGATCCTTCTCACTTCCAGTTAGTTTATTAAACAAACCAAAATCCTTCATGAGTGTTATAGAATCTTTGAATATTCCACAACCTCCATTATAGCATTTATATGCCATAGTATCCAAATAGAAATTCCCACGTTTCTTTTTACCGTCGTTGGAATCACCACAGTACGGACAGGAGAAATTCAATCTGTTACCCGCCTTATAAACAATTTGTTTTGCCGGATTACCCTGAAATTCTCTGCTGAGTATTACCCCAATTAGATCTTCTATTCTTTCTGGTTGCATAGGATAAAAAGGGGACAGCAATAAAGCCGTCCCCGGTTAGGTTATCTATTAAAGATCGTTATAAAGATCTTCTAATGAAGATGAAGTTGAACTAGTGTTGGGTCTAGATGGAGCTTCAGTTTGAGGTGGTTCTTCTCTTTTAGTTGATCCAACTTTAGTCTGAGCAGCTTCAGCGTAGATATCATTTGATGAATTAGAAGGTGCACTAGACGACGCACTTTTGGTAGGTGCTGTAGTAACACCGCCTATGATCTCATTAATGATACGAGCTTCAGGTACCGTGTTCTTAATAACACCCATAATTTTTTCGGTCATATCATCATCCCAATCTTTGTAGTCAAAGCTTGTTAGATTTTTTGGGCCTTCATTTAGGTATTCCAAGATAGTGTTCATGTCATCCTGATTTTTCTTCATTGGTTTGCCATTCACTTGGATTGGGCATTTATCACCAACGAAAGAACATAAATCGTAGTTGTTCCATTCTCCTACCTTTCTAACTTGAACTGCAAATAATTTACCTTCAAATAAATCGAAAGGATTTGATGGCTCGCCATACTCAGGCTGAAGCTGTGCTTCAACAAGTTCATTTAATTTTTTACCGAATTTGAAGATCATAATTTTACCCTCTAATTCTGGTTTGTTCTTGTCCTGAACGATTTGGATTAAAGAATAGTAATCCTCTTTTCTAGCAAATTTCTTAGCAAGCTCTTGATCTGCTGCAGAATGAGAATTTTTTAATTTCCAGAAAAGATCTTTAAGGATTGATCTTTTTCCCACTGTTGAAGGGCAATCAGCTGAGAAAGCATTTCCACTGATAGGATCGTTTAAGTAAACGTAGTACTTGTGAATTTTGGATTTTGCTGGATTAACAGGATTCGGAACGAATCTAATTAAAGCTTTGTAAACCCCGTCTTTACCATCCTCTGGATAAGGTTTGTAAAATTCAAGGTCTTTTCCACCGCCTTGTTTAGCGGTTGGTGTTACGAACGCCTCTGCGTCGAGATTGAAGATGTCTAAATTGCTCATGTTTTTTTAAAATTTAATTTTTGTTTTACTTTTTGTTTTTGTTTTACTTTTTGTTTTCTGTTTGTTTCTCTTAATTTCCTATTTTTCCATTAAAATTTTCTTTTTTTTCTACTTATATCTTTGTGATGTTGTATTCTTTTGTAATTAGCCTACATGTACGAGGACTGTTTTGTGCTGAATGTGTTTTTATTAGAGCACTAGTTATGTCTCCGTAGCGAGCTTGTAAATGACCGTTACGATTGACGTGGGATGCTGTTATCTTTGGGATAATGCTAAATGTATTTAAAGATAGGGAAGATGCCTCTCCTGCAGAGCATAAATGCTCTGACCTTTTAGAAAAATAGTTTAGATTACTAGAGGCTTGCTGTGTGTTCTGTTTCAAAATTTCCTTTAATTCCATAAATTTCCTTTAATTCTTTCTTTAAATACAATGTTATCCAAGTTGCGTCCACAATATCATCAATCGGTTTGTTAACTACCTTAGCTGGTGTTATCCACTCAGTTTTGTTAGTTTCTAATATATTAGCAAAGATTGCTAAATTTGTTTCATCCTCTTTGTAAATACATAGAGAATTATAAAGTTCGTCCTTTTTAGCATTACCCTTTAAGGCAAACTTTTTAATTGAGGTAGGGGAGAAAACGTGGAACTTGTCTGCTCCAACCCTATCTATTATTTTTTTCCTTAGTAATGCGGTAGCCATAGAGATATCTATAAGTGCATTACCGTTAGAGGAGAAGCTTAATCCCTCCATTGCAACATGGAAATCAGAATCACCCATAACTTCCTCTATGCTATTCCAAAACGAATCAACAATTTCCAAGAAGTAAACTATTTTGATTCTTTCCCTGCCTGTGTAATCATCCGGCAATTCCTTCTTATCGAGGAAGATAAATTTAAAATCCTTCTCCATTTCTAAAACGGCAAAGGGTTTCTTTAAACTCTTTCTTAGCGATTCTGGGCTTCTATCTGATCTGGTTAAAGATCCCCAAATATACTTACCGTCCTTATAGCAGCAAAATGCAGGAGAGTTTATAGAAAAATCTATTCCTACTATATTCATATAAAAATTTAGGGATTAAGAAGGGTGAACAATTTGACCAACCGCTCCTGTATATCCATAAACTTTAGAAAGCTTCTCGAAACAAGATTTCATTTGTGCATCCGTTAAACAGTTTACCAAGTCGTTTAATACTCTTTGGTCGTTACCTGCAGCAGATACCAAAAGGTTTTTCATTTGGTCCTTTTCACCACCCAGTGGCTGACCATACTTCATTTCGTTTAATTCTTTTACGTCTGAAAACTTTTTCATCTTTATTGTTTAATTTAATTATATATCTTACCTAGCTTCAAGAACTATATCTAGATAGTTACATTTAAAACCTAGGTTAAATGATGTGTATGCAGGGTTATTGTTGGTGTAGTTTAATTCTAGTTCAGAAAAGGAAGTAAATAAAACCTCTTGGAATGTTACCGACATAACTATATTACCCTCATTGTCCATTATTCTTAGTGGAAGTGCCTGGATAAAGACCTGATCATTAGCAAAATTAAGAAAATCTAAAACAGTGTCAAGCATTATAAAATAGTTTATAAATCCATCAGCCATTTTAAAGTTCATACTAAAATCCTTAGAGAAAAGATCCTGTATAGGGGTAGAACTCTTATAAGCTACCTTTTTACCCAAGTTTCTAACCTGCTCTACTGAATCTATTGACAATCCTGGGAATCCCACTGATTGTATTGTACTATTTACATATTGAGCAACATCATCAAATGGAATAGGTTGTTTCTTAATATAGTCTTCATACTTATTGGTCACCCTTTCAGAGAAGAATCCTCTAGGGAAGTTGAAGTAAAAGCTATTTGATTTTGGATTAAGTAGCATGCTTAAACTTTAATATTTGATAATGTTGGGGTAGAAAGAATTCCATTTGCAGCTATTTTAAACTGAGCTCTGGTTAATCCAGGATATTGGATGTATCCAGGTTTGCCTGGGGTTAAGAAGTAATCAACTATCGTTTGATCTGCCCATCCAGTAGCAACAAATCCTTGCATCTGAGCAGCTAAAGCACTTGTTAAAGCACTACCTTTTAATTGCTGGTTGGTGTTTCCGATAGATGATGTGCTTGATGCATTACCGAGGTATGCGGAAAGGTTACCGCTAGATGCTGGCAGAATACTCTGAACTATATTTTTAGGAGCTGCCTGTGTAACTGATCCAACCAGTTGATTTCCTGATGTTACTGTTACTGTAGGGGTAACAACAGTAGTCGTATCAGTAGGTAATACTATAACTTCACCTTCTTTTTTCCAATATCCCCAGAATAAAACTGATGTTGATTCATTAGACATCGGTGTTTGTGTTGTTAGCGGAATTGAGGCAGCAGCAGTCCCGCTAGAAGATATAGATCTTTGTTCCGAATTAGAAGAAACTAAATTAGTAGCTTGTGCCTGCACGCTTTGTGTGTTGACAGTTGCATTAGATTGAGCAGTTACGTTACCGTTTGTTATAAAGAATCTTCTGTCCGTAAAATTAAGTATTTTAGTTGATTGGGTTTCATCTATCTTGAAAGCAAGCTCTCCTAAAGCAGGTTTTGCTATATTATTATCAAGCAATGATGGAACATAATTCTTATTTCCTGAATTGTCAAGGAAAGCAATCTTATAAAGGCCGCTATTGCTTAAATCTATTTCAACAGGTATACCATTAGGACCTTCTTTAATAAATTTGAATTTATAATAGTTATCAAAAGGAGAAAGAGATACGGTAAGTTTACCTACACCTAAAGCGGTAACATTTGATGTCCCGTTATTTTGGGTTAGATTGCCATTGGTGAAAGTTAAATTTGCTGCAGTAGCAGTTACGTAGTTTTGCTGTATGAAAACATTGGTGTACTTAATAATTTCCTTAGGTGCTGCCGTGTTATTAGATCCTACGCTAATTGAAGAAGCAGAATAAACTCTGTTATATATTTTCTGAACCTGTGGCAGATTCTGAAGCTTTATTGGGGTTATAGTCGTTCCCCATTGTGCAGGATTATTAGAAGCATAAGATGATATTCTAACCACCCTACTTTGATCGACACTGTTTATCAACGACATTGTGTATCTTAAAAAGAATGACGATGAATATGCTGCATTTCTTACGATAGGTCTATAGTAATTAGGTGAATCATAGGCAGTTGTTTGGGTTGACTCGAATCTAGAGGTCTCGATTATAGCAGCTCCTATTTGTTCAAGAACTTCTATTTGGTGACTTATATAATAACTATTGCCTATCGAGTTTTGAAAAAGTATAAAATCCTCAGTAAATCCTTCGTTATCTGTTGCATAATACTCGAAGAATTGACCGCTATTAGATTCTTTTATAGTAGCACCGATATTAGAAAATGGATCTTCTTGCTCTAATGAAAGCAGAGAAATTCTTGAAGAATCATATCTTGAATACCCCTCGAAGTCCGTAGTGCTTTGCACCTGCCATGCAGAGATTCTAATAGGTGCATCAGAAACAAATCCGTCCCCGCTCTGACTTATTAGAGAAGCTAAAGTTTGAGGTCTAAAATAATCTGAAGCAGAAAGATACTTATAGTTCATATCCTTAAGATTAGGTATCTTAATCTCAAAATATTTATCATAAATATTTGATCCTATAACTACTGGGTTAGGATTAAGTTCATAATCTTGCTCAGTTCCTTTCTTAAGTAGTATCTGAGAAGCAGTTACGTAATTTAAGTTCTGATCTTGAAATTCTATTTTAAGAATTAAACCATCTATGTTAGAAAGGTTATATCCAGCTCTAATGTGGTATCTAATAGTGTCATAGATCACTAATAGATTTGAAGGAAATACTATTGGTAGATCTACTGTATTAGTTAGCTGGTCTGAATAATCGTTAAATGGAATTATTAGATTTGAATCCAGGGTAACAAAAGAATTAGTACTAATCTGTACAACACTATTGCTTGCAGTATTTCTACTTAGATCATAATCAGCATTCGGGTTGAATATCTGTACAGCATTATCCTGATAACCATTGATAAGTTTATCATATCCTATTGTTGATGGTCCGCTGTTAACAAAGTACTCCTCTGGCTGCGGTTGATCAGCATACATATACTCCATTAGGAGATATGGGGTAAGCTGAACGAATTTTGATGTTGTGCTGTAAGCCATTTAATTTTAAATTATTTTCCGAATTGTAAAAATCTTGGTGAATAATGAACTCCAAATCCAATATAAAAACCAGGAGAAAGACCAGTAGCAGATCCAGAAATACCATATCCAAGTTGAATGCCCAGTCCGAATTCCTTTCTAGCTGCTTTTAAAGCCTTTCTAGTATCTGCATTATCAGTAATATCAAACGAGTTAATATCATTAAAAGTTAAACCTGGATAAGTTGTGGTCACTCTTGTCATCATTCTTTTAGTTTTTGGATCCCTGTATATTCCAGTTGTAATATCTATATTTTGTTCCAGATTCAAAGATGTGAGTCCAGGTAAAATTGTAGCTATGTATTTGGTTGAATCTAAAGGATCTATACGAAGACCCATTGTATATGGGGTTTTTCCCGATATCATTAATCTGTTTTTCCCTGTCATAATTGGACTATGTAGGAAATTAATAGATTCTTCTCCATTAGGGTCCCTAATAATCGTAGATGCTATCTTAACGCTATCTCTAATCTCTGTAACAATGTTTATCACTGAGTTTGGCGTGTTACCTCTTCTGCTAGATTTTAAACCTAATTGATGAATTAGTTCTTTCTGACTTTTAGAAAGTTCAGAAGCTTTTAGCTCGTAAGCTGATTTCTCTTGAATCAGATGTCCATTTTCAGACTTAATGGTTCTTACACTGTCTAAAGATGCAAGATAATTATTGTGCTCTCTCTTAGCTTCTGCCTCCATATGGGAGGTTTGCCCGCACTGTTTTAAGAACATAAGAATCAAAATAACAATAACAACAAGCATAAAAAATCTGCTGGTTATCACCGAATATATGCTTGATATAGATTCTTTACTTAATGACTTCATACACAGCTTCCTCCTTTTTCCATTTCAGACCCATAGAATCAAGTTGTCCTTCCCCATATTTTTCGGATAAAGAATCGGAAAAATATTTTTCTCTTCTTCTGCATTCTTCAAGTTCTTGAATCAACTCGGAGGATCTAATCTCCATCTTCTTAATGGTTTCCTCTACTGTCATTATTTCACCATGGATTCTGATAAACTCCTGGGAAATACTTAAAACCTCTTCTTTTTCTTTTTTATCTAGATCTGTCATTTTATTTAATTTTTATTATGTACTTGTTTTCGCTGTTGTTGTTGATCCTGCATTTCCCGTTGACTTTCCAGATACAGTAACAATGCTTCCTACGCTATATCTATCCGTCAATGGTATGTATCCGCTAATACCATCACACGTTTTCCAGAATAGCCTAGGATTTCCGTTTGTAGTGCTAGCAGAACCAAGAAAAGTTAAATCAACATAGCAACTTTGGGTAGGAAAAGCGTTCATTGAAGGCTGATACCTAAATCTCATAAAATATTGTACCGATTGTATTGTTGTTGTTTTTCCTACTGTGAAATCCCAATAATTAAATACCAATCCTGCTATTTTATAATTCTGCCCACTTATAGTTGTAGTATCGTTCAAGAATATTCTATATGTGTTGGTGTATCCTGTATTATAAAGTCCTTCCACATTTTGCTCATATGAGGTAGGTATTCTAAGGAAAACCTCTTTACTAGCGGGAAGATTGTATGTGCTTGGTGTAACTAGGATCATGTTGCTGTCCCATAAAGAAATAGATGTTAAATCGATTACGTTATAAACGGTTGGTGTAAATGATGTGGCTGCATCCCAAATTCTTGCAGTCAAAGTGATAGTTGAAGCATTGACCTCTCTGACCTTCTTAACCGTATAAAGATAAGGTCCTCCTGTAGCTCCAGCAGCCTGTCCTCCGGTAGATCCAAAAGTGGTCTGAATATGTTTCCCTGAAGAAACAGATCCTCTTGCTTTAGCTGAGAATATTGGTGCGTTTTTAAGATCGAAAAATTCAAAAGCAGAGTCTTGAGTGCTAGAAGCTAGGATTGATATGCCTGATGCTGATGTAGATCCGCCAGAAGGGAGATTCTTAGTAGCATCGAAAACTAGCTGACCATATTGCGAAACTGTACTTGGCTGTACTTTTATAGGAATTCTAGAAGTTAAAGAAGATGAAGATAGCGTTATGTTCGAAGAGGCTAACGAAAGGTTTCCCCCAAGCCCAATAGTTGTGTTTGAGTATAGATAAAAATCACCAGTTCCCCCAATAGTAACATCCTGAATGGAGCTTATTTCTGCCCGATCCCCGTATAAAATGGATCTTGCTGTATATGAATCTATACTAAGACCGTTTAAAGCAGAGATCTCGAGATTGCCTGTTGAGTAATATCTTAGAGAAGCTGAATTTCCTACCGTTCTCCAATAGAAACCCGGTACTCCTGTTGAGGTTGCTCCGGTTTTAGAGAAAGTAAATATGGGTCTGGTTATTTGATCGTCGGTAGAAACTAATAACTTGCTTCTATTTGGATTTATTCCAGCTATTGTGTTATAATCATCCCCTATAACTAAAGATGTATTAGATGCAGTTAAACCTGCCTTTATACCTATTGCATACTTATCAGTTACACCGGCAGGTCCTATTATGCCACCATATACAGAAAGATATGGTGAAGTGAATAAAGAATATCCACTGTATGCCCAAGAACCCCCAGTACCTAATGTATTTACTTTATAATCACTAGTGCTAGAATCTATCCACAAGTCAAAAGGATTACCTGAAATTGGTGCAGCATCAGATTTAGTCCAAACAGTACCTCTTAAACCAGTAGTTCCTGTTGCACCCTTTCTCCCTGACGGACCATCATATCCGGCTGAACCCTTAGGTCCTTGATGTCCATTAGGTCCAACGCCAAAAGAAAGTATCTGGTCGAAATTATAATTGATCTTTCCTTTTATCTCAGAAGCTGAATCACCAGCAAAAATATATTTAGTATTAAAGTGCATCTATTTATTTTTAATTTATACCCCTGAAACTGTTATTTGATAAGCTGTTTGACTCGATAAAGATAAGCCAGCAAATTCTATTGTTCTTGCCGTTCCAGATCCCGTAACGGTTCCCTCGATAGTAATTCCTGCTGGATAATAAATTAAGGTAGAAGTTACAAAGCTTGGGGAAGAAGCGAAGGTTACAGCCAATTCTATTTTAGTAACCCCACTATTAAAGGTTGCAGTTAATGCTGAGGTTGGTGATATATTAGCAGGTCCTGCAAGGTACGAGAAAAAAGGAAGAGTTGAATATAATGTTGCACTTACTATATAAATTCCACCCGAATTATAAACATAAGAATTTGATGCAAATGTATTATATAAAACACCGCACTTAGTTCCTGATATATTACCTCCATATGCACTATAATAAACAGAAAACCATTTTCTGTTACCCGCAGTAGAACCAACACCAGCTATATTCATTATAGTAAAATCCACATGGGAAGCTCCTAGAGCATTAGAAGATGTTAAATCCACAATCTGCGGATATATCGAAGCGGGTGAATTTGAAAATGTATTTGATGTATTCAGTCCTAAGAATCTAATAAACTTGCTTTCAGTATCTATTCTAACTCTAAAGTTGATTGCCTCATAGTTATTTAACATATTTAGCCATCCCCCATTATTATTACTTCCGCTTCCTCCAGTTGCTGGAGTCCACAGGCAAATTCCTATTGGATCGGAAGGTCCAAATGTTGAAGGACTGATAACAAAATCAGTTCCGTTATTTGCATTTATCCTAGCTGTTGATGTTCCGTCTGAATAAATTGCACCTGGTATTATAGTGTACCATTTAGTTGAAGCTACAGACAGTGCACTAGCGGTAACTGTTGGGGTAACCGGCTGAACCGGCTGTATTGAATTAATTCTCTTATTATAATAAACCTCTCCATTAGCCTTCACATCAAATATAACTTCACTTGATGTATAGGCTAAGAATAATCTGGAAACATTACTGGATATTACGTTTGCTTTAAATCTTAGATTACCTACGCCTGACTTAGTACTTTCTAACCAAAGAGGGGGAAGATCACTATTTAGGGTATTAGTAAAATCGAAAGCTATAGGCATCGTAAACACATTCCCTGAATATGTGTTAGTGATATAACTTATGTTTCTATTGGACAGAAAAGAAGTACCTGCAGAAGAGAAATTTAATATAAATTTTCCTCCTGTCGTTACAGAAAGACCCTGATTTCCTGATAAGTTTAAATTAAAACCAGTAGATCTATATGTTGAATTCCCTCCTCCATTGGTAGTTGTAGAAAGCTTTAATTGTCCAAATGGTATATCAAAAAATAACGAATCCCCATTTTTCCAAGAAAGACCATATTTCAAAGCAGCTGTTGTTAAAGTAGAAGTCCAATAAAATCTAGGGGTCTTTGTATTAAATGAGGTAATTGCTGAATAACTACCCTTGGTAAATTCCATCAGATTTTTTCCAGTAGCTCCACCGTTTATTGCAATAACAGTCTTAGAATATTGCGGATTTGCAATCGGTCCAGCAGATAATGGATTATCGCTAAGTACTAAAGTGTAGCTGGATGGATTTACCGAAGTTAACGTGTACCCATTATATGCAGAATTACCTGCAGAGGTGGGGATATTAGAATAAACTCTAAATATGTCCTGCGAAAGGATTCCGAATCCGTATCCGTTCCATCCAGAGGAAGAAAATTGATAGATCTGATTACCCGATCCTGTTCTTGTATTTAACCAGAAGTCATTATTAATATAGCCAGTTAATCCTGGATCAGTAGCTCCTATGGTCCAGATGCTACCTCTACTTCCCATATCTCCATAAGAACCGACTGGGCCAGTTTGTCCGGATTCCCCCTGCGGACCCCGGTCTCCTATCTTTCCATAAGGACCACCACCAAAAGTTAATATATCAGAAAAATTAGAGTTGACCTTGTCAGCTAAAACTTTTTGATTGTCCCCTTCTTCTATTCTTAGTAATTTTAAATCTGGCATCTTTTTCTATGGAATCTTAATAAGTTATTGTATATATCAATAAGTGAAAGATCCCCCGGAACCTCCAGTAGATCCTATAGCACCAATCGATGAGTAAGGTGCATAAGCACGATAATAAACTGTGGTTAAACCAGATCCTGTCATTCCCCTAGCAACAGTAAGTTCAACGGTTGGAGATAGGAAGGGTAATGTTACCTTAGTTACGCAAGAAGCTGAAGCCCCTGTTCCTACCCCAATAAACTTAAACCCCGAAGCTGATGTTGTTGGAGAATCTGAGCTATTATGAACCGTTATATCTATTGATTCCCCCATTCGAAGTCCTCCAGATCCACCCCATCCTAAATCAGAATCGTTATATAGGCCAATTCCGACATGTTGTCCCGAAACTATAGCCGGATTGATTATCATAGTATTTCCGTTATCTAAAGGGGACCCTACTGTTGCAGAAGTCCTAGAAATAAAATACCAATTTATTGCAGTAGCTCCTGAATAACCAATCGTTCCCGCACTAGTAGACGGATATGATATACTCTCCAATGTTTTATTCATTTTAAGCTTTCCCCTGGTTGAAAGCCAAACTTGATTTCCTGTAGAATTCTCTAGTGTTAAGTGATAAACACTTTGTGAAAGTGTGCTATATGTGTCACCTGTTCTTGTCGATCTGAATCCAGCTGTTCCTGATGGTGTTATCTGTGTATGTGGGGATGAAGATGCTACTGTTGCTATTGATTTAATAGGATCAAGGAAACCTCCAGATACCCCAGACACGTTAAGGTACTTACTTGTTACATTAAACTGTCCAGTTGAGCTAATATTATATCCACCAGTAGCATAGATGCCTGATCCTGATGTAGCTCCGTAATTTATATCTGTACCTTTTTGTGATTCCATCTTCAGAGAGGAAAACCCTGATTCAAATCCTCCGGAAACACCAACATCTAAAGTACCACCAGGAACTCTTATACCTAATGAATTGTCTGTTGGTATAGGGGAAGGCCAATAGAAAAATGGATGCAAAGAGTAATCCGCTATGGTTCCATCTGCCAAGTCACTCCTAGAAAATTCTAAAAGAGGTGAATCATTCACGGTTGAATCTGTGGAAATAGAGAATTTAGAAAGCAATTCATTTATAACACCATTCTCTGGTGTAACATCACTTAATACGAATAAGTAATTCTTGGGCAATACCTGGGACATCTGTATAGCAGTACCAGTTCCTCCTACGTAGGTGCTACCTCCGTTATATGTAAAATTGTCTATCCTGAATAGATCTGCTCCTGATCTTATATTATATCCAGTGGAATTCCATCCAGTTAATTCTAGGATGTATATGTCACTGCTTGTTGAATCTATCCAATAGTCTCCTTCCTGAGCTGATCCAGCAGGAGCTACAGAAGTAACGAACCATCTAGTTCCCCTTGCTCCATCTAATCCAGTAGGCCCAAAAGTTCCCGAATCTCCTATTGCTCCTCTGTCGCCAGTAGGGCCTAAAGTACCCTGACTTCCTCCGTGTATTTCCACGGTTTCGTCAAAGTTATTGTTCAGCTTATTTATTAGTTGGCTTTGGTTGTCGCTGTAATCTAAGGCCTGTATATTAGTATTTGGCATTTTTTATATCTTAGCTATTCTTATATTAAACATTAAAGAGTAATAAAAACCAAATTCGGTTGGATATTCAAACTCATATATTAAATTAGTGATCGGCGTTAATTTATAGTTGTTATCTATAAAATATTCCAATTTATATCTATCACTAGAAAATAGATCGCCTCTAACTATTTCAGAATCGGGAATTGCTGCGTTTGCAATTTTCTTAACATAAAGATCAAATACGTCACCTCTGTATATAGGAGCAACGTTTAAATCGATATAAGTGTTGATATCATCATTTATTGATAGTGGATCGCCTACTCCAAACTGTGATATTATATTATCGATAAAAACTTTCTTTATCCCTGAATTTAATAGGAATCTTCTAAGTATTCGATCTAATCTTATTATTCCTTTTATCTTTTTCTGTTTTGGAAAATTTTGCCAAACAACTTCTGCATTCGAGAATATCTTAAGGTCGAGCTTATTATAATCTACTCCAGAAAGGTATGGACCAACAGAGCCTATACCAGTTCCTGAATCTGCCTTACCTATTTCTTGAACGCTCTTGATAAAGCTGTCAATTCTAGAATTTAATCTACTTACATTTGTGCTACCTGTTGTTCTAGAAATCTGGAGAGTTATATAATTATTAGCCTGTATAGGATCAGGGGTCTGCATAACTTTAGAGCCAAAGAAAGTTTTATATTCTTTCATGGATCTTGTTCCTGCAACAGGTGATCCTGAATTACTACTAACATATCTGTCATAATATCCAGGATCCCATGAAGAAGAAAACAAATTAAAATTCTTTCTTGATATTGGGGTTAATCCTATTAAAGGATAAACTGGGCCTTCCGGATATGAGCTTGCAGCAGCCAATATATTAGATCCTTCTGAAACCTTGGTGTATCCTAGATTTCTTGAAATACCAAAGTACTGTTTATCTGGTGCAAAATTACAGTTTCTGAAAGAAAGATCTATTGAATCAGATCCTATTAATGTGTCGGTCTTATCTCTGTCGAAATGTATGACCTTTCTGAAGATTGGCTCGTATTCGCCCGAGTATCTGGTTAAAATAGAGGGTATTGTTGGATCTGGTGTTCTTATAGCATAACCAGTTTCTACCCTTGCACCCTTTAAAATTCGAGGTCCGTTATACTCTTTAAAAACCAAAGATCCGCTAGGTTTAGTTATCTTAGTAGGTTTTTCGAAATAAAGCTCAAAACCATTAGAAGTAAATATGGTTGATCCCGAAGTAGCGTCCTGTTGGTAGCTGGAGTATTTTATATAGGGTGAGCTTTTATTAAATTTATCTGCTATATAAGAAACAGAGCACCTCGAGAGTAATTCTTTATAATAGTTAGATCCACCTCCTATTTGTGTAACTGGCTTTCCCCTATATACAGAAGATGGTCCAACAGGAACTGTCACGGGATTAGATGTAGAAAAGGGAATGGTAAATAAGTACGCTGATCCGGTAGCTACCTTTCCAAATTCTATAAAACTAGGACCAACCCCGGTTGGCCAAGGGTAAGTTGTTGATAAAGTTGAAACACTAAAACTTCCAGTACCAGTAGAGCTTGGACCTCCGGTAGCACCATCCGCATTGGGAACATATGTTGTGTGGATTTCCTCTCTTAGATCTGTATCATAATCAGAATTTTTTACTATGTTTATTACCCCAGTAGTTCTAGTTGTATTAACAACACTACCTGATACCAACGAAAGATCCAATGCAGCACTTAATTTTATATCGTCTACAGAATAAAACTTTTGTGAAGAAACCAGGGGAGACCTTAGTTTCTCTTTATCATTTAAAGTGTAAAGAAGCGTGTAATCTAAAATCGGATTACCCCCTGTTCCTCCGGTATAACCAAGATCAAAAGTTTTTTGATCCTTTATAACAAAGTCACAAACGAAAAGGACAAACTTCTGCTGATCGTTTTCTATTACTTCGTATTTAACTGGAGCTTGTATAATTGTATTATCCTCAGGAATTGCTCTTAATATGGCAGAGAACTTATAATCCTCGTAGCCTCTATAATATTTTATGTACCTGTCTGATTCAACAGATCCATCAAAAAAAGTATCAGATCTTTTTTTCAATACTATTTTACAACCTCTGAATATCGTCTCATAATATCCTGATGCTTCGTTATAAACAAGAGGAGTGAATAGCTCCTTGGTGTAAAATGAGGCATCACTAAATTCTAAAGCATAATCAGAGGGCTCCACAGTAAAGTATGAAGCTAAATATAAAGCATCATATGGGTCGGAGCTTCTAGCTTTATCTAAATCTATTTTATAAGGTAGATAACTATTCTGATCGTTCATAAACTCTTTAGGAAAATCCCTAGGAGGTTGCTCAAGCAAAAACCATTCGTGAGTTAAATATTTAGGATCAGGAGTTATTCTTTCAAAACTTGGTGAAAAGTTAGTAGGGGAAAAAGCTGGGCTACTATTTAGCCTATATCGATTTCCTCTAGAATCTGTTCCCAGAGAAGATCCCCATTTACTTATATAAGGAACTATTTTTGATATATTAGCTCTCTGCGTTGTGAAATTCTCTTTCAGATATTCATATTCGGTATTAATCTTGCCGTAATAAAATACCTCTTCCTTTGTTGGATCTACATTCTTAGGATCTAGAAGAATCGCCTGTATGCCTATAAACCCATTAAAGGCTTCTAAGTCTCTTGTGTATCTGATGCCAGAATATGTAGTAGTAGAAGAAGAATAAATAACGTCAGAATATTGGGCAGGAAAGACAACGACATTTCCTGATGAAGAAGTTCTAGACTGAATGATATTTAATGCCGCAGATGATTCGCTCAGATTTAAACTAGGATCGGAGACAGCAAACGAAGTATATCCAGTTGCGCCATAAAACAAATTACCGGCATTATAGATATTTCCAGTTGCACCATAACTTATTTGTCCCCTTTCTACAAAGTATGGGACATTAGGTTTTATTACGTCATCCGTATTAGGTTTTATTTGGAAGTATTTATAAGTCTCCGGTGTTGGCGAATAGCTATAGTCAGAACTAAAGAAATCGAAATTAAATTCTTTGGTATCAAAGAAAGTAAATACCCCTAGATTTAAAGAAGCGGAATCGTATACATTGAAAGATTGATCTGAACCTAAATTTATCCGAGAATATATGTCCTGTAGATTCAATACAAGCTTATATTGGAAATCATTAAAGCCTATAATCTTTCGGGTAACCGGATCTATCTCAGGATCATCAACATATTTATTAACTGAATCTATCATGGAAAATCCAGATTCTGTCTTAATATAATACCCTGCTAAAACCTGATTTGAATATTTGTTATCAAATACTATTCTATTGTTTCTATTTACCGTTCCGCCTACAAAGTTAATATTTTGCTTTATTTCTGAAGCATCCGTACCGTTAATCTTAATGTATCCAGGGTAGGAAAATGTTGAATACTCATTCCAACTGCTAGAAGTGTCGGGGGAATTTGTAAATTGGATACCCCCAGTTGGACCAGTAGATCCTACTATCGAATAATATGTATTATTATAAAGAACTATGTCATCAGATATGTAATTTGATTTATTATCCCACGCCCCCTTATATTTTTTAATAAATTCCGGATAGTTATCAAATATTGATATAGAGTAAGAGTTATTACCATATAATCCTGAATTTTTAACTCTAATAATAGAGGATTCTTCAGAATTACCATAATCCATTGTTGAGGTATCAACATCAGAAAGAACAGAAGATAAAGCTAAAGCTATCTCAGCTGTTGTACCTGTAGATGCATTGAAATAATATGAATTTCCTGTTGAGTAATAAGACCCTCCTGTCCATATCATCATCGAAGAATAATCAGCAGAACTTATTAAATCATATTTTCTTGATCCCTCCTTTCTTGATCCATTTGGCCAATATAATTTAAAGGTTAAAGGTGTATTATTATCATACGCCTTTAGAAATTCTATCTCAGCGTAAGCTTTACCAGCTTCTACTGGTAAATCACCTTTAATAGTAACAAGTTTATCGTCGCTTCCTGTGAAATTAAGTAGATCTATTGTTTGATTTTGAATTACTAATGATCCCGATGTTGCTCCTGTTGAGCCTGTTGCAGAGAATTGTCCTGTCGTATAATCAAAGGGCCCATATGAATATTTAGGTTCGGAACCCCCATATCCACCATAATCTTCAGTTCTTTTTAAGTTATAGAAACTGTCATTTTTATCAGTTAGATAGAACAATTTATTAGGATCCAATAGATTAACATTATCTGAGCCGGGTAAAAATCCAGTTGCGTTTTCATAGAATAATCTAATTCCAGATGTAGCACCTATCTTATATGGCTCATTGTTATAATAATATCCCACATTATCCCTCGAAGGTATCGGGGTGTTTTCATTTCCTGCTAAATTTCTGTACTCGTAGAAAAATTCGCCATTAGTTCTGATTGTTGCAATGTCGTTTCGTGATACATACATTCCAACATACCTGTTTATAGTATATAAATCTGAATCAGCATCATCAAAGAAGAATTCCAGGTTTAATAAATTGGGACATATTATACCATTTCTAGAAAATCCTGAAGTTATATAATCTTCTAAATCTATCATAGGGTCAGATTTAGCAGATGAAAGATATTGATTTAAAAGTTCACCCTTTCTCGTATAGATCCCATCAGATACGCTGGCTCCCTTATAGTAAGTATATGAATTATATCCCCAACTTACCTCCAATGGTGAATTGGAAAATTGCTTATTATTAAATATCGATCTTATGTATTTACCAATTTTGGTATTTTCTCTAAGATCAAATGTCTTTATAGCAGTTGCGTTATTTAATATCTTATTTTTAAAAGTAGAAGATACATCATTTACAAGTGGAAGATTTTCCAATTCAGCATAAACAGCAACCTTACCTGTACCACTTATTATACTATAGGTTGTGTTGTTTGTGTTACCTTGAAATATTTGACCGTCATAGTAATAAATATCATTACCTGAAGTATCCTTACCGTATGCAATCTTAAATTCAGATGCAGTATCATAATCTGCAATCACCTTATAACTCTTAGTAGCATCTATCTGTGTTACGTTTGTTGAATATGAATAGTCCAGAGGATTATCCAGCTTAAATATAACGAAAAAATCAGGTATCTCATTTTTAATCCATATCGGAGCAAAGTAGCTAAAATCCTCAGGATAGTTTTTATCTATTAAGGCAGAAGCACCGCTTGCGTAGAAGAAATCATATTGATCAGAGAAATATTGTGCTGGTTCATTTTCTCCATTTGTGAATTTCCCAACCTGAAATATTATATCATTAGAGATTTTACCGTCGGAGAAAAAAGTAGAGACGTCGCTGGCATAGGAATTCTCTCCTGTTACCGTGTATTTTTTAAATGCGTCGTTGCTCAAAGTATTATTAACGTCCATTGAGTTAAACCAAACTCCACCTTGAGAATCTATAGAAATTTTAAAATTTCCAGTCAATTTTGGATTTGTTCTGATAACAGAAAAAGAAGAATTATAATCAAAAAGTCTGGATTGAGACATATTCTAAGCTCGTATTATGTTTTATTAAAAAGTAAATGTTTTAGCACCACTATCGAAATTAGGAGCTACTAAAGTATCATTTTGGTAAGATCCGCTAACTTGAATATCAAAAGAAAATGCGTCGTCATTTCTTATCTGTATATCTATACCTAATTTCTTTATGTATGTTATATTAGATAAATTCCCTGCCTTTCTCCATCCCCCAATATAGCCTAATTTATCAACTGCTCTGAATTGAAATATCACTGGGATATTTATAGCATTTGTTTCACCTTCGCCCAGATAGGTAACCGATAAAGCAGTTGTTCCTGGAACTTGCAATGACGTATTTGAAACCGGGCCAAGATAAAGATAAGCACCGCATGAATATTTACCTATTAGATATTCGTCATTTGATGAGAAACCTAACTTATCAGCATACATATTGTCTTCTCTAGAAGCAGTTGCACCAGTGGCAAAATCTATAGGTGTTCTTGATGACTGTTGAACCAAATACTGGGATAAAGTTGAATCCCCCCAAAAAGTTTGTGTATGTCTGAAGGGAGCATAACTTACCGATGTTGAGCTAAAAGGTTTAACCATATCTGGATAGTTAGTGAAAGAATACGTACTACCTACTGATAGCAAATAAGGGTGACTTGTATGAATACAGAATTCTGATAGTTGCCCGCTACCAACCGGTGTTCCCCCTGTCGTACCTGTAAATGTCCCATTCCAAACCGCTGCTGCAGTTCCACCCGTTACAGTAGCATAACTTGCAGATAAAGTGGGATTATAAGGAGTAAAGATCGTTCCGTTTTGAGGATAAATCCCTCCTATACCAAAGTTGGTTTGTGAAGAAGAAGAATTACCATCATATGCATAGGATGGACTGTACGAGTTAGAAAAAAATTGTCCTAAATCAGTCAGAGCTGGATTATAATAAAGTACCTGATTGAATCCGATATTTCTATATCTAGGATAAATGTACTGTGAATATGCGCTTGAAGAAGCATACGGTGGTGCCTGTCTAAAATCGGTTGAGCTTTCAACATCATTAGTTACTAGGGCTGTTAGAGATATAGGGCCATCGCCATATCTTAGATTAGTATTATAACCTGCAGGAAATGCCGAAGATATAGAAGAAGGTGCTGCAGTTTCCAATCCCCCTGGTATTATTGAAGCAAGTTCAACAGGTGAAGCCTGTGCGTTAAATAGCTGAATGTTATAAGATATAGAAGCTATTTTACCTGCGTTTGTAGTCGTTGGACTAGTAAAAATATCATTATAAAATCCCGCATTAAGCTTGATCGTAGATCCCTTAGAAACTTTTATCTTATTATTACTTGAATCTATGATATAAACTTGTAATAAGCCCTTAGCGTTACTTAATTCAGCTTTCATTAATGTTAACTGATTCTGAAGATCGGTTAGCTTATCAAACAGATTTAAAACAGTTCCTGCATTCGTATAGAATCCGCTGGCAATACCTACTGCATTGTGATAATAAGTAGTATCACCCACTGTGAATTGTTCTGATAAATGCGCGGGAAGTCCCTGTGCATCTAATTCCGATTGCATTCTCGTAACTGCAGAATCCTCGGTATTAGTTCTTAGTGCTACATCTACTCCAGTAACCGATAAGTTATCAGGGAAAGAGATTATAACAGACTGAGAATAATCAGAGGTTAATGGATTATCAGGCCAACCTGCTTCTGATACAGAAGCTATTTGGATTTCTACCTTTTCACCTTTAGTGATAGCTAGATCTAATTGGTTGATGTTCTGTACATCAGAATTCCCTGGGTCTTCAGGGGACCAAATATAAATTCCTCTTTTAGGATCATAAACTTTTTTCCTGATATCGGTTTTATATTCTGTCCAATTTGAGAAGGAAGCATTTTTCATAGTTCCGTCATTGTCAAGGAATTCTATCTGATCGTTAGGCTGTGCAGATCCGCTGTCGCTAAGATACCTATATCTAACTTTAAATTGAATAACTTCCTGAGCTCCCGTAGATGGACTAATTTGAGGAGAAGGAAATGCCCAAAATCCTCTAATTCTGTACTTAGGTGGTGTTACTATTTGCGGAACATCCACGCTTAGAGTCTTAACTTCGGATACTAGAGATGCGTAAAGTTCAACCTTTTTAACTCTCTCTTGTATCAATGAGCTTAGATTTGCTTTAACAGCCTGCACATTAACACCAATAGGTGTTGTTTTTTGTCCTGTTACGCTAACTGGGCTCAAATTAGATCCTAGTATAGTACTAGTATTTACGTTTGTTAACTGTAAGGATCCTTCGTTTATAGTGGAAAGTCCGGTATTTAATTGAAGCTTAGATTGATTGATAGATTCATCTAACTGATTTATCTCGCTCTTTATCGAAGACTTCATTTCTAACTTATCATTAACAACTTTTATTGGTGTCGAATCAGTTATCTGTTTGTTTATTTGTACTACTCTAAAGTTAGTCTGATCAATCGTAGGTGGTGTTGGGGTTAATCCTTCGATAGCAGGAACTTTATTTTCTTTAGCAGCTCCAAGAAAGATCTTGCCTAAATCTGATACTTCGGTTAAATAATATGTTTCAAGATTTACTACGGTACCGCTAGAATTTTTGGTCTGAAGCTCATTGCTCCAAAATACTATTCCTGTTGACCAAACTGCTCCGACAATATTAAAGTTATCATCTATTGCTTTAAAGAAAATACCTTGTCTTTCATTGTATCCTATGTTAACTTGTGCATATCTTGGGCCAAAATCTGTTGATGATATAGAAAGGGTATTCGCTCCTATCATAATAGGCTGATATCCAGAAACTCTCTTAGCTTGAATAGATGCTTGATCCCTGTCAACTGAGGTTATTTGATATTGCGTTCCGTCATTAGTAGAAATTTTATCATCTATATTAAGTGATCTTCCATCAACAAATGTGCTAAGTGTGTCGGTATAAGTGAGCTTATCTAATTTATAGTTTCTTCTGGTTTCTTGAAATTGATTTCCTGCTGCATCGGTAATGGTAACCAAATCATCATAATAATTTGTTACACTAAATCCACCTACGAATCTTATCGTTCTTAGCGGTAGCTGTTCAATCGATTCATCTACAAAATAACCAATACCATTATCGGTTAAATCCTGAATGAATTGATTATAAGAAAGATCGTTTCTTCCTTTTAAACTAGAATCAAAATAGTTTTTCTGCTCATCGGTTGTAGTGTTAGCGATTATTCTCTTAACCACTATTCTATCTGCTGCATCAGGAACTTGACCTGTTACATTGACATTTATATACAAAAGGGGGGTAAGGAAACTTTCAAAAAACCAATTGTCCTTAACATCGAATGTACTAGGTACTGCTAAATTTGTTAATCTAGCGGGTTCTTTTAAAGGTTCACTTTTATAAACCTGTGTGTATGTGCCGTCAGGATTTCTAACAGTTGCAGAGGATTCGCTAATACCAGCTAAAGCTTGTATGTTGTTATCGATTCTTTGAATTTCTCCTCTTAGAAATCCATAGGAAGGAATATTTTGATTTTGTGGTAAACCTTGTTCGTCAAGATATTCTATCGTAACCGTGTTATTAGTAGATACCGCAACCTCATTTAATCCATTTATGATTTCTAATGAATTTCTTTGAAGTCTCAAAAACTGAGCTACTAATGAACTTATTGAATTTTGTGTGCCTGCCATTTAATTTTTAATATTATTGGTTGTTTGTTAAACTTTTTCCTACTATATCTACTTGGAATTTCAGATTTTTCTCATCGATACAAACTATTTCAAAAACTGGCATATAATCATATCCAGAGAATGAGCTGTCATCAAGAGAGACTATCAATGTAGAATAACCAACTCCCGAAGGATTGCTTAATGGATATAATCCATCAGCATTGGTGATTATGTTTATTATAAAACCATTTGGATATACTTGATCTCCAAAAGATATTCTAAATCTTTGTCCTAATTTCCATCTAGCATTGGAACTGTCTTTCAGTCTTATTGTTAGATCACCTGTTAGTGTTAAAGGAGTGCTGTTATTAACATGTTTAAAATAATTGGAATAGTTAATTAAAGGAATTTCGTTTAATCCGCTTTGTGTTAATGTTCCTTTGCTTTGAGTATTAGAGATGTTAAAATCTTGAACCGCATTTATTACAGAAAGTTGATTGGGTACACTTCTATCTACGATGATACCAGATCCTTGCTTAACCAGATCAAGATCATATGATATTTCTACGCTAGTCTGATTATTTAATATAGCCCTTACTAAATCATAATTCTGATCAATAAGTCCCATTATAGACTGTGTATTGTTAAATAAAGCCTGGTTTGCAGCTAATGTTTGTTCGATGTTTCCTATTCTTATGTCCATGTTGATAGAAGTAGGACTACTGAGCGTTATATTCTCTAAATTAGTTACCCTATTACTTAACTCTATAAAATCGGAAGAAGCATTATTCAATGTTGAACTCGCATCTTGTAAAACGTTCATAGCATCCATGAACATAGAAAGAGAAAAAGGAGAATAGTCATTAATTGCCTGTTCTACCCCCGTCTGATCAACATCAGTATCAAATTTAAGATTAAGCTTAAACCCGTATGAGTTTCCATTTAATTTTGTTACTGGATTAGGTCTATGCTTCTTTAATCTTGGAATGTAAATGTCTCCGCCTTCGCTATTTACGTCATCTAAAAATAAGACACCATATAGGTTCGTAGCGGACGTAGCAGGTTCTGCAGGATCATACACATCATAATAGATCAATACTGCGTTAAACTCAAAGTCTGCTGCGTCTGCGGTGGCGTTAAACTCTTCTAGCGTAGAGATACTAGAATTTGTTAATATTTGTTGATATGAATTAGGATCGAAATCAATACCGACTGAATCCAATTTGCTTCTAGTGTAAACTAGTGTGTTAGCATTATCGGTCTTAGTAAGAATATAGTTAGAAGGATCTGTAAAAATATTTTCTGAAAAATAAGTGTTTGCAGTGTCCCTCGGTGAATACCAATTGCCAGCTATCGATGATCCATTTACTCCAGTATCATAATAACTAGCAGTAGGTGAACCCAAAACATCATCATCAAAAATTGCTAATGTTGTTAATCCGCTAGGATTTGTTTCATCGTAATTTCTACTAAATAGATATTCGTCATTTAAAGGATTATTTGGGTTATTTGTCCATTGATAATCTGGATAATAGTTTTTATCAGTTACATTCTTAAATAAGACATATGGTGTATTTCCGTCCTTAGTTGGAATATAAACATAAACCTCAGAATATGCGTTTGTTGAATTCTTTACCGAGTTAACAATATCTAAATTACCAACATACTGAACCACTCTATTATATGGTGCTCCAGTCATTCCATAAGCTCCAGTAGTTCCGTAAACTGCGTCGCCTTCCACGTATCTTTTCTGTGTTATAGGAACGTCATTTACAATGGTAACAGTATTCTGATCCAATGCAGGGGAAACCTCAGTCGAATCAGCTGCTGAATATCTGATCGCTCCTATTTCCTTTAACCATTTAAAAAATATTCTTTCTGAAATATTTTGCTTTAAAGAGGAATCGTATTGATCGTTTCCTGTTATGGTAGACTCTATATTTAAGCAATAGCTCTGAAAACTTTGAGAGAAATCTATATTTGCATCACCAGTTATAATTTGCTGAGTGCTATTAGCCCAATCGAGAAATGCACTATCAGGACCATTCAATCTCACATAGTTGGTTTGTGTAGATGCACTGTTATCTATATTAGGTATGTTCAATAAGGCAAACTTGGAAAATCTAAATTTACTATCTGAATTATTGAACGTAAATGAAAGATCCTCCGCAGATGAAGAGAATGTATAAAATGTTCCGCCTTGTACTTGTAAAGGTCTTATAAATGGTGTCTTTGCCATTAAATTTCTTTTATTTTTATTCTATTAAACCGTTACGTTGTTAGCAGATAAAACGATCCAAGAACCGTTTTGGTTTGCTTGTCCCTGTCCAACTCTCGTTTCCCATTGTAGAGTTATTGATGAACGATAGGACTTACTAGCAGTTACCGTTATACCGGATGTAGAATATCCGCCATAGGCTCCATAGGTATTAAATCCTGTATAGTAACTTGACGATGTACCTGTTATCCCGGTGTAAATAAATCCGGCTGCTGCTGAAGTGTTAACGATAGTTACCCTAGTTCCTTGAGGAATATTAGGTAGCGTTCCACCTACTGGTGATGTGCCATCAACAACTTTCATAAAGAATCCAGTAGGACCGCAGTTTGCGTAGATAACATCTTCTAAACCAGTTATAGCATAAGGTGAGTTTACCGATGTTACATATCCACCGCCACCAATTCCTGATGTGTTTGCTGCAAATGCTGAACCTGCTGTTAGTCCTGTTTTATAAGTTGTATTTGAACTTATAATATGTCCCTGGGTACCTAAGGTAAATGCTCCATTAGCGCTAAAACTTCCATTGAAGCTAGAGGTTCCGCCTGCTACAAAAATAGAGGATGTTCCTAAAGTTATCGTTCCGTTAAAAACTACCGCTCCTGAAGCTGTTACGTCCGTTGATTGTAAGCTTACGAACGAAGCTGCACCTAGATTATTTACTGATGCTGTTGGGGTTCCTGTGGAAGGAATAGATAAAGCATCAAATGATCCGATTTTTGCCTGAACCTTACCGGTTGAGGCTCCACTAAGATCTAATATACCATTTACCGTGTCTATACCGAAAACTGTAATGTATCCGTTTATCCAGTTTTGTAAGATTAGAAAGTTGGAGTTAATTGTTACTCTCGAGCCTGATATTGAATCAGTACCTAAAATTTCTGTAATGTTTACTGTTGCCATTTTATTGTTTTATTTCTTTTTGAAGTGAAATATATATCTACGTCTCAGACAACACTTAAATATGGCAATACACAAAAACGAACTTACCATAATGGACGCCAAAGACATATCTTTAAGTCCAAAACCAGTGATTTATTTCCCTAAAACACTAAAAAATATCAACAATTTTACTAGCATTAAAAAAACCACTCCGATTGGGAGAAATCTGTGTGGTTACACCAAAAAATAAATATAATATGGCTAACAGAAAAAAAAGAATTACTGACGAAGAATTTTATGAAGCTTTCCCTCCTGGATATCAATCTACTAGCGGATCTAGATTCGATTTACAAAAATTAAAGGTTGACTTTAAATTTAAAAACGAGAATCAAAAGAATCTCGCAAATCTGATAAATGATAATAAGATTACTATTGTAGCTGGTCCAGCAGGAACAGGTAAAACTTATTTAGCATGTGCTCAAGCTTTAAAGCTCATGAAGAGCGACCCAAGGTTTAAAAAAATAATACTTGTAAAAAGTGTAACAGTTTTAGAAGGGGAAGAGGTAGGATTTCTTAAAGGGGATCTTAAAGAAAAAATGTTACCATTTACCATATCTTTCCTTGATAACTTTCATAAAATCATTGGTGAGGGGTTAACCCAAATTATGTTGGATCAGGGTTACATCGAGGTATTGCCTTTAGCTTTTATTAGAGGAAGATCGATAGACAACGCAATAATAATAGTAGATGAAGCCCAGAATATAACTCAGAAAAATATGAGATCTACTATGACTAGGATAGGCACAGATACTAAGATGATTATTACAGGTGACACCAAACAGATAGACATGAAAAATCCAAAGTTATCATCTCTTGATCTAGTTGTTAAAATATTCGAAAATAAAGATAATATCGGAACAATGCACTTTGGTGTTAATGATATAGTTAGGGATCCGATAGTAAAACTTATAGAGGAAACATTCGATGATTGGGACGAAAAAAATTCAAAGCCAGGTAAAGGATAAATCCTCGAATTTATCCTTTATTAAATGTTGAATCTGGATTATTAGGGATAACTATAGCAGATCCGAATTGGCCTCTGTTAGATTGCAATATTTCCATTTCCTGATACATTAGATCTTTTCCTAATCTCATTGCTTGATAATCTCTTGCAAGGAAAGGAGGATTAGGATATCCATAATCACTAGAATCAACGAAATCAGGTCGCAGATCATCAGGTCTTTTGTCCTTATGATTTATTACTTTTATAAATCCTGGTTTAGAAACCTCATAGATATTTCCTGCAGAATCTTCTACCTGATTGTATATCGTATAATATCCAGGATCGACAAAGGTGTAAATAAAATATGGGCTTCCTTTTATGTTAAGAAGCTCGTCTTTTGTTTCGGAGTTGCTTAATATCCATTTGTTATTTTTCTTACCGTAAATGTTAGAAGCATAGTTATTAAAAACAACAGTAGATAACAGCGGTATCTCCATATAGTTATCCGTTGAATGAACATCACACCAGGTCCAAGCTCCTGATCCGGGTCTAGATATTATATTACCTAAATTTATACCAAGTTCTGGCTTATATTGTTCTATTAATGTGGCAAATCCTCCGGTAGCACCGAAGTAAACAAGGCTCCCCGTTCCGCCTGTAGTTCCGCTGGTATTTATACCAGATGAAAATATATTAGATCCGCTGTCTTTGGTAAATGTTATATCTCCTTCAAATAATCCAAGATTTTCCAAATCGAGATTTTTTCCTGAATCGTTTGTTTTTAATAATGCAACGTTATATCCGGTTAAACCTGGCGTGTTTACTTTATAAGATGATATGAATTGATTGTCATCAAGCTTATCGAAATAAATAATCCCCATTTCCCTATCAAGTACGCCTGTACCGTTTGAGAATATATTTTTAACTGTACCCTGATCTGTTATTTCTGCAGTGTAAAGATAGTTTTCTCCGGTTGATCCCAAAACTATTTGATTAAAAGCATAGTCTCCCGTTAGGCCTTGTCCATAATCTCCGATTATTGTATTTATATAATATCCTGATCTATCTTTGGCTGCGTATATCTTATTAATATTTGAATTAGATGATGTTCCGCCTATGCCTATTATTTCACCTCTTATAAAATTTCCTGTTGCCCCTGCTATAATATAAAAGGGGTAGCTTGAATAATCCGATGGCGATGGATGAATTAAGCCAGCACCAAACATGTCAAAGGAACCTTTAGATTGACCAGTAATAAGAATACCTGATTCATTATCGGATGATTTTATACCGCTGATATAAAATCCACCGGTAGTTCCTGTTGTATTCACAACGTTACTTAAAGAAAGATTATCGCAATCTAATTTGACATAAGAGCCAAAGATATTTTCAGACGAATTCCCTATAATACTAGGTGATGTACTTAAATCATCGTTTCTATCCCAAGCATTCTTTAGTGTGTTAAATGTTACTGGCGTACTTGCTTCGTGTGTAATAGCAAGATTCACATGATATTTGCTAGAATCAACCGACGTGTAAGCAGTTCCACCTGGATAGGTTGATGTTGGTACAAAATGCCTAAATGAATTTATCCTGTATGATTTTTGGATCGAGCTATTATAATCTCCAGTAATACCGGCAAACGATGAAATGTCACCTAGATCTCTTCCTATTTTAGCAACAAATATAGCTTTAGAATCTGGTTTAGCCCCGTCATTAGCTATAGTGTATGGATAAACGCTAGGGGTATGTAGTGAAATTTGAATAGTAATAGAGGTTCCGTTTGTATATGGAAATGCTGCTGTCGCACCGCTCTGATAGGTTGTACGTATTCCGTATGAATTTGAATCTCTATAAATCTGATCTATTCTATAGTAAGCAGTGTTACCCCCCTCTATGATTGACAAAGTTTGACCTGTCAGTCTGTAGTTAATATTCAAAGATTGATCGACTCCTGACGAGTCTTCAAAATTAAGATAGACCAAATTTACATTATTGTAGCTACCCCCCGTTCCTGCGGGGAATCCAATAAACCCAAAGTCACAGTAAGTGCTTCCCACTGAATCACCGCTACCTACTGAAACTTTCCATGGTCTATTTAAAACCAGGGTACCAAATGCAGGTACACCTATTCCGGGGTATGCCCCCGAGGTAGCACCAGGTACATTGGGATTAGTAACTCCTACAGGAGCTCCAGTTGCACCTCCTGTTGTAATCGGGCTTCCATATGCTCCCCAAACAAATTCTCCGATCTCTATAAATCTATTAAATATTCCAGAAGCATATATGTAAAGTCCATCCTCACTTGAGCATATACTCTGAATCTCTGTGCTAAATCCTTTGAATGGCAGTATTGATTCAACCTTTCCCCTTTCTGAATAAGCCACTATAAATCCAGTTTTACCATTATTCTCGGAATTGTGTGTTGATAAAACACCAGAATTTAAGCTAGGACCAATATCTGATAATATAGCCGGAGTGTTGTCTGAATAATATCCAAATTGAACCGAATAGCTCCCTGTATAAATATCAGGTTCTACACTGCCAGAAATATAATATCTTTTCTCCCCCAGAAATGTTTGTGAAGTTGATGATGTTATGCTAACCATTCCAATATTTCCTGATGCTCCTGCAATATATGATATCGATTCATCCCATAAAGGAGATTGTATACTTTCTGTTATCAGATCCTGTTCAAATGTCGGGATCGAAAAATTATTCCAATATGGCTGTTTACCTGCTCTTCCATCAGCGATATCACTTAATTTTGTAGTCAGGAATAGATTACGGGGATCGAGTCCAGGATGCTTATATTCAAGAAAAGAATTATCATAAACCATCCATTCAGGATAATCCCATGTGTATTTATTTATTTTAGGTAGAGGTGCTCCACCTCCCGTCGCTGTATAATATGTGAAATTCCATCCAGTAGCACCAGCATATTTCGATGATGCATAAACGTGGGGTAAGTCATAGTCGAAAAGCGAAAGTGAATTATACTCAAGAACCCAAAAATCATTTTCATGTATGAGTAATCCATCTTGGGATGTATTGTGACCTATTAGCTCTATACCAAGCACAGAATTAGAACCCAGCGAAGAATTCAAGGTATTATATTGAGTGTGTGTAGTGCCATTAAAATGCCAAATACCCGTGCCTTGACCTAATTCACCATCTCCCTTTGAATAAAAAACATGTCCATTGTTTCTTGACTTTACTGAAGTTATAGATCCTCCGCTAACTCCATAATTCCAGAATTCAACTCCATCAAAATAAGAAAGACCTACATCCGTTCCAATCCAAAGATTGCCATTCTCGTCAAAATCTAAGCAGTAGACATTGTCTGATATTATTCCACTTGTGCTAGTGTTATAAACCTTTGCCTGCTGAATATATTTAGATCCATTGGTTAGAGTTAGGGTCTGCAGTTTTCCCTGCGGAACAACAAAAAGACCCTCAGAGGTTCCCATATAGTAAAAATAGTCCTTACCTTTATATCCTTTTGTTTCGATATCATATATGTGAGGCCAAGTGTAGTCATCAATAGTTTCGTTCCATTGATCAGTTTCTTTAAGGTAGTAGAATAATCTTCCCCCTGTTGCTCCTTCTATTCTTGTGTAAGCAGATGCACCAGTTCCCCCTACTCCATTAAGAGGGTTTATGAATGCAAGTATGTCATCTCCAAAAGGACAAGCATAAATTAAAGAAACCTCCTGCTGCTGGTCAAATGTTCCAAGTGCTTGGAATGTCCAACTGTCACCTTCATCAACCTTATTGGTATTGATCCAAAAAACAGCAACCTGATTTATACTTGGGTTACCAGCAGTTGGTCCCTGTGCTACCCCCACCCAGGCTTTATCCTCAGGATCTATTGATATACATCTAGTATCTAGATAATAGGGGGAAACCTGAGGTACAGCAGAGTTTGTGCTGTTATAGTATTCCCAGCTTGATCCATTAAATCTCCTAACATCCTGGCCGGAAGCCCAAACATAAAATTCTTGATCTAAATCTATTTGATTAATATAAAGTGAGCTATTAGGCATTTATCTTTTTTTAAATTATATTCTATATATTTGAATTCCAATAATCCCGAATTAGTAGCCAAACTCCCATCCTCTTTTAGGTTGTGGATCTGAGGTAACATTTAATTGATGTGGGTTTGCTATTCTATTTGTATTGAAAGAAATCCAATTTGATCTACCAGGGGTATTGGGAACACCAGGGTAACTCTCATAGGGAGGCCAGGGTCCATTATCGCTTAAATCCACAGCAGTTATATAAGGGGAACTGCCTCTATCTATTATAGCTATCTTAAGCCCGTTAAATGTATTGGCGTCATATGATAAAGCTCCGGTAAGTCCTGATGCCCAAGCATAATCAGGTGATGCAGAAGCAACGATATTAGAGTCATAGCCAGCTAATACCAAAGCATTATTTATAGCTGTTGCTACACCCGTTCCATCTGGGTTATCCTGCATAAATACTAGATTTTTATCGGGGGAATTCCCTAGTCCCGCATTAATCGTGGGATCCGATACCACTACATTTACTACGACATCTAAACCAGGATCTATACCATCTATACTACCATCATAGCTAAATTTTATTGTTAAATTTAGCTCAATGCTAGGTAATCCGGTAAAATTTGACGAAGGAAGACAAGCTCCTCCGAGACCTCCGCTTGCTCCCCCAGCACCATCAAGTCCTATTCTATAAGCTGTGGGTTGTTGGACACTCGAAATATATAACTCTAGTGCTCTAGAAGATTGATAACCAAAAGATGCTTCATTAAATATAAGTGCATCTACTAAATCTCCAGTCCAATACCTGTTAACTAGCAGCGAATTTCCATATGCAAACACATCACCAAAGTAAAATATATTACTAAAATAAGTTCCAAGATCCCCGGGGATCATATAGTTTCCAACCATATATCGGCTTAAAGATTCCCATCCTGTTGGGGTAACCCCTAGAAATTGGAATGCTGTCTTGGAAGCAACATATTGACCAGGATAATATCCATATCTTCCTGGCAAAAATTCAATATCCTGGGATGACGAAAAATAGCCAACAATCTCACCTTGAGCTCTAAATTGGGTATTATCAATAGGTAATGCCGAATAGTAATTTGTATTAACCAAGAATATGTCACCAACCCCTGCCATTCCCACTGCACCCGTTTTAATCCCTGTATTAGTAATATAATAGTAATTTGCTCCTATTGTATAAACATCAGTTAGATAGTTATATGGCTCAAATCCACCATTTTTACTGTATGCTACGTTGGTATTAGATACCGATGTGTTACCAAGAAAGCTATTAAACACCACCGAAGATGTTGATGTATATGTAGAATATGCCGCTCCTGAATCAGATCCGGTCAGGTTAAGCCAACTTAAAATGCTCGTAGATTCATTTGAATTGGTCCCCGTGAATCCTGCTACACCAGCAAGGGTCCAGCTATAATAAGAAAGACTAGCGGTAGATCCTACAGCTGTATATGTTACCGCTGTTCCCATTGGAATAGTAGTGACCGTGGGAATGTTACTAGTTAATGTTACTGAAATATTCTCTGGTGTTACTATGATTATATTTGTATCCTCCTTAAATGTATTAATCGGTCCCTTTGTTATAGTTAATTTAGCACCAAATCCAGCAGTGGAGGGGGAAAGATATCTAACAATAGGATTAGTTGCCGTGGCACCTGTCGGGGTTCCCCCTGGAAAATTCCAGACTCTACCTGTAGGACTACCTAATGAGGTATCCTGATACAAAACGTAATCTCCTTGGGCTATTGATATCGACATTAAAGAATAAGATAGTTTAATTTATATATCCTGATTAAAACTATCATGGATAAAGTTGGTATGTGAATCCAGCAATTAATAATCCACTACCACCTATCTGTGAAGGAGGTGAAGAACTTGCTGAATTGAATACTTCTGAATTATTTATAGAAACATTTATCGGTGGGCTATTTAAAGGCAGATTCCCGCTTTCGTTAGGAATAGGTCGGTAATAAAAATTCTGAATATTGGTATCCGCTGAATTGTTTAGTTGATCAGATAATTCTCCTATAGTCAAAGAAGCCGATCCTGGCTGTATAGTCATTCCTGTTGGATATGGATAAAATTCGTTGCCTGTGCTGATCTTTAAGAAATCCCCGGGAGTTATGTTGTGTAGTTCATATCCGCCAAGCCAATCGTTATTAAATTCGTAATCAAGCCACGTATGTGCATACCCTTCGTCCCATCCATTATCAGTGAATACGTCCCAATTTAGCTTTTTAGTTCCCCAATACTTTAGATTAGCGTTGGGTAAGGATTCACTAGATTCTGACCAATAAACATAGGTTTCAGCAGGACTAGATCCTCCTGATAATTCACCAGAATCCGAAATTATCGAAATTGATCCAGTAGTTTCGTATGTTAGTAATACCCCGTTTTGATCCGCACCCATTTCATCGGGTGCAGCAATAACTAAAGTGACAGGATCATTTCCTGGATCTGTACAAGAAGCAAAATAATCAGGATAAGTCCTAAGTGAATTAACAGAAGATGTTATACCATTTACCGTCCTGTATAGGGAATCCCCAGAATTGCTGGAGCCTATCAATCTTCCGCTCACATAAACTGAAATACTTCCCGCTCCGGTAACATATTGATTAGTAAATATAGAGGAATCTACAGATAATCTGGAAGGTCCAGTTAAGCCTATTGTATTGTTCCACGAAGAACTCATTATTGTAGGTATGGTAAAACTATTATTAGAACCAGAAGGAACCGTTATTATCCATCTTCCTACTAATTGTGGTATAGTATTCAATAAAGTTACTTCTTCACCTGTGCTAAGGTTATGAGGCGTAGCACATATCACTGTGGCAAAACTATATTGGCCAGCTATAATTAAATAAGATGTTATCTCCGTTATAGCTATATTCTCTTGTGTAAATGAAATATACCCCGTTGCTCCGATAGGATCTGTGTTTACCTTAACATAAGCATCTTGGCCCTCTTCAGATTTGTTTCCGTATGTAGCAAAATCTAGAATCTCGCTAGGTATGGTCTTTTCTAAAATCTCTATTGTCTCTCCCTCAGCAGGATATTCCCATATTGAATTATAATCTTCCCATCCCTTAAATACATTTCTCCAAGTGTAATCCTCAACCTCTCTATATCTAGTCCATGCATCAATATCAATGATCTTCGGACTAACTGTTATAGCTCCATTCTTTATCGCTACCGTTTTAGCGTTAAAGGCATCATAGACGTTGCATGTTACCTGATAAACTCCAGTGTATGGTACAAAGTGGGCTAAGGTATAAAAGTCCAGTATAGACCCTCTAAATTGGAAATTATAGGGACTTCCTTGTTGTGTTGCTGACTTATTTATTATCCACTCAATATCAACCATATTAGAAAAATCTACGTTTCTCCAATTGAGTAAAGAATAATTCTGTATAGTTGAAAATAATGATGCTTCATCAGTGTTTACAGTAGTTGAGTTATCAAGGAAAATCGTATAAACCCCAGTTGAATAGCTAACTGCTGTTACAGTCCCAAATATGTTTGTTGGTTTGTATAAAACTCTACTCCCAACTTTAAATACCGGGGTCAAAAGGGAAGACCAATTTATATTTAATTCGTCCCAACTCCATCTGTCTAAAATAAGCTCCAATACTATTGGCATGCCCAGTGGGGTATCGTATGTTAATCCTGTTGTTGGATCAACATAAGCCGGAGGATCATATTTCCCATCACCCAATTCAAGCAATTCCCCATTCTGTTTGAGATCATAGAAATTAGTTATTGCATTCAATAAAGAATTGTTCTGAGGAGCTGTGTATATCTGTTGATTTGATAAAGGATCCACTATATTGCCCAGATCAGAAAGCTCTGCGGGAGCAACCTCTATTACTCCATTGAGAAGGGTTTTATTGGTTGATGAATAATAATATACCGGTGAAGTCTGCTGTGGAGTTACGTTCCAGATTAAGTTAGGTCCGCCAGAGGTAACCCCATTATTAATTATACCTAATGGATCTATCTGGGAAAGACCTGGATCTGTTGTTATGTAAAAATCAGATCCTGCTGTAGAAATACTAAATTCATAGGTGTTACCAGCATTAATATTTAATACAGGATTGGGCCCGGTTAATCCAGTTGCTCCGGTAAGTCCAGTTATATAAAGAGCACTTCCGGTTCCACCCAATACATTTACATAAGCATCAAATGTATTATAATAAGAAGAAGGAGTCTGTATAGAAGTGCTTAAAGGTCTGATGGAAAAATTTCTAAGATCCCCGATAAATCCAAAATCTGGGGTAACCTTAATGTCAGTATAAAATCCAGATTCAATATCGGGTCTTTGCATGACATCTGTCCATGCTTTAGTATTATAAACATTGAAATAAATACCTTCACCTGTTATATCTATAATTCTTGCATTCAGAGGTAGATAATCTCTCTTAAGCCTTTCCTTAAGAGCGAACATTTTTATAAGAACTTCTTCTTGTGTAAATTGAAAATTATCAACAACCCCAGGATATCCATAATCTGAATCATATCCAGTTAATTTATTTATATCATAATACAGTCCAAATAGCGAGGTCTTTTTATAAGTTCTGCTAGGTAGAATTGTGGTATCTGAAGAAACATCAAGAACATATTGTCCATCAGCATTCGGACCATATGTCTGAACCAATTTATATTTACCTGAATTTGGATTATCTAAAACATCACCTACCTGATAACTCTGACTATATCCAGTAGACTGTTGTTCTTTTATCTGATTTAGGAATCTTTGATTCTGCTGAAGTGGCGATTCTAATCTTGCGCTTTGATACTGTAGATTTAGCCAATACTCTTTTATCCTTAAATCCTGATAACCAAAGAATCTAATCGCATTGATCAGACCTTTATAACTTCCTATATAGGGAAATATTTCTTCACCTGCTATTAATAGTTCTTTTCTCTTGTCATTTATTTCTATGTAATTAGGAAGGGGTTCAACCGGATCGTGATCTCTAAGTATAATTGAATCGTCCTGATAGAAAGCTCTACCCATGTTTTGTAACATGACGCTAAATCTTTCATCCTCGCCAACTATCTCTCCATAAAAATCCATCTCGATTATTTTTACCGGAGTTCCGGTACTAATATCTTCTATGATTAATTTTCTCTCGTAGATATTGGATGCTAAGTCAGTTGCATTAATAGCAACATTTATAGATAAAGCCTCAGAATTTACTGAAGATGTAGAAACGTAACCATTACCAGAAAGGGTATCGGTAGGATCGAGATCCACATTATAGACTAGATTGGGATAACTAACTATCAAAGGGTATCCGTCTCCACCCTCAAGCTGGTCTTCTATTTTATATGTGAATAGGATTTCTGAAACATCTGTTTCGCCATAGCTATCATTATACCATCTGGATCTCCATTTACCAGCGGTAGCCCCAGTGGCTCCTGTATGAGGAAGCCCATATTCTAGGTTACCCCCATTATTAAGCGTCTGTACTATAAATATTTGTTGGTTCTCATAAAGTCCGGAAGAAACCGGATCAAAATATATGTTACCTTTAAAATACCCACCCGGTCTATTAGAATATGTTGTACTAAAATAAATTTGATTATTTAGACTTATTAATCTTTGGCCATTAATGGTATCAAGTTCAAAGCTAACAGTTAAGTATGTTGAATTATTTACAACAGCGGATATTTTAGCTTCAAATTCCCCTTGGTTTGCTATTCTACCCTTAATGTATACATCTGCGCCATTAAGTATAGCGCTGTTTATCGAATCGCCCCAAGCTACAATATTAAATCCATTTACATCGGATATATTCAAATCAATATAACCCGGATCAACGTCCAGCTGACTAACTGATACTTGACCGTCAGAAGAAACCGATGATGAAGTTACGTACGTAAACTTTTGATCAAGTTCACTAGGACCTGTTGCCCCAATGTAATTAAAGTTTAGTGGGCTTCCAGTCTTATCATAAAAATTAAGCCTTCTATAGAAAAATTCTGACATATTTTAAAAAACCCTTTTATTATTTTTCTTAACTGTGTAATTAACAAAATTCTTAATCTGTTTGGTCGTTTCAACCAGACCAAAAACTACTCTATTAAAATATCCAAGTATTCCTTCTTTAATAGGATCTCTATAAAGAACATTGGATAAAGATCTTTTTAATAACTGATCCCTATAATCAAATCCATTATAAAGATTGTCATTAAAGCTATCCCTTATGTCATAGATATTCTGGGTAGGATCGAATTCATAATACCTTCTTTCTACTGGAATTTTTGGCATTAATTTCATAATAGTTTTATATTCCAACATATCAGAGCAAGGTGCATATTTATATTCACCCAAACCACTAGAAAGAATCCTTCTATATCCAGAGCATCCTATATTATAAGATCTATCCGAAGCAAGTTCTGCTGTTGGGTATAAATCCTTAGGATCATAGAAAGTAGTGTTATCAGTTCTTGGTTTTATCCCAGCAACTGTATAGTTTACTCCTTTCTTAAGGTCAGGGAAAAATGGTGAATAGTTATCCATTAGTTATTGTTTATAAGTTGAGATTTCATTTCAGCATTTAGAGACATGTTGAAATTCACAGGTATTACTTTAGCAATACTTACATTAAGAGCTCCCGGTTTACCCTGAACTATTCCCTGCTGGTAATTTGTACCGTTTCTATCGCTCCATCCTCCTCTTAAAACAACCAGATCATTTCTACCTATTATAATATCACCAAACTCATTAAGGCCAACCTGTTGTTGTAATTGTGCATCCGAAACGTTGGTTAAACTTCTAAGTAAAGTTTGATTTTTTTCATTAGCTTCTCCGACAAAATAGAAAGAAACCGAATCTACTCCTTCAACGGATTCCACTAAAGCTATTATATCTGATTTAGGAATGAAATCTCTCCTTTTTAGATTTAACATATACTCGGAAACTTTCTTTCTTATAGCTTGTCTTATCGTCTCAGGATCATATCCTTCAAACATAGTAATCACCACGTTTGCCACGTATCTTTTAATTTGGGGTTCTACTATTCTAACAACAGTTGTTGCAATCATAGACCCAGAATCCTCAATAAGATTTATTACCTTAGTTTTCTGATTAGTAGTAAGTAAAAAGTCTGATACTGGGATATCGAAATAATCCTCATTAGAAGAAATATTTAAAGTTATATCAGGGACTAGGAAAATATAAACTACGTTATCATCGTCCAGATAATCATCATCAAATGTAGAAAATGCTTGGATCTGCGAAAATATCCCAAGTTTATTTAGAAAAATCTCATAATTTTGCGCATTAGCAAAAACGAAAGATCTACTGGTCTTTGGTGCAACCAATCTTATCAGATTTGTAGTTTCTGGATTTGTTCCGAAAGAAGGATCTATAGAATTAAGTGCATCTATGTAGTTATTTAGATCTACCTCAGCTCCAAATAAATCTGTCCCGCTGCTAACAAATTTATAGGTTAGTGGTTTTTCCTTAGTTGAAACAGCGTTTCCTGATCCTCCTGAGGTCTGAAGATATTCTATTCTTATTCTCGATCCTCTTTGTGGAACCATACCAAAATTAGAATTACCAAAATAAACATCAAGGCCTTCCTGTATTCCTGTTCTGACTATAAAGCCCTTTCCGTTTAAAGGAATATCATATAGAGAATCGTATCTTCTCCATTTTTCCTCATTAACATAAACATCAACATAGAACTGATCAAGGTAAGCTCCAGAAGAAGACGGAAGATTAAAACTTTGTAAAACGCTTCCTGTTCCAGTTACCACAGAACTGATAAAATCCCCCTGTGCTACTTTAACTCTAAGAGGGCTTGGACTACCTCCAAGTTGAATTGTTACCCTTGAAGATCCAAAAACTAATGAATATAATTTACCGTTTTCCTGACACCTTATTTGAGCATGGTTGTTTATTATAACCGCACTTCCACCTATATCTGATTGTCTTCTATTCCAAGATAGAGTTACCTCTCCTTGTGCAGTACTTGCTCTCCCTGGATCATAACCAGCTATTCTAGCTAAACTCCTAACAGAATAATCTCTGGTTGCTTGCTCTATATTTAATTCAGTTATCGAATCCTCTATGAAATATAGAATCATCTGCGAAAGGTTCTGTAAAACGAAAAGTATCTGTCCCCAAGCAGATGCTACGGTAAAAAGATTTGTCGTTTGGTTATACGTGTCTTGCAGGAAAGAAAACGTGTCGTTTAATAGACCGTTAATTAGGATATTATTCTTCTTAAAAATATTCATTTCTGTATATTAGGTTATTCTTAGTGTAACTAGAGGACTTAATCCTCCATTTACTGGTATTTTAAAATCTATTGTTGCTATATCTCTTTCTGTTCCTACATAAAATTTAAGATCATAAGAGCCTCCAAGTTTTCTAAAAAGAGGGATATATGTTTTTAAAAATAGATCCAATTCTTTCCTTATGCTAGATTCGGAAAGATTTAAGCTAAATATAAGCTCCTCCAGATTAAGCCCAAATTTAGTGTCACCAAGTACCTCTCCCTTATTGGTAAGAAGCATCATTTTTAATTGGCCTACACAAATCTCCACCGGATCGGTTGTTTCGATCTGGAATGGGTTATAGCTTGGGTCTAGTGGATCCCTGTTATAAATCTCTCTCATAGAAAATCTTTCATATTATATATCATAGATTTTAAACACGCTGAACGTAAACAAAAAACCTCTCGCTTTTTTAAAAACGAGAGGTTTATCTATAATAAGCTCTATATTAATTCCATTGAAGGAAGTAGCTAGGTGTGTTTTCTCCGTTAATCATATCCATAACTTCCTGCAATTCTGTTTCCCCAGTGGTTCTGATATCAGAAGCGTTTATCTGAACTCCTCCAGGTAGATTGTAGGTAAATACAGAAAGCATGTTTGCTAGTGCTATTTTAGATTTAGCTATACAATATCTAACAAAAAGCTCATCTGCAAAAAGATCATCATCATTTAGTGCAACAAAGCATCTAACAGATACATCAGTACCACCAACACCAAATCCCTGGGCAAGTTGACCTTTACCAGATCTATTAGGATCTCTACCAGAAATGGTTAATTTTTTGCTATTTTTGTTCCACTTAAAAGCAAAAGTCTCTAATAAATATGCTTTAGCTAAATCGAAATATGAATACATGACAGTACGATAAACTAAATTATCTCCGACAAAAGGTGAAAGTAATAATTCAGACCCAAGTAATTTAGAATCTCCAAAATCTTTATCCGGATTACCCGATATTCCTGATCCACCAACTTCTCTAACATCATATACACTAATGATAGATTCTGGTAATTTTATTTGTCTGGTTGCTCTAAATTCAGGATGTCTAAATATTTCATTCTTCAGGATGAAAACTCTATCCTCGACAGCATATTGATAATTGTCAAAAAACCATGCTTTGGCTCTTTTGATTATTCTTTTTGTTTCTTGCTGATTTAGATTATATGGAAGGGCACAGCTAAAAGAAAGTGCGTCTTCTATTTCTTGTATTAATTCTTCTTCTGTCATCTTTTAGCGGTTATTTTTAAAAGTTCATGTTACCGAATCTTGGATTATTGTATCTATCATTTAGATCCTTTAATCTCTTGTCGGTAACGAATCTTTCTTTTCTGAAATCTTCCCAGCCTTTAACTTTCAATGTCTCCTTACTTACGTCGGCGTTTTCACCAATCTCACCGGCTCTTAAAACTCCATCCTTTATCTTACAATTGATACTTTTACCTTCGCAATCAATAAAGCAATCTTCAAGTTCGTTTCCGAAATCAACAACACAATCTTTAATCTTCGAAGATGTAACTGTTGTGTCATTAACTATATAGCATTCCTCTATCGATGATTTTTTTATCTTAGAGCTGTAGATATTACAGTTTTTGATGACACCATTCTTTATATCACAAAGTATAAGATCAATGTCTTTAAGTTCCAAAGCCTCTCTACTTCTAGCGTCTTTTAATTGACATCTTCCTGTGGTAGTGTCATAATTAAAATATCCTGACGTAACGTTACCCTCGACGATTATATCGAATATTTTATCTCTGATAACTGACCAGTATGTTTTTATATTCTCGTCCCATCCTTTAAGATCTACAAAGATATGAAAATCTGGGTAATTTCTAAAGAAGAAATCAGGATCACTAAAAGATCTAACGACCTTAGTATACTGATTCATCATACTTTGAAGCTTAGCAAGATCCTCTTTTGAGTATCCTATTATTCTATGACTAAGCAAATCATAAAGGTAAAGAATTACATAATCTATGACCTCTCTTATGTCTTTGCTTTTCTTCTGGTAATCTCTATTACCGAGATATCTAAATTCTAAATACCCCTTTGGTATTTTTGTGAAGTTTACTCCATAGTATTTGTCCTCAGGAACTTTAAACATTCGGGGATCAATGGTAGTTAGATTTTCAACCATAGAAAATCTATTTCTAGGAACTACTCTTTTTATAGATTTGGCGTAAACGTTTTTAGACCTATTACCAAATTTTGAATAGATAAAATTCTCATCAAGACCTAGTATAAATTTTAGTTTATCTAGATTTTCTATCTTATCCTTAACGTCTTTTCTGAATTTATCATAGCTAACTGAGAACTGGAATGCGCATCTATCTGTCGTCCAACCATTATCATCTATCCAATTAAGAACTTTAATTAATATGGTAATAGCTTCATTATAAGGTAATGGTCCAGTAATGAACTCCATCATCTTGCTTCCCCCTGAATAATCAGGCTCTAGCTTACATGTGCTGGCATCAACAACAATATTAGAGTGGTACCTTTCTGATACCACTACCTTTTTCTTAATCAGCTTAGAAAGAGATTCAGCTGCCCTGCCCTTTAGCATATTAGTATAAAATTCAAATTCGAATCCTATTACAGATGAGCTAAGAGCATGGAGCTTATCAAAATGTGTTCTGTTATCGGTCATTTACCGGCTCTGCGAAAATTTTTCCGCTAGCAGGTTCAACTTCGTAAACCGTAACTAGTAGATCATCCCCAGGTTTAAGATTTTTGGTATTTTTACCAATTCTCTCCTGAGGGATAAGAGCCATAAGACCAAATTCTACAAGATCAATAAGAATACCATTCTTTCTCTTGTGTTTAATTTTTGCTTCAATTGGCTCGCATGTTCCGTCCTTAATTTGTTTATCAAGATCGTGTATAATAACGTTTCTTTCTAGAGGTTTCTCTAGAGTTAATGTTAATCTGTTATTATCTTTAATTTCCTTAACGTAGAATTCAATCTCATCACCAGGATTTACTCCAGTGATCGAGTTATCCTCGCTGAATTCAGTTTTATGGATAAGTCCTGTGTAAACCTCTTCCCATTCAACAAATACGCCAAAGTCGCTTGTTCCAGTAACATATCCTTTATATTTCTTAGTAAGATCCAATTCCTGAATCTTGCTTTCCATAATTTTATTAAGATATTTCTTGTAAGAAACGATAAAGATGTCTTTAGGCTCAACGTAGCCCTCAATCATTACATGTAATTCTTTTCCGATATAAGATTCAAAATCTGTGATTCTATTGGCAGCAGCCAAAGATCCAGGTAAGAAACATTTAATTCCTGATAGATCAACAATGTATCCACCTTTATTAATGCTCTCAATTTTAACTCTGTATGCGCTAGACTCCTTCTTAATCTGTTCGAATAATTCAACTCTAAGACTGTGGATATAATATTCGACAACCGAACCTGTGTATATCCCGCCGCTTTTTCTAATCTTAGCCTGTAATACATCGCCAGGATTGAAAGATATGCCAGTTATTTTTAATTTGTCAGCGTCCTTTCTCTCCTTCTTAAGATCTATGTAAATTGTTTGCCCTGTGCTTGTCTGTGCTAGTGCCTCAGTCTCGGTAACACTTACAACCTTACATGGGTAAACGTTACCTTCGTCAAGATCTTTAGATAAACTCGTATTTTCAGGAACGTCTCTGAAATAATTATTATAAGCATCTAAAAGTTCCTGAGCATAAGGCTCATGACAATAAATTTTTGACCCACTAGGAATCCTTTTTAGTTTAGTGTTTGGTTTTCTGCCATTCTCTACTTCCCAGTTAAAATCGTCTGGATTGTGTGTTTTAGTTGATGATAAATCAATCATGTTTTTTTTGTTTAAGAAGTTATTAATCTTAGTATATATCTAAGCTTAAGTTCCTTTAAAAGTCCGTAATATTTTAAAAAACTATGGGAACAAAACCTACCATAGGAACAGGTCCAGCGGTGGTTGGTATACCGCCACTATAAATGAGCTTAAATTCAAGCATATTGGCTGCAAACGAGAAAGCTAGAGCAGTAGCAACTGCAGTAGCACTAATTGGTTTCTCAGGTAAAGTTTTGAAAAGTTTTCCTGTATTTAATGCTCTTCTAAGATAACCAGCAAGTCTTTTTCTGCTCCCGTAATAAAGGGGAACATAGAAACCACCTAAAGGTGCGGTAATTATACAGGGCGGTATTGGGGGTGCTGCTGAAAATGGTTGTTGTAGTGTGGAAGCCCAATAAGCTAAAATTCCGGTAGCCATGATAATATAAGGGTCATTAACGTCGTCTTTCTCTGAAGCTTTCTTTTCCGCATCTGCTAATTCCTGGATGTACCTTTGTTTTAGTTCAACAAATCTCTTTGCCTCTTCACCATATGCTGCAGCTTTTGTTGCATTTATACCAGCCAAAGAATTCTCTAGACCTTGCTTATATGTGCTATAAGTAGATGAGCTCTTTGACAGATAATTTAACTGCTGTATATTGAACGATCCGATATTTCCCCCGAAGAGCTTATCTAGATTATCATTAGTTAATATATTACTTACTTTAAATGTTTCGTCTATAGCCAGGTTTACTATATAATTATCCTGAGTTAGCCTTTTAAAGTATCTGCTGTTATAATTTTTATCATAGGTGAACTTAGTTATAAAATCTCTTACCATATAATCAGGTATTCTCTGTGGATCATTAATGTGCTCCTCTTGAAACAATTCCTTAGAAATATTGACATCCGGAAGATTCTTAAAATCTTCTATTTTTTTACTTCCGCTAGTTCCTATGCTCTTTATGATTTCTAGAGCTTTGTTTGAAATCTCTGTTGTCCAATCGGGATAACTAGGATCAAATCTCAGTACATATAGCCATTGGATATAATCTGATGTTCCGTCATATTTCTGGACTATTCTTCTTGCTATCTCTAAAACCTGCTGGCTTCTAGTAGTCGGAAAATTTGGAAATTGCGAGAAGAATAACGAATAGGTAAAGTCCGGTATAGTTTCTCCCCTTGACTCTGCCCAAGCTAAAAACTCAAGATCAAACTTATCAAGATATGCGTCAGTATTAACAGAGGGAATTGGATCTTTTAAATCCGCATATTTAGGATCCTTTATTTTATCTGCTAATGTTGGTGATCTTTCTTCCTCCAGTAATTTAAAAGCTTTTTTAAATGCGGTTTTTATAATTTCCGAATCACCCTGCTGATGTAAGTTACCAAAAGGTGTTTGTGCCTTTCCCGATATAGCCAAAACGTATTGATTTGCTAAATATGTTGCAAAATCATCTACATCTTGTCCTGGCTTATCATAAGCCCCCTGAATTGATTGCAAAGAAAGCTTAATAGAAACATTACTTATAAAAGAACCCCAATTTGCTGGCATTGTTATTTGGTTTTAGATACTTGACTTAAGTGCTGAGGATCGGTCATAGGTACAACAGGTACACCAGAAGGACCTACCCCAGTAGGATGTGTATGGGTATTAAAGAAAGTTAGAAAGGTGCTTCCTAAAACTAGCTTTTCGATAGCGGCTTCTCCCAGCTCTATATTTTGGGATTTTACGATTACCTTTTGCTTTGCGCCTTGTTTTTCCATTCTGACCTCATCGTCATTTAACTTTAAAACTATTCTGAGCTTTTCCTTATTAGTACCAGCATTCTGCGTGTCTAGCTGAATTGTAGCATCGCCTAGCTGAAAAACAAGCCCTTTTTTTCTTGTATAAAGCATCTTCAGAGTTCCTGGTTGAGCCTCCGAGTCATAAATTAAAGCTTGTGTACCCTCATATGAATTATCCTCCTTGAGTTCTGTCATAAGATCCTTAGAAATCTCCTTGATATAGTGATAGCTTAACTTATAATAATTATTATCCTCAAAATGAACTGCTACTACAGACCCTACTCTAGGTATGGTTATGTTACCCCCGCCAAAACCTCCACCAAAAGATAAACCTGCAATCTGCTCAGCCCACGGTAAATCATCCGAAGGAAGACCATCAAATACACCAAAAACTTCTATTCTTGCTCTTCCTTGATAAAGTGGATCTTTTATATCAACCACCTTACCGAGGTACGTTTTTTCACTTGGCATAATTATTCAAATTTTTCAGGGCTGGGATTCATTCCGCCTGTACTAATGTTATACTTATCTTTTGGTTTTAAATTTCCCATATCTAAAGGTTTTTCAACCATAAAATCTCCATTTGTGTTAGGATAAGCTTTTCCTATATCTCCTCTTGATTTTTGACTCTTCATTTCAGATTTTTGGTAAACAGCATTAGGTTTTGTAGCAAATGAGTTTACAGCATCTCTAAGTTCACCGTTGGAAGATATTTTCTGAGTTTGTGCATAAACTGGGTTTGCTTCTATAGCTGTTTGATTAGCACTTTTTACAGCATCAGGATAAACCTTTTGTTCGGCAAGGGGTATTGAATTTTGATTAGGAGGGTAGACCTCCTCTGATATTTGTGGATATACTCTGTCAGGTACACCTAGATCAGATCCAGGAACGTTGGTGTAAGCATCACCTATCGGATCAACGTAAACCCTATCTGGTACGCCTAAAGCAGTTCCTGGTACATCAGCATAAACGTCTCCGCCCGGAGCTGGATATACCCTATCAGGTACACCTAGAGCAGTTCCAGGTGAAGCGTCATAAACATCCCCGCCTGGAGCAGGATATACTCTATCAGGTACACCTAAAGCAGTTCCTGGTACATCAACATAAACGTCTCCTCCCGGAGCTGGATATACCCTATCAGGTACACCTAAAGCAGTTCCTGGTACATCAGCATAAACGTCTCCTCCCGGAGCTGGATATACCCTATCGGGAACACCTAAATCTGTCCCGGGTACGCTCGTGTAAGCGTCTCCGCCCGGAGCGGGATAAACTCTATCAGGAGCACCTAAATCGGGTCCAGGTACAGTGGCATAAACATCTCCCCCTGGAGCTGGATATACCCTATCAGGTACACCTAGAGCAGCTCCAGGAACATCAGCATAAACGTCTCCCCCTGGAGCGGGATAAATCCTATCTGGCACACCTAAATCGGGTCCAGGTACAGTGGCGTAAACATCTCCACCTGGAGCTGGATATACCCTATCAGGTACACCCAGTGCAGTTCCTGGCACATCATTATAAACGTCTCCACCAGGAGCTGTATAAACCCTATCAGGAACACCTAAATCAGGTCCAGGTACGTTTGCGTACGAGTCTCCACCAGGAGCGGGATAAACTCTACCCTGAATACCGGATACATTACTAACACCTAAATCTTGTCCAGGCACTTTACCGTATACGTCACCTGATACTTTTCCGTAAACCCTTTGCGGTGGACCACCTAAACCTGTTGTCTGTGGATTTGGTAGAATTGTCTCTCTAAATCCAGCATTAACATTACCTAGCTGATCCAAGTATTGCTGGGCAGTATTAAATGATAGGTTACCTAAAACTTGAGAAGGATTTAAGCTATAAATATTACCGAGAATCAATTTATCTAATCCTGCGACATTAGGTTTTATGTAGGTTGCAACACCTTCGTTAATAAGGTCATTTAATGAATTACTTAAAAAGTTAGTTAATAACTCACCACCTATAGAAAGAATATCATCTCCTAAATTACTAGGATTTTTTTGAACTGATGATCTAGCACCATCCCAGCTATCTCCAAGAATTAATGGTTTACCGTCTTGTCTTATATTAGGATATTGACTTCTCGTTCTAACCTTACCTACTATGATTCTGAATTTTTGTCCTACCGGGGTTGCTGTATCTGAACCTGCACTGATCTCGCTAGGTATAGGGGTGCTTTCGCTAAAATCAAATTCACAATTTCTGCACTCAAAAACTATAACCGGTTTTACACCTGATTGATCTTGTTGATTTCTTAACATAGACAAATCATTATCAACACCAGCTCCATTTAAAACGTTTCCAACAAATGAATTAAATCCGCTTGCAGGATTCGTGTTTGATGATCCCCCATTATATTCACTATTCTGCTCCCCCACATCTCCCAGGTTTGTCCCTGGATTATTTCCAGATCCTAGCATAGTTGCTAAATTGTCTATAGTAGTCAAAGCAGCGGATGCACCAATAAGTCTAGACGTCTTAAAGAAATTACGTATCTCAGAAACGAAAATATACATAGTAAATTTCCTAAGGTTTCTCGGGACTAATTCCCTCATGTTATCATAATCAAAAGTTGCCTGATTATAGAGATCTGCAAGAGCGGTCATTCTTAAATTTAATGACTCTAATGTGGTAAACTCTAAAGCTTTACCAGCAGTTCTCTGTGGATTAAAATCAGAATCTGATTCAACAGCAAACCCCTTTCTTGATACTAAAGGTAATTGATCTAATCCTGATATTGTTTGTAAAAACCAAGGTGAATTATTAAGTAAGTCAGTTAAGCTGTTCTTAAACTGTATAAGCATATCTGAACGTTTTCCTCCCCTAGGAAATTCTGCCTCTCTTTCTCTCAGATATGATGTTGCAGAATAGAAATTAATCGCTCCGTTTGGTGTAGTTCTATACGAATACTGGGGTTGCCCAAAAGGATTAGATGAGCTAAATCCACTAGGAATATATGACTCCTCTCTAAAAAGAGGACTAGGAGGAAGACCATCATCATCTCTTATGGGGAGGGTACCGAAATCTATCACTATTTTAAATCCAAGATATGTTGGATCCTCGTAATTTCCTTGTTTGGATAGCTTAAAGCCTTTTAAAAATAGACTCCTTAATTGATCTGTTGCTCCTAATGACATTAATAGATTTAATTTTTATATTTATCCTTCTTTTTTAAACCATGTTTTTAAGAATGGAAATAGGAAATGCCTTAGGGGCAGCTCCCGAGGAGTTAGCTTTCCATGTTCTTTTAGCTAGTATTAAATGCTGCTTCATTCCTGCACTTCCCCTGCTCCAATATATAGACATCGAGACAACCACATAATTACCTGACAAAAACTCATCCTTAGTTGGACTCATAGATGTATTATTTTCCCTATTAGGAAGTTCTCCGGCATTTTGTTGTCTTATACCTCCGCTCATAACATAAATAGCGACAGGGATAACCTGTCCTCTATAAATACCAGGAAAGAAATCAGTAAGCTCAACTTCTAATGTTAGTTTTGTGCAATCATTTATATTTATAAGATTTTGGTATTTAGCATGGAGATAATTCTTATGTACCCCACCATCACCAGAAATCTGTGTATTTAAAACCCCCAGCCATTCCCTTCTTTTTTCGTCCTTGTATTCGTTTCCTCTGGCTCTACCTTTTTGCAGAATTGAACCCGTTCCGACATGCTCAGCTGTTATCGATTCTATTGGATAGCTCACATATTTTTGTGAGGGATCTTCATTTTCAGTATTCTCGTCATAGAATCCGATATCAGTAATGTACCCACTCTTATTTACGTTATTACCTGCTCTAGAAGTTAATGTATATCCATTTATAAAAAAAGGCACTAAACCGAATCCTACCCTATTAGTTATGACCAGGGGTACTGTTTGAGCTGTCGGTGCAGTTCCCTCCGGAATAGCAGAATCTATTTTATTACCCGCCGAGGTATATCCAGGTAAAATCCTAGCCTCTGCTTTAGGATCTTTATCAAATGCAAACTGGGATCCAAGGTTAACAAAATTGAGATTATAATAAGGATCTATCCAGCAATCATAAAAGCTCGTATCATCGTCTTTATATGATCTAAGGGAAACCTCCTGGATGAAATCATAATAAGAATAATTTGGACATATCCAAGTCATTGTATCTGCTAGCGATTTATCATTAGAGGAAAATCCAAGATTCAAATCCTGGGAAACCTCAAGAAGAGTATCATGTGAATTTAAACCATTAAATGATTTTATTCTGTTTGTGTAAAGTCCGGGTATTCTGCATTCTGCAACTATATTAAATCTTAAATTGATACCCTTTCCCTCCGGATCACTTCCAGTTTCTGAATATTTACTTGATACCTCACTAGCAACATTTAGTATATTAAAATCCATTCTTATTGGCTTATAATATTCACCGGGTGCTCTCATATAGAGAGAAACTATATCTCCATCTTTAGGATAATTCACGGATATGAATATATTTTCAGATGCAATAAAAGAAAATCTGATGACTGGCATAAACCCGCTAAGATCCATGTCAAATTTAGTAAGATATAGAGAAATATTATAACCATTAATCGAAATAAACGGCACATTTAATCCCGTAGATTTTTCTGCAGTTTCCCCTGAGCTTCTTAATGAGCTAATATCACTAGCACCATTAGCAAAGTCGGTTTGGACCAACTCGTCCAGCTTCATGTTGTTTAGTGCTGAACTGGATATAATTATAGAATCTCTTTCCATTTATCTTTAGTTTGTCTGCGGTGTATTGAATCCACCTCCGCCAGCATTCGGAGCGAATACAAAGAATCCTTTTTCTTTGAGTATAGTTTTTTCCCCTGGTTGTAACACATTAGGTGGAAGGTTAAGTTCTGGCTTATTTTTTATCTTATCCTGTAAAAATTTCTTCCTACCGTCGCTTACTTTAAATTTTTTCTGCTCTTGATTTTTCTTGAATACATTATTAGGATTTGTATTTGTGTTGGATGGAACCTCCTGATTCAGAGCTTTCTTAACTCTAAAACTTTCTTTTACAGTACTAGCATCGGGAATTGCTAAAACCATGCCTTCTTTTAAAGAAAATGGATTACCTATTGCATTAAACTTTAATAGCGACCCAACCATACCCGGATCTCCTAGCTTAATAGCTGCTATTAAATCAGGTCTCATTTGGTAATACTCAGTAACGATAAAAAAAGAAGTTATCGATACTGGTAAGTTGTTATATGTTATTGATGCTTTAGTCAAATCCCATATACCATAGGTCCCCGTAGCATTCAAATCGGTTTGAGGATTAAATACCGATTTATTCTGGGTAATAGTGTCTATTATTAATGCCATTTTATATTAATTAATTTCCGCCTGGACCCAAAGTGTCAGGTAAAGTGTCAAGCTGACTATTCCATAATCCAGTCGATAATCCTTGATTCGGAGTGTCTTGGCTAAGTACGTTTCCTGCCACATCAGCAACGGCTCCAAAGCTTTGTAAATTAGCAGATGTTTTTTGAGAACTATGATAAAGTCTTCCGTCTCCCCTATTAAATATACTTTCAATTTCTCCTCTTTCTCTGCTTCTTGCGTGTTTTAATGTGAATGTTGCTTTCATAGTGGTTGGGAAATCATCAGGACCTAGGGTGTCACCGAATTCAATGCTAACCCCATCACATAGCAGATTTCCAATCATTGCAATAGGATTACATGGATTACCTATAACTACGTGCCATTCTCCTATCGGTGCTCCTGTTAAAAAGCTTAAAGGTGCTTGGTACTTCTCTATAAATTCACCGGTCATAGCTGTTTTCAAGAATCTAGAAGCATCATCACCTAAAGCGCTCGTTATTTCTTTTAGTGTATCTGATATATTATTTCCAGCATTTTTACCTAACCTTGTATAGATCTCTTTTATCTTAGCAATAGAGGATTCGTCATTTTCTCCTACCCCTCCGCTTCCTACTGTTTCAGGTGTCTCCGCTGAATCACCACCACTCGTGAGGTTAGATAATTTGGATCCGTACGTAATTAGCCATCCCATTGGATCCTTATAATATTCCTGAAGTCCTTCGTCTCCCCCAGGAAATCCCATTGCAGGAAAGTTGCTGTTATATCTAATATCAGGGGTTAAAAAATTCCCGTAATTTGTGCCAATAGATAAAAGATTACCCATTAAATCCAAAAAAGCAGCCTTACTGTTAACTTCACCTACTGAGCTCAATTCATATTCAAATATTAGAGTTAATCCGTCCCAGGTAAAACTAAGACCTGTACCTCTGGTAAACCCATCAGTAACGACATCAACGGGGGTCCAAATATATTCACCCATTATACCTGCTCTTTCCTTAGAAAGATCCCTTAGGCCCTTAGCTCTTATACCCTTACTTATTGTTTCATCCTTGTCAGTTGCAATGATAGCTCCCTCAGCAAGAGCTGCACCTGCATCAAAAGCATTACCCATTCCCTCCGACATTTTCTGTAAAACACCACCAAAAAACTTAACCGGGCCATCCTGGAAAAATCCCTTAGAAAAGGCTTCCTGTACTAAAGTAGCTCCTTGAGAACTTGGGTTCCATGTCATTCCAGTACTGAATGCTATAAGATCACTTAGAACATTTCCAGTGTTACCACCAAACCAGGTAACCGCCTGTGCAACAGGTCTACCTGCTCCGCCAGCGTGATAAGATTCGGTGCTTTTAATACTGTTCTTTTGCCCAGGAACAGAAAGATTATCCAAAACAGGGGTAGGAAATCTTCTCAATGTTATCATATAGTTATTAGGGATAGTACCGTAGTGTTTACAGTACAAAAAGTCTTTCCAATAATAAGGTGCAGAAAGTCCGCCTATGATAGATCCTTCTATGCCACCGAGGAGTCCGCCTAATATACCTACGTTTACGTCGGCTACTGCTTCAAATGTTGATGTTTCTCTAACAAGAAAACCAGCTGTTGGATTTTTAGACTGTATTGAGGATACCCTAGTGTTATAATCGGAAGATTCAGATCTATAATAGGCATCGATGAAATCGTTTCCCCCGCTTCCTAGAGAATAAAAAAGGTATTGCCCATATTTTCCTGGTGTCCTCTTAGCAGCCTCATAGAATAAACTCCTGGCAGTCGGACCCTTATATGGATTATTAGAACCTAGATTACTTGCTTCGGATATTATATCACCAGCAGTACCCTGAAGTGCTGCTTCATAGAGTAAACCAAACCTTTCCTTATCTCCTGGCATTTTTAACTATCACTATTTTTTTACAAATTGTGGATAGCATAATCTATTGTTTCTGAGAATTCCTCAAGAAACTCCTCCAAATTTGATTTAAAGTCAGGAGGCATGTTTCTATAGCAAACAAGTATACTATCACACTTATTACTATATATTCCTTGAGTTATTTTATTACGAATTGAATGATTTAGTATAAATTCGGATTCGGGATTTAGATTAATTGTCTCATATCCAAGATCTCTTATTATTTTAGTTATGTCTATAACATAGAAATCACAAGAAAAATTTGATCTTTTTCTTGCCTCTTTTGGTGAGTGTTTGGAAATATAAAAATTCACATTGGTCCCTTTAGTCATTATTAGCTATTTTCTATTTTTTCCCAATCTTTGCTCAATAGCATCGACTGAAAACTACCGTACTCGTTAGATTCGTTTCGGTATGTAAATATTTCATTATCTTGAATGCTATCAGGTTTTTCAAATTTTCTTTTAGCTATCTCGTTATTCTTCATATCCTGAAGATTTTGTCTATGTAACTCCCTTCCGTTTTCTGCACTGGTCATCGACGAATTTTCAGAAAATGGTTTATATGACTTAAGTAAGCCAAATTGTCTAAGTAGTTTTCTTCTTTCTCTTCTATTTTGCATTTTTAATTTCTTTAGATGTCTACACTAAATCCTTTTGATTTACCAAAGGTTGAATCGTCTCTGTTATAAAGATCCATACCAACTACAAACTTAAAAAGTTTTAAAAATATTGCAGGAACGAATACGTCTTTTGCTTTAACAACATCGTTAGCTGGGATAAAGATGAACTCCGATAATCTCTCAGATTCTGATCCATCTGTCGTAGGTGTACCCCTTTCTATTCCAGTGACATCCACACCAAAGCAAGGATGCTCCGCATCCACCATTTTAGAGGCCGTTACAGTGCCTAAAAAGTGCCACTTAGTGTTATCATCAATATCAAATCCTGACTCTTCTTTTAGCTCCCTTTTAGCTGTTTCCAGGAAGTCTGGATCTTCTTCCTCTGATGTTCCCGATATCAGACTAATAGAATATCCACCTTCCCTAAATGGGTTCTTTTCCTTAAGGACTCCTAGCATTAATGGTAATCCCTGATCGTCAGTAACAAAGGGTAATATCACAACAGATTCTACAGTTGATCTTATACCTACTTTACCTTCTCTTTCGACTACATCAAATTTTGGTGTAGATGAAAGTATTTTTTCTGAATTATTCGTCATCGCTTTCTTGTTTTACTGTTGTTGTTCTTTTTTCCCCTACTGATGAAGGTGCTTTAGCTTTTTCTACCTTTTCATAATAAGACTTTTTGATTGAATCTGCAAGGGATGCTTTAATATCCTCTATGTCTACTCCATCCAAAACAAAGTCTATTATTTCTCTTTCTGCATCTTCAAAAGAGCCCGATAAAACAGTGTAAAGATCCTTTGGTGGAAGATTCAATTTTATCTTAATCGAAACATCAACCATGTTTTTTTTCTGCTTTTTCAGTAGCTTATATATCGGGGAATCGTTTTGAGGTATTTTAGAATCATCATATATTATTGATGTAACTGATGTATGCTCATTAGATCTTGTCTGAACTGGTGGATTGTTAACTGGAATACTCTGTACAGGTTGTGCAGGCAGCATTATCACATACTCATTAAGAAGCTCTGAATTTATTCTTTTCCCGCTCTGGAACTCTATGAATGAAAGATCCCCATTTAATACAATGTCCTTGTATTTTTCATCCATTCCAATATCATCACCTTTGATCCATTGGTAATCAAATGCACCATAATATGAGCGAGCATCATTTATTGTTTGTTCACTTATTTCCATTTTTTTCTTTTTTTTATCCTTCTTATTAAATAATGAAGACAATATCCCCATAGCTTTACTTTTTATCAGATTTTTTAGGAATTGTTTCTAAAGTTCTTTGACTATACGATTCATCAAATGATCTTATATTGCTATAAAGATCCCCTGTAGTTATCCAGGAAGACTCACCTCTTTTACTTTTTCTCTTATCGTATTTCCAGACCTCTATTATATTATCTAGATCCTTATCTGGGTGTCTGGAATACTCTACCACAGAATACCCAGAGACCTTACTTAAAGTAAGTCTTTCTCCGTAGGGTAAAACAAAATCCTCATCTATCTCCATATCTAATTGTAGAAATTGGAGGAGTCTTTGTTTCGACTTTAAAATTTATTCTTCTGGTAGTTTTGCAGAGATCTCTTCTACTTCTCTCTTGTTCATGAATTCAGAAAGGAGTGAAGCTATATTCTTTAGCATTTCTCTGTCTTGTGATCCTGAATCTACTGAACTCCTATAGTGCTTTAGCAAAGACTCCTCGTCAGAGTTGTCTTGTATATCCATTGCTCTCTTAGTTAAATATTTAACATAAGGATCTGGATTTTTTACATCAGTAAATCCCCCCGGAACTGTAATTATGTCCATATCTGGGATTTTAAAAGATGTTTTTTTATTTAGAGAATCATTGTTTATATAAACACAAGGATGGTGATCGCTAGAATTTAGATATATTTTAAATTTAGATAAAAGATCATCCTTAGCTCTCTTTGATATCTCAATAAGCATTCCATTATCTAATTTAGCATCCCAAATGTAATCTCCGCATGATTCGAAGGATTCTATGGATCCAGGTATACCTAACAAATCCATAAACAATTCTACATCGTCTTGTGCATTCTGTGTTGTCCTGTCTTGTCCTGTGGTTTTTGAATATTCTAAATGATTTGCAAAATCTTCAATGAAATCATCTATCCTTGATCTGTTACTTTCTTTTGATATCCACTTCTTATAGGGATCTAAGTCTAATTCTATTATAGAACCATTATTATCTTTTTTAAATGAAATCGCATCATTGGGTATCCAAACATACTCCGACTCGTTGCCAGAGGAATCTACATAACATATAGCTATGGACGTTTCATTTTTCTTAGGAATTATTATTTTATCGGAAGGTATTTCTTTTTCCCCAGCTGTTAAATCTACGGGAGATATAATATAACCGCCATCCCATGAATCTTTAACCCCTGGTATGTGATAAGATTGTCCCTCGTTAATCTTATTTTTCTGAAAATCATTAAATCCTAATATCATCCTATTATACATTATCGTTTCCGAAAGAAACCGTAATTTTAAAATTCTTTGGATCTGTAGATTTATTCATATCGATTAATAGATTCTTTGGATAAGTAGGTATTACGCTAGCAAGCTTTTCCACATTAAGTTGGCTATAATCTATGGTTTTACCAGGTATCAAATCTATATCAAATTGTTTATGTTCGTTCGGATAATCATCCACGCTAAACTCAAGCTCTATCAGATCAATATTAAATATGAAATCATCGATACCTGCTTTTTTAATTATCAGATCAATGCTATACTCAATAAAAGCTTTAGAATCATCAATGTCGCTGTATTCATCAGGCCTATTAAAAAGATCAATCTCAATATATTTTAATTCCATCCCAAATGAGTAATCCCCTCTAGAAGCACCCTTCTTAGAAGAGCTAAATGCAGAATAGTCGTAAATTCTTCCCACTTTTGTTAGATTTTTCTTCTATATATCCGATTTACTATTTTTAATAACGGGAATATATAATTAAGTATACTAACTAAATAATAAGGGTATGACAAAGAGCATAAGTCCTGTATGGTTCCTTAGAGAGCCTATAGATCCAGAGCACAAAGAGTATGTGCTATTAGATTACTTAAAAGAAACGAGTAAGAGGTTAAACAAGGAAAATTGTTACCCTATAATGAAGGAAATCTCCAAGATAGTAAAAATACTAAACGAATTTAGGAAGGATAAAACAATTAGTGAATCCGTCAAGAAGTCGCTGGGAAAGGTGGACAGAGACTATATCAATTCTTTCGTCTTTAAGGATCTTTTACCCGGTCAAAAGGAAACCCTAGATCTTATAATAGAAGACTCTCTGGAGACATTGTATGACTATTCCGAGATATGTTTAGATATCTTAAAGGAGGAAGAATCTAAAATAAAAATATTCCGGATTCAATCCAAATTTGATAATGAGGATAATCTTGTAAATTCAGGAATAGTTATCATCAGAAATATGGTAACTGATAAACTACTTAATTATTTCTTTAAATCAAATGTCAGAATGGAAACACCAGATGGAGACAAGGAGGTTTCAATTTTAAAGAAGATACATTTAAAAAATTCATTCTTCTCATTGAACTATGAGTATATCTACCATGAGATCCTAAATGAGATCAACACAGATAACAAATATTCGCCCAAATTCTATGTTGTTGAGATATATGAGAACTTCGAGGAAACATCTGAGATCTACAAGTTAGCCAAAGAAAAATTCATAGAACATATAGGAGTATAAGGATCACAAAAAAAGAGCCAATAGGCTCTTTTTTATTATAGGGTTATTCCTTTTAGAAATCCTTTAGCCTAGTTATAGATGAATCAATATTTAATGATTCGCTGGCATCCATATTAAAAATGCCACCTACACCTGGCGCATCAACAATACCTGTTTTATCACTTCCCATATTTATTCTATAACCCGGTGCATCTATTTTAGATTGCTTACCGAAAACAGAATCTGCGTATCCCGCATAATCGTATGCTGGTTCTCTTTTTATTTCTGATTGGCCTGATTTTGGTGACATCTCGCCTGACTGGTTTTCACCCGAGAGAGGCTTATATGTGTTATCATGCACTTTTGAAAGGAATTTCTTAAAATCTAAGATTTCTCTTTGCGATACGTTTTGTATATTCATGGTTTATTTTTTAATATTAAGATTCTTTTTTTCCAGACAAAGAATTCCAGAAAGTTGAAAGGTAATCCATTGCTCCCGCGCTATTTCCTGATTTAGTTGAGTTACTAGGTTTACCATAGAATTGTGCGGCCTTATCTTTTGCAATACTTGAAAGCTGTGCTTTATCGCTAGGATTCAGGGATGCTAAAGCGTCTCTTCCAACAGATCCTTTTGCTCCAGGACCTCCGAATGCTTCTATTAGTGCATTTTCTATTATCATTCTTCCTTTATCCGATTGTAACCCCTCTCTTAATGTAGAGTAAAGCCATCCTGTAGGTTTTATACCCATTTGTGTAGCTAGAGTATCTAAACCTTTTCTTTGTATAAATTCCTGTAAAGCTTTTGCCATCATTGGTGCAAGGTATTCAACGTTAGCTTTTTCCCCTGTTAATAATTTAGGGTAATCTTCAATAGGAATCTGGTCTATAACTTCCTGTACGATAACAGACATATTAGAGTTTTCTTCAACCCCTATCTGCTCCATTAATTTAGCAGCAACCTTTTGTTTTATAGTTTTTCTGAGGCCCTCACCAGCAAATCCGAGTAAGCCATTAAAAAATCCACCCAGATCGCTGAACTGGAATGATTCGTTTGTTTCTTCGTCAGAAAATGCATCAAAATCTTTAATAATTCTAGACATCTATGTTCTTTTATTTTAACTATATATCCACAGAAGAATTATTAATCCAAGGAGTATATTATACGTTGTCCAGAAAAAGATCCACAGCTTTTTGTCTATATTTAAGCTTATCCTCCTTAATCTCTGGATTTTTTAATGCCTCTTTCTTTCTATTAACAACTGAGTCCGGAAGCATTGGACCAAATGTGTCCTTTAGTATCTTTTTATCAGTTCTCCATTCGAGGGGAAGATGTAGAGCAAATCTAACTATATCAAGATTTAAGAAAGGACTTCTTAGCTCCAGTGTATGAGCCATTGACATCTTATCTAATCGGGGTAAGTGATAATATGGTAACTCCTCAAATACATCAGACTGCTGTGAGTCATATTCATGTATTCTTGAATATCCTCCAAATAGCTCATCCGATCCGTCGCCACTTAAAACTATCCTATAACCAGATTCTTTCTTAACTGCCTCGAATAAATGATACTGTGGGATCACTGAGCCTAAATCCACCGGTGTTTCATTCCATAGCGTGTATATAAGAGCATTCTTACTTGAATCCATACTATAGTCTAGAAAATTGACAGGAGTGCTTAAATGGGCGCTTAAATCATTTACAAACGGGGTTTCTCCATTCTCTATAGTAAACCAGGTAACCCTGGCATTCATTTCTTTTAATACCCCTGCTATAATCGAAGAATCGAGACCTCCTGATACCAAAAGTGATATTGGATAGTTCTTAGAAACAAGTCTATTTTTTACACTCTCAAACATCTTATCCCATAGCCAACTCATATGGGTTTCATAATCCGCACCTTCTAGTTCGGATATCGGGGATTCCCAAGTTCTATAGTAAGGGCCATACGTTTGTTCAAATAGGGGTGATGCTATATTATAAAAATAAAAGGTGTTAGGAAGGATTCTTTTAATCGATTTAATCGGTGTTCTGTTGTCCTTATTGTAACCCCATTTTCTGATAGCACTTATATAGGTTTCGTCTAACTCATCCAGTACCGTGGTAAGACCTTTAATCTCTGAACAGATCTCCCCCAGGTCGTTTTTATAAAGGCATTTTTTTCCCAAAGGATCTGTGAATGCAATCACACTCCCTTTATTTGAGTCGTATATTACAACTGCCCAAAATCCATCCCAAGTTTGTATGTGTGGTGAATATGCAGCAGCAAAGAATTCCAGATTACCCCCTTTATAGCCACTGAATAAACTACATAGATATTCGGTATCAGAGGAGAATGTAGTTCTGTCATAATTAAATATTTCCCCATTAAACATCAAATATACACCAGGTGAAACTTCCCTTGGCTGATTCCATTCATCTCCATCGGAGGTCTGAATTGGCAATCTATGATGGCATAAGGTAACCTTATCAAGTTCCTCCACAGATCTTTCTATCCCTCTGTGTTTTATTGTATCCAAAATTTCCGGATGCTTATCCGCTCTAGTTGTTAATAGTATTCCGCACATGTTTTTTTAATTAAAAAGTATATCTTCAAACATTGAGTCTATATTGCTCACTGATTGGTCGTCGAATTTATTTGTAAATGCCCATATCTTATGTAGTCCAGCTTCTTGAAACATTGATATTACTTTCTCATAAGTAGCTCTTTCCCTCGTGTCGCCATCTATATGATCCCACTGATCTTTACTTCTATCTGACTTGTCTGGATTTTCCCCATTTATATAAATGATAGTGATCTCGTGAAGAAGCGAGTATTTCTTCAATATCTCTATTTGATTCTTAGCTTCTTCCTCAGTTATTCTACCCTCGAGCAATCCCCACACTAAGACAGTTAATATTCCTCTGTCGTGTATGAACGATCCCTGAGGTATGTCTTTTGCTAACTGCATAAGCATAAATTCTTTGCCCAATGAAAATGCATGGGCTTCTTTGCTATCCTCGCTTTTTAGATTTAGATCGCTAAAGAAATTAGCAAACTTAAACTGAAATCTTGGAATATGAAAATATTCTGAGATATGCTCAGATAAAAATGTCTTGCCTGAATTTCTTGGACCTTCAAATACGTATACCATATATTTCTTTCTATAGCGGAACACCACACATGTTCCACATAGCAAATATAATAAATTAGTACGGAAAAAGCACGAAAAACCCCGATCTTTATTAGAATCGGGGTTTTATTTATTTTGCTTCAATATTAACGCATTTGAAAGGTGATTGCTGCGGTATCTCATCGAATGAAGTTGAATTCATTCTTTTGACATGCGTTGCTATGCTAGGATAAATGTCAGCAGCTATATAATAGCAGTTATTACCTAGAATATTTTTTATTCCGCTATCAGATCCTTTCATGTTACCTAATATGCCAATTCCATCAAGCGAAGATGACATCTGCCTTTTGGATGTAGTTTTCTTTTTCTTAATATCATCATATTCTCCTACGATGATTTTAGATCCCTCATAAGTTAATAGGGGTCCGCTGTCTGAGTCATCTTCAGTTAGACCGAATATACTATCTTTAGATATTCTTTTAGCTGTAGAAGCGCCTAAAACATTATCATTGATCCATTTTATACAGCTTACGAATTTGCTTCCGTCAAAGGTAACACAGTTAGCTATCATTACAAGGAAGTTGTTAATAGCAACAAATTCCTCTTTACCTAAATCTGGACTTCTATCACTTTTTTGTAAAGCGATGTTAAAAGCTCTAGATATGTCGCCCTTAAGATTATCGTAATCTATAAAAGGAATTTCTTTATTCTTGATAGACGATTCCATCATTTCAAAAGGTCCAGAAAGATCTAGATCATCGTTATCTGAATTTTTACTAATTAATTGTTTTATACCATCATATCTAAACTGGGGTCTAATCATACCGAACGTTGTCCAACCTTTAAGATAATTTCTAAGAAATTCAGTTGCGTCTTCGTTGCCTAATGTTTTAATTTGTCTAGCCTCTGTCCATTTGTTCCAGTTGCATGGGGTTTTTAATGATGATGATCCTAGGTTGATATTATAAACTGCACCTTTAGAAAAGAAATATGAGAATTCTTCCGCTGGTTTAGCTTTATCTAAAGCTAGATTCCAATCTTTTATAAATTCTGTGCTGTAGGATGATTTAAGAGATCCATCCTGCTTAATAAAATCATCAGACTCTACTTTTATATTATATTCAGATCTAAGTTTTTTAGCTAATCCACGTACTCCTGAAGCTGATTTTGCATCAGATGATCCTGATGATTTTTCTGGAGATGCTACTGCTCCTTGAGCTTTATATTGAACAGCTAACTCCTTTTCAAAATCAGAATTGTTGATAGTGATTTTACCCTCATTAACACTAGAGAATAATTCAGAAATACTTTTAACATAACCCGAATTAGATGTGCTTTCATGCATTTTTGTTCCTATCGTATGCAAAGCTGTATTGATAGCTTTTCTATTCTTATCTGAAACCCAATCTGAAGCAATTATATCAGTTAATAATGCTTGGTCTATCTGACCGCTTGCATTTTTATTACCTGATAATTTTTGGATAGTTGAGATAACAGAAGTTGTAGCTGGACCATATTTTCCATTAGGACCTCCTTTAGATTTTATCAGCTTACCTGCAGAAGTTATACCGTCACAAAGTGCAGTTTGAATAGCAAAGATTAATCCGCTTCCTTTTATCTTCTTATCAGAATCTGCATCCCCTCTTTTTAAAGGAAAAATTGCTTTAGCAGTTTCCACTTCTTTAACCTCATTTTCATCCTTGATAACCTTAACAGCTATCCCGTACTGTGTCTTTGCTCTAGTCATAAGATCTAGTGCTTGATTAACTAAATTAGTAACGTCGGAATACGTTGTATAAACTTCTTCGTCATCCTCTAACTTTTGTAGAGATCTATTTGCTGTTTGAATCATAGTGTTGTTAAATTCTTCCTGAAATTTATCAACTTGCTTTTCTAATTCTTCAAGCATTTTTCTATTCTTGTCTCCACCATCTGTATTATCTAAAGCCTTTCTTTTCTCGTCAAGATCTAGAAATGTTCTTTTCCAATCTCTTCCATATCCTGATTTTTGATCTTTACCCTCGGAAGAACTTATTAGATTGGTAAGTAATTTTTTTAGATTATCAACTCTTCTTTTATAACCAGTGAAAATAGATTCATTTAACATATCATCAGAATCAAATCCTTCGCTGTCATTTAGCTTCTTAGCTTCTTCTTCTGCTTGTTTAGCTATGTTGTCTATCGAATTCTGAAGTTTAGTTGTAGCCATCTTAAACTGCTTAAATATAACCTCATCTTTAGATTTAGAAATTTCTGAAGTTCTATCAAGTGCTTCAGCAAATTTATGTAAGCTCTCAAGATACAGTCTTTTAGCTTCTGCATATTTAGAATTTGCTAAATCATTATCGTCTGCATAGTCGATCAATTTAGCGGTTAAAGATTTTACCGTTTTAGAACTTGCAACATCGGAAAGCTTAAGCCTGATAACATCTGGATTTCTATCCCTTTTTGGAGCCAAATCAAAGGTTAATATCTTGAAAGCATTTAAAGCATTATCACAAACCTTAACAAGCAAAGAATCTACTTGTTCATTTTCTAATAGCCTAGTATAATATCCTTCCAATAGCTGTTTAGCTACCTGATTGTGGATGTATGGATTATTGTTCATAATTTATTAATCTTTTAGTATATATTTTCTTTAGGTCCAGCAGCATTCTTACCAGTATTACTCTTTTGTATTTCAGCTGAAAGGCTTTTCATCAAAACGGATATTTCCTGATATATCCCTGCTTGTTGATTTATACTTGCTATCTCTGAAGCAGTATCTCCAGGTTTTTTAGAATCCTTAGCACTTTTAATTGCATCAAATTTTTGGGAAAGAGTTGTTTTTATTCCCTGTACTTTGGTTTCCCCACTGTCTTCCTCATTAACAAGGAATTCTCTAAATTTAAGCATATTTTCTAGCAATTGTTATTTTGGATCTTAGATCTCTTATTTCATCCATATATTTCTCTCTGATCTCCTTTATTCTTTTCGAAGCTAATTCTCTTGCTTCCTCCGGAGTAGTTGAGTTTTCAACTTCTTTATTTAGAATATCCCTTTCCATATCCATAGCAACATATCTGTCATTTCTCTCTTTTAAAAGGAAGGAAACAAGTTTCTTTGCTTGGGCAGGAATGTATCCCTTTATAGCATTTGTAAATTCGGTCAAAGGAAGTTTAGCAATAAATTCAAACGAAGCATCGCTTTCATTTCCTGATTTAGTGGAATTATCTGTTCCGGTGGTAGATCTAGTTGATCTTGATCTATCCTTAAATCTCTCGCCTGACTCAATGTCCTTAGTCATTAAGTTACCATACCTATTTCTGAAGTCAGTATCCTTTTGCTTAGCTTTTAGAACTGCTGCTTTGTACTTAGCATATAGTGATCCGGAAAGTGATGAATCGGCTAGATTTTTAGCTCTTTTGTACATCTCCTCAGCTATATCAGCATCAACGTTTGTTTTAAGTTTCTCCCAATATATTCTAACTCTTTTATTCTCGCTTACCACATCTCTAACCTTAGTGAATATGCTTTCAGTCCTCTTCTCATGGGATCTAGACTGAGCATCCATTAACTCGTTATTTCTTTGAATCAAACGATCAATTCTTTTTATCTCTGCAGGATCGCTTTTAGTTTGAGATCTTTCCAGATCTAATTTATCGATCTCAACATTAATATCTTCCCATTTTTCAACATATTCAATCTCTGCTGATCTATACTCATTAGCTAATTTATCTAATGAATCTATACTGCCACCAAAAGTGCCACTCAACCAGTTTTTTATCTTGTCAAATACACCAGCTTCGTTTAAGCTGTCCCATTCTTTAAATTTTAAAGTCATCATTAGTTATTTAGTTTATCTTTTGCTGATCTTAATTTACCAGCGTCAATTTTACCGGTGGGTGTAACAAATACATCAGAAATTATTTTCTTGGTTCCAGAGTTTGCATCTTCACCATCAACTATTCCTTGATTTATCATATTGGTTAACTTGGTAAACTCCTGCTCCTTGCTTAATTTTTTATCTATATCTGATTCAGTTTTACCTAGGTCTCTGAATAATTTCAATAGATTTTTTTTAGAATCTAAGGCTGAGCTAAGTTCAAGCAATTCAATCTTAGACCTTTCTACGTAAGATTTACTAACTTTATCAGGGTTAGCTTTTATTCTTTTTTCTAAAGTTGTCAATTTCCTTTCGATGTCTGCTCTTAAATCAGCAATATCTTTTTCTAGTTCTTTTTTTCTATCAATGATATCCTTGCCTCTTCTTCCAGCAACCTTTCTCTTTTCCTTCTCAGGATCTAACGAAAGATCATCAGAATTATCCGATTCTGGTCCTTCTTCCGATTTGGATTTTTTATCCATTTGGTCTTTTAGATCTTGAGCTTTTTCTTCTGCCTCTTTCTTCTTCTCCTTAATCTTCTCTTCGAATTTTTTGATATCCGAATCATCAGCTCTATCCTTAGCTAATTTGTATTCAAGTTCAGCTAATGCAATTTCGTCATCTGCTCTTGCTGCTTCGAAATATTCTCTTCTTCTAGGATTATTTTCAATGACCTTGTTTATGTAATCCTTTGCTTTCTTTATCTTAAGAGCATGAGACTTTAGGAAGGATTCAAACTCTCTTATTTTACTGTCTCTATCTTTCTCAACAGCGTTTATTTTTTCTTTATCGTTTATCGAACTTAAACCATCTATCTCAGAATCCAATTTCTCTACGCTTTCATCAAAAGCATCCCTCTTTTCTATAATATCAATTTCTAAGTCTACCAGAAGTTTTCTAGCCTTATCAATCATACCAACTCTAGATAAAGAGCCTAAGAAAAATTTAGAAAGAGAATTCTTAAGGTAGTCTCCGAAGATTCCTTCGTTTATTGTGTGGTTAGGTTCTGCTGCTTCTAAAGAAGCAAACTCCTCACTAAGTTCACGGTCTACAGTTTCTATTAGAGACTCGTATTTTTTAAAATCATTAAAAGATGGTAAATTCTTCATTACAATACAATACTTTTTTTACATTGTATATATCCAATTTATATTTTCATTCTTAACCAGCAAGCACAAAAAAACCCTAGGATAAATCCTAGGGTTTTAATTATGCGTGAGTTAGATTATGCTAAACCGCCAGCAGGTACGTTAACATAGAATGTTAAGTACATAGTTTCTGGTAAGAAACCAGCTTCTACTAGAGCGTATCTAGATTTAACTGCGATTTTAGGTGACATTGTACCTTCAGAGATAGTCTGAATAGATTCTGCCATCATGTAAGGCATAAATTTGATACCTGGCTCATCGTCTCCACCTTTTCTACCGATACAAACTCTTGTATCACTGTAGCTCATGTTTTGATCAACATATACAGTCATACCAGCAAGCGAACCTACAGGGTATAAAGTACCGTTGTTTTGAGTTAAAGTGTTAGAGAATGGAGCGAAAGTGAATTGAGAGATGTCTTGAAGTGCACTTGCAACTGCAGCGTTTGTAACGATGAAGTTAGCAGGACCTCTTCTACCTCTGTTAGCTACCACGTTAGCAGCTGCAAGGATTCTAGAGAATAATCTTCTTTGTAAAGTTGATAAGTTCTCATATCCTCCTGATGCAGGACCTGCAGGGATTACCATAGTTCCAGTAGTATCGTCTTTTCTAACATAAGCAGCTGTAGTTCCAGCACCACCACCAATAACTAAGTTTAAGTTAAGGTTTTGGTTTTCTACACTGTTGAATTGAGTGTGGTTAGACCATCCTAAAGCAAATGCTCTTGAAAGGATGTGCTTGTTAATTGCTTGAGAAACCTCGTTAACTAATGCGTTCTCGATCATTGAAATAACATCGATACCGAATTGTTTGTTAAGGTCTTGGATTTGCTCAGTTGTAACTGATGCAGCAACTTGGAAAGTTTCAGCTTCTACGAATTTAGTGAAAGTTGAAAGACCCATTGAGTTGTAGTAAGTAGACTCAGCAACACCTCTTAACATTGGGTTGTAAGTTTTAGTACCATCAACGTAAGGACCTTGCCAAGCTTGGTCGTTGTTGAAACCAGCTCCAGAGTAACCTTGGATGTGATCTTCTAAAGCTTTAACTAATTGTGCAGTACCTGAGGTATTTGCAGTGTAGAATCCTGATCCACCAGCTCCAGTAACTACTTGTGCAGGAGTACCGTTGAAGTAAGAAGCAACGTTAGAACCTGATGCGATACCAGTGATTTGGAAAATAGCAAATCCATCAATTCTTGATAGACCTACGAAAGTTAGGTTTAAAGTGTTGCTTACAGAAGCAGTAGCACCTGCGGTGAAAGTACCAGCAGTAGCACCAGTAGTACCAGCAGCTCCAGAAGCAGTTTGGTAAACTGGGAATTTAATCATTGAAGGAGCAGTAGCTAACTGATCAGTTGCATTACCTGCAGCTGCAGCAGCAACTTTACCACCTGCGTATACGTAGTCTAAGTAAGACAAGATACCAGTTGGACCTGACATAGGGATAACAGGAACGATATCAAAACCTACAGTCTTCGCAGCTACTTGAATAGCTAATGGAAGTAATGAAGGGAATTTATCGCCTGAACCTTGCCAAGTGTTGTTATAAAAACCAGCGTTAGCGCCAGTTGATAATGCAGATCCACCACCGAATGATGCACCTGGGAATGCTGGAGGAGCAACAGTACCCATACCGTTTACTACGCCTAGTGAGTTGTATGCACCAGCAGATTCGTTTAATGAATGGTAATGACAATATTTAGTCAACCATCCTTTTTTGTTCTCATCTGTGATACCAGCCTTGCTCTCAATAAGAGGTGACCATGTTTCATAGATTTCTTGTTCGTTAATCAATTTCATGATTTTAGTTGTTTTTTTTAGTTTATTTATCTTTTTGGAAATTTTTGCTCAAGTGCAGAAGCAATATAATTCATATAATCTGAAGAATACGCTTGTGGTTTTGCAGTCTCGGCTACATTTTCACTCTCGTCAAGTTTTTGTACTCCAACCAATTTAGCTCCAAGCTGACGTGTTGACCAGAAATTTTTGATCTGGTAAGGTGTATCTAAATTATAGAAGTTTGACTGAGCAACAATTGATTGCTGATGTCCTTCTGATAAAGATTCCCATACCGGAGCATATTCTGCTGGCATTTCGTCAATAAACTTAAGACCTGTTTTAGTGGTGTCGTCTGACTCGTTAAGAGCTGTTTCGTTAGCCTTTTGTGTTTCGGCTGGTGTTGTTACTGCTTTAGCAGCTTCGTTGATATTTGAAGCGGTTTTTTGTGTTTTAACCGATTCTATTAATGAATCAATCTGTGAAGTTAAGTTCTCGTAGTTTCCAGCAAAGCCAGATTCATTAAGACCTGCTTCTGCAGATAGATTTACATTTTCTACTAATGATGTGGTATTATCAGAAGGCAATTTATTAGCAATTGATTCTGCGATATACTCACTGTAAGCAATACCTTTGTTTAATTTCTCTGCAAGGTATTCTGAATAGTCTAATCCTTTATTAACATTCTCTGCTAAGTAATCAGAATATTCGATATTTTTGTTTAGGTTTTCTGCAATGTACTCAGTGTATTCGATTCCGTTGTTTAATTTTTCTGCAACGTACTCCGTATAAGCAATACCTTTATCTAAGTTTTCACCTAAGTATTCTGAATAAGCAATACCTTTATCTACGTTTTCTGCTAAGTACTCAGAGTATTGAATATTTTGATCCAATTTTTCTGCTAGGTATTTAGAATATTCGATATTCTTATCTACGCTCTCAGCTACATACTCAGAATAAGAAATAGATTTATCAACATTCTCAGCTAGATATTTAGCATAAGAAATATTTTTATCTAGATTTTCAGCCAAATATTTACTGTAGTTGATAGTGCTGTCTAAGTTTTCTGCAAGGTATTCACCATACTTAATAGAATTCTCTAAGTTTTCTGCTAAATACTCTGCATATTTTTCAAGCTTAGCAACTCTTTCCTCAAGAGCTTCATTGGCCTTACTTAAATCTTCAGATTCAGTTAGCGATGTTTTTTGGGTTTTAGCCTCTGCGATAGCGGCTCTCATCGAATCCATTTCCTTTTTCAAGAAGACTGAATACTGATTAAGCTCCTCCGCAGTAACAAATTCATTGTTCTCCATAAGGACTGATTTATTTTTATTGTCTGATTTATTCACGATTTTATTGAATTCTTCGTTATTTTCAACTTTATATATCTTCAATGAAGATTCTTTTTCGATACCTAAAGATTCATTTAAGCATTCTAATGTATTTAATATGCTATTATTCTTTATATCCTGAAATTGCTGTGATGAAAAGCCTTCACTTTCGTAAACTCTTTCAAGCTGAGCATCTTTAAATCCAGGATCTGCTACTAGATCATAGGTAAAGATTTTTTTAATTGCCACTTTTTTATCGTTACCAACAGATCCAGCTGCTCTTGAAGAAATAGAAAGGGGAACACCAGCATCTACCAGGTTCTTAGCTATTCTACCCGCTGGGGTATCAAGAAGCTTCACTTTTATTTTAAGATCTCTCTTACCTTTATCATAATTAAGATCCGTGATCATATGAGAGATGTTCTTAAGCGATACGTCAAATTTCTCGGGGTGATCTAATTCACCAACTAATCTATTCTGAGCTATCTTATCTTTTAGATAATCTAGATGAGGTAAATATTCACTCTCTTCATAAATTCTATTGTTGTTGTTTTCTTTACCGAAAACAGCAGCAATACCTTCTAGGATATAATCATCTGTATCAGACTTTTTAGCTTCTAGAACGGAATTCTGTCTTTCAAGGATGAATACCATGTTTTCATTTATTGATTGTAGTTGTGGCATGTTTTTTATACTACTTTTTTATGTTTATTATATATCGACGGAAAAAATTATTTTTTTCGCTTATTCGTATTTTATCCTGTCCTTTGTCTGTTCAACGAATCTTTTGGCAAGTTCAAAGGCTTCACCATCGGTCGCACTATATTTTCTTGATTTATCACCGAAAGGAGCATATTTGTTTTTAAACTTAACCTGTGTAGCATCTCCTCTACTATCAAAAACCTCTTTTGCAAAAGTTATAGTTTTCCAGTTTTCTATCTTAAGTGCCTCTTTATCCCTTGGGGTTAATATGGTATCAAATAGATTTACACCTCCTGACAATTGCGTGTCTCTCACAACTGTAGAATTTTTTCTATTCTTAATGTCAATGTCATCGGCATTAGTTTTTATATAATAATCATCCTTCTTGGTCTCTGGCTCTTTTTCCTTATCCTCGTCTTTTACCTTAGTGTCATCCGCGTCTTGAACTTCATCTTTTATAACAGGTTTAACCTCTTCCTTCTTTTCTACGTAAGTATAAAGTCCTCTTTTAGATTCTTCCAGTATCTCATCAGTATTAGGATCAATCTCAATCGAAGCTCCATTCTTAGCCTTCCAGTCGGTGGGATCGAGTAAGAAGTTAGTAAAGTCACCTGTCTCATATTTTCCTCTAAGACTAGGGTCCGCATAATCTCTCTCAGTAACAATATAGACTGCTATTTCTGCAGGTCCACTTTTTTGTTTAGATGTTAGATCTATCATCTGAGATCCTTTAGAATCAATATCCTCTGATCCTTCTACTGAATTCCCGCTTACTGTTTTAGTCTGAGCGTCTTCTAATACAGAGTATCCTTGCTTCTTAAAGTCAGAGAATTTAGTTATTACTTGGGATTCCAATAAATCTGAAAAATGAGATGTATTTAAGCTATCATTAACTTCGGTCTTTTCAGCTTCCACTTTATCCTCAACTGATTTTTGTTCTCCTGTTTTTATTTTACTCTCGGTCTCTTTTGACATAGTAACGCCAAAGATTCTATTGAGATCATCGGAAGAATATTTAGATAGTTCCTCTGTGGTTACCTTTTTACCAACAACATTTATTATATTATCCTCAGAGTCGCTGAAATGAAATTCATACTCTTCCGGAGCATTCGGATCAGATACTAATAATGTACCTGACGAACTGTCGAACTCAGACTCGAATAATTCCCAGTCGCATGATCCCTGATAATTAAACAGAGCATTAAGATCTTTCTCAACAGATAGCATTTGGAAATCTAGATCTTCGTTATCGAAGAAACCCCTTTCTATCACATCGCTATTATCAAAAGAAACAAGGGTTAAATCATACTTTGCTATTTGCTTTTGTACCTCTTTCGAGTTAATCTGACTTAATATGAATATAGATTTTCCTTCTGCCTCTGCAACCTTTACTAGCTCCATTGTTGTTCTAGTTTCATTGCTGAATAAGAAAGAAACTGCCATACCCCATCCTCCGGCAGGTTGTGACCAGCATATAGTAATAGGCACACCAATCTTTATTTCCTTAGGATCGAATGATCCTTTAGCAAAATCTTCAACGTTTCCAAATCTAGGAGCTTGATTTCCACTGAACCAATTCCAGGTCGATCCGACAGCATCAATAGCTAAAAGCGCCCATCCTACCGGATTGGTCCATTCAGCTGCTTTAGCAAGTCCACCTACGGCTTTAGCACCAGTAATGAATCCTTTTATCATTCCAAAAGATTTTGCTACTATACCTGCCTTCTCCATGTTACCCAAAGCTTTCTGAAGTCTGGCACCTTCTATCCCTGCCTTACCCATCTTACCCCAGAATGAAACTGCTTTCATTGGATTTATTGCTCCCCAAATTCCCTTTATGCCTTTACCAGCTTTAGTAAGCAGACTAGCAGATTTTACTGCATCCTTTCCTGTTCTTAAAAACTTTATTGCTTTCCATCCTCTTCTCAGAGCAAATGCACCGCCTAAGTATTTAGCACCGGCAAATATTGCGGTCCCAGCTACAGCATAAGTAGCTATTTTAATTCCGTTATTGAGTGCATCCTGAGCTAAACCCGGTCCAGTAGAATCATCGCCTACTTTTCCCATTAATTTTCTGTCACTGATGTCAAATAATCTAAACTTAGAGTTTTTATTCTCTATCTCTAGAGGCATCATTTTATATGCATCCAGTGTTTCGATCAGATTAGCTCCAGACTCCTGATCTTCAAGGCAAAGAAAAACAGCTTTTGGTTTTCCTGGTGTTTGATTTTTAACGAGAAATTCATTATCCAATTTTCCCTCAGCATCTAATTTATTATAGGCAAAGTGAAATTTTACTGTCTTCTCCTCTTCTGCCTTATCATTGGTATTTTCTTCGAATACCGCATCTGAAATAAAATCACCAAATTTAGATACTCTTCCCTCCACTGGATATTCATTAGCTTCTCTTAATGCTTTTTGCATGGAATAACCGCTGCCTCCTAGGGATTCCCTAATTATCTCAGAGATATCGCCATACTTTGGCATCTCCTCTGAATCAGCAACCCATTCGCTAGGATTTTTATCTAACCATTTTTTAAAGTCTGATGAGTATGCCCACCACTGAAAGTCTTCAAGAGATTGGCTTGTTGCTCCCTCCATTTTAAGAGGTATAGTAAACATAGGGAAATCGTTTCCCCTAGCATATTTACCGTCCGTTGCTAATAATATTATCATCGTATTTTTATTTTTCTGTGTATATTTTATCGTAAGACTCGGAATTTACATCTATTAACTTTTCTATATATCCCTCGTTTCTAAGCTTCTTAAATGTTAAATTGCCAATAGAGAATTCGCCATCTTTACTTAATCCCTCTTTTCTCATCTTCATAATTTTCTCTTTCAGCTTAGTACTTCTTTTATAAAGTTCTTTAGCATTGTGCGGGAGCACTGATGAAGATACTAGTCTAGTGTGAAGTTGCTCTATCTCGTATGCCATAGACTCGAATTTTTTATTCACATCATTTTCATCTATTTCTGGCGGATCGAATACTGGGTTCTTTATCCATTCGTTATTTAAAAGAGAAAATAGGCCAGATGCAATGTGGGGTTCTTTTGCGTCCTGAACATATAGTTCAACATCATACCCTCTTATCGATATGTTATGTCTTAGATTCCATACGAATCTAATTCCATCCAAGGCTGATTTAAGTATTTGTGGATTGTCATCATCGACGCCTTCGAGATTAACTATGACATGAACGTCAAGGTCTGATAATTTTGTGTAATTAAAATTAGCTAGGGATCCGGTTAATTGGATATCAACTATATCCTTTTCCTTAAGTATATCATCAAACTTCTCAAAAAATTCTCCTGCTATTCTAAGAAGCTTTTTTCTAACCCTCTGATCCAATGTCCATTCAATATCATCACCCTTGGTTTTCTTAGTCCAGAAAATAGGGCTTAGCTCATCGTGATAGAATGGATTTATCTGTCTCTCTAGTATATGAGAAGATAAGTTAGTGTAATTTTTATAAGATAATACTGAACCCACAAAAAAAGCTTTTCTTGTATATATCAAAGAAAAGCTTTAGATGTTACTGTAAACTGAATATTTAGCTAGGGAAGCATACCTTTAGCATAACTTCCATTACTGTACTGACATCAAGTTCACAATAAGTTTTGATGTTTTCATAGTCCTTATCTATCCAGAACGAATCATTTACTTTAGATCCATCCATTATTCCCTTAGGAGATTCTATACCAAGGGAACAAGAAAGAAGGTCTAAACTTAAGTACTTCTGATGTGTCCAGCTACCAAAAGCAAATACGTCCGAAGTATCAACATAAGGAATCTCCCATGGCTTTTTGTCCCAGATTCTAATATTTGCTGGCGGATTAATACCATTATAAATCATTCTTTTACCTAGGCACGGAACGTCAAAACCTTTTATATTATGTCCACACAGCTTCCAATTCTTTGAAGCTGCATTATTAAGTACCTTAGCTGTTTTAGTTAGAATGTCATGTTCATCGTCACCATAAAAAGAAGCGAATCTTACCTCCCCAGTATCAGTAAATGATCCAAAAGAAACACACACAACTCGGGAAAACTCCGGCTCTAATCCAGCCTTTTGTTTATAGATAGCTTCTGGGTCCTCAGCAGATAATGCTGGATATGCTCCAAGATAATATGCTTCCCTCTTTTTCCATAGCTGCCACAAACGGGGATTAGCATCATGTAATGTTTCAAGATCCTTATAAAGAGCTGCTGTTTCAACATCAAAATAAAGATATTTATAAATGTCTTCTTTTTTAAACATAATTTGGTTTTTTACAAAGATAATAGAATATTGCGGAAATAAAAATTATTTCTTAGAATTTTTATTTATTACTATAGGAGGAAGAGACTTATGATCCATCCTATATTTTAAACATGCATCTTCCCTTGCTGGGGATTCTATGATTACATCTATATCCAATCCGAATGTAGGTATCCTTCTTTTAAGGTATTCCGATTGTTTTGGCATAGAGGGTATTCCATAGTCATCACATTCTTGTGATTCAGAGTGTATAAATACAGGTTTCTGTCCGGCCTTCCAAGTTGAGCATGAAAGAAAAAGAGCCTCTCTTATACTAAGACCCCCATCATTAAACTGATGTGGGAGTAGTCTAAAACATATTGGGATATTAGATCTGTAGTAAATGCCAGATAGAAGATCTGTAACTGAAAAAAGACTGGGTTTGTCGTCATTAACAACACAAAGTTTAGAAACGACGCTATTATCCATTTCCAACAATCTCTCACAAAAGAGATCCATGGTATTTCTTCTGTTTCCATAAGCCGATCCAACTCTAACCATTATAGATGGGTAATTAACACCTATTAAATCCAGAATGCTAGATAACCTGGATAGTAACGATATTGTAGAGCTCTTAATATTATCTAATTGAGTACCTAAAAAATACTCCCTATTTATGTATAGAAATATTCGTAAATCATTTTTAGTGATTGCAGAATTTATTTCGTCTATTATATGGGATACACCGGATTCCTCCTCTATTACTTCCTTGAAGAAATTTGGGGAAAATTTAAAATCACACACGTCTATGCAGGTGATTTTTATATCGATCTCAAGATTTAATTTTATGTTGTCCCTGATCACACAAAGAAATTCCTCGTATGAATTTATCTGTGGGCTTAGATCCACTGATTCAGAATGAGGACCTATATAAGATAGTTTTGGTGGATTTTGTCCTAATATCATTTGATCTTTTTAAGATTGTACTGATAAAAGGATTTTTAGTTTCCGGTAAATTATCCCCCTGTTGTTTCCAGCCCTAATTCGGACGAATTATAAACAGTTTTAGAATTATATCCCTTATCAACGATTTCGCTGTTTTTGTATTTGGTTTTAGTGGAAATGTTACCATGTTCACCCCCCTGTGCAAATTTAACGGAATTGCCCTTAATCTCTATAACTCTTTCGGTCTTTTTACCCTTATTATAAACTTGAATGAAATATCTATATCCTATATTATTAGGATTTCTGAATGCTCTAACTATAACCCCAGTTACTTTATCCTTTGAATCTAAAGGTTCAGCTATTACTACATCACCTATTTTAAATTCATCGCCTTTTACATTGGTTGGCATATTGGGATCAGTACCAACAGAAACCGATAAATCGTTAAATGGTTTATAGTTTATTTTTAGGACGCCATTAGCTCCTCCATAACCATAGGTATCACCAAAAGCTCCGCTTTCTCCTCCAAAGTCCTCGTTTATCGATTTAATATACTTCATTATGCTATTTATCTTCGGAGGCCTCACCATTCTGAAGCGCTAGAAGATCTTTTATTTTTGTAGCCAATTCAAAATTCTCAGTGTCGATTGCTTTCTTAAGCATCGATTCCAGTCTATTAATATCTGATTCATCCTTTTCCGAATCTTTTTTCTCAGTATTACCTATCACATGAATTCTCTGTGGTGAATAGATAACCTCCAAGCTAGAGTCGAATCTTATATTTAATCCAGCTTTTATGTCACCCCCAATAGGTTCATCATCCTCATCATAGTCATCATCTCTTAATTCTACCCATTCCCCATTAACCCAGAATATCATCCATGGACCATAAAAAAGCTCAGCTACATCATTATCAATAGCATAGTTAAGTAATATCTTAAGCTCAGATTTAATGTCATTTTTATTTAGGGTATCAGAAAATACCTTTCTTTTAATACCGGGAATTACTGATGTTCCCTCCCCTACTCCTATCTTAAAGCATTTATTAACTTCAATAATAGAGTCCCAATCCAAGCTGGAAATAACCTTGTCGATTAGTTTGTTATTCGGTTTCTTCATTTCTTATATATTTCTATTTTTGAAACCCTGCCTGGTCCGATATGTCAGATACCCAAGAAGCGTATTTAGCTGGATAAAAATTCTTAATAGTTTCTATGTCTCTTTTGGATACCCTATATTTATCCCTTATGAAAGATTCTATTAATTCCGATGCTTTAACCTCCTCTATCTTAATTCCTTCCGATTTCTTAGTCTTTGTATATAACCAAACTGGTGGTTTAGAAAACCTTGCTGAGAGGGTTCCGTGCCACCAATCTACCACAGGAGCAGGTACAACCTTCAGCTTATTGAACTGATTTGCTTGAACTGGAAATTGTATAGCCATTATTCGGTTGATCATAAAAAAGTTTCTAGACTTGTCTATTTTACCGACCGCTTTCCACTCATTAGCTTTGTTATTAAAAATGAGTTTTATTATATCAAATAATTGCATATTGTATTATTTTAAGAAATTTTCAAAAGGATCAAATCCCTTAGGTTGAACTGGAGTAACTATCCATTCGGTTCCATCTAGTATTTTTATTCTGTCCAGTGTTACTGATTTCTTTTCTAGCTTGATTCCTCTTGTAGTTTCCATTTTACATAGGAAAGAAACATTCTCAGGTATTACCGTGTTATCTAACCACATAAGTTTGATATTTCTTAAGAAATTATTCTTTACCTTTATCCTATTTTCTGTGCTATCAACTCCTTTGCATATCTTTAGAATTAAAGGGGATATCCAATTTAAAAAATCATCGTCAGCGACTAATGATTTTATTGATAAATTTTTCCATTTAGATTCGATCAGAAGGTCGTAAATTTTCTCCGCACTCTTTGGGGTAAATCTAGTGATCTTTCCAGCATTTTCGAATTCCCATACGCTAGGTACAGAATCACCCTTGTCACCTATTAATATCTTATTAAATATGAAGGGAAAGCTGTCTATCTCTTCTATATCAACTTTCTTTAAGAAATCTTTAAGCCTTTCTTTCTCCGGTGAAATAGTAGATCCCATATTGAATATGCTAACCTCACTTTTTGTTTCATTTAGCCAATTTTCCTTCCATCCTTTAGGTACTGAAAGAACATTCTTTTTAGAATTACTGTTCCAAGTTGCTGTCCAGACATCGGGGCTCTTCATTCTAGCAAGCTGGTGTAAATCTTTATCCCCGCTTATTATGATACAACTTTCTCCTATATCGTTGAATTTTTCAGACCAATATAAAAGGAGATCGTCTCCTTCTGCTCCCTCAACCTTAGAAAAAATAAATCCCATTTTTTCCATGTGAGTTCCGAATGACTGCATAAGATCAAAGAAAATAGACCAGTCTACATTTTCGTCCTTTACCCTCCCTGATTTGTATCCGCCATCTTCAATTTCTACGTCCTTTCTCCAACTTCTACTATCTGATGCAAAAACTAATCTTCCGCCTACTGGTAGCATTTTAAGACATGAACATAAATCAGTAGCAATCTTTCTGATAAACATAGATTGATCAGATTTGCTTTTCAGAACTTTTCCTGGATCTACATTAGATCCATATCCTGCAAATACTCCAAATGTTTTATGGAATATGTAGTTACCGTCTATAAGTATATTAATCATTTCCTCTTCTTATTTTTTCTAATACCTCATCTATCGTGAAGTTTGGGTTTTTTATTATACAGTCAAAATCAAAAAAGTTTTTAAAATCTTCCCTGTCTGCATTAATTCTTCTCTCTGCTTTATCTGCGTCGTTCCTTCCTGCTAGCCTTTCTCTTAATATATGTTCATCAATATCGATGAACATTATAAGTGAATCTTTTCTATCTTCAGGTTTAAGTTTTTCTATTCCCGAAGGGGTCATGATAAAAAGATTAGCTCTATAGAATTCGTCAAGGGACGTTCCGTAGAACCAACTATTAAATTCTACCCATTCATAGAATTCACCTTCCCGTGTCATTCTCATAGCCTCGTCATAAGTAACGAAGTAATAATCTACCCCGTTAAACTCCCCTTCTCTAGGAGGTCTAGATGTATGTGAGACTGAATAGGTTAAATCTTTTTCTTTAAGTAACTTAACTAAATGATCCTTTCCTGATCCGCCCTTTCCTGCAATTATTATTCTTCTCCAGTTATCTTTCATATCAATCTGTTAGTTTCTGTATTTGAAACACGAGTGATAATAAAGAAACCATAGGATCTATAACTTGAGTTCTTTGTGACTGATGATCTGCAACCAATACGATGACAGCAGGAATTATCTTCTTTAATTCAGGCTTATTGTTAATTATCCAATTTATAAACTCCTCACCAAGTGCGGACATTACCTCATCAACCTTTCCCTGATATTCACCTACTATATTCTGATAATTCTTAACAGGATCTTTTGATGTTGTTATGAGAGTATATAAATCCTCATATGACCAGCCAAGCTCATTTATCTTTGCAGAATCTACTTTCTTTATACCTTCGATCATCCACGTTTGAACCTTATTAAGAGCTGATCTAAAATCAGGGTAATAATTCTTCTGAAACTCCACAAGAGATTCCGAATCTATTTCAATTCCGATTTTTCCAAGGATCAATCCTATTCTCTTATTCCATTCTACTTTTAATTCCTCTTCCTCGTTACTGTTTACCGGGTTAAAATCAACAACTTCGAAACGGCTTTGAATTGCATCAGGAACCTTATTGATATAGTTACACGTAGCAATGAATCTAGCATTGCCAGCGAACTTTTCGACCGTTCCCCTTAGTGCTTTATAGAATTGATCGGAAGCTCCGTCAAACTCATCTAAAATAACTATTTTCTTAGACGATTTTCCGTCCATCACTGAAATGGTGGAACAGAAGTCATTTATTTTTACTCTAATAGTTTCCACCGAGCTCTCGTCGGAGACGTTTATAAACATACTAGGATAGCCGTTAGCTAAGATTTTGGCAAGAGTTGTTTTGCCACATCCTGGAGGTCCGCTTAAAAGTACATTATGACCTAGACCGTTCGTAAAAAGATTTGATATCCTATGAGGAAGTATCATATGTTTAAGCTCCTTTGGTCTAAGCTTTTCTGTTAAAAGTTCTTGTATCATATTGTTTCTATAGCTAAAAAATGAAGTTGTTTCTTAAAATTTTGAAGAAAGGTCGTCTGCAGAATCTTTATCATGTCTAATGTCTACAAAACGAGGTAAGAAAAGAGATCTATTCTCGTGCTTATCTGTAATAGTGACGTTATATAAAACTGCTGCGATTTTTCCAATGTGTGAATCCGGATCTTTACTTAAAGATTGTAAATCAAGATCAGTGAATCCTGATCCAACTTTAACATTAAGTGTCTTTGAAGCATCAGTCATAATAAACCCACCGATATAGCCTTCTCTTTTACCTTCACCTGGATACCATCCAGTAATTTCAAGGTCACATTCATTAACCTCTTTGAACTTGACCCAAGATTTAGATCTTTTGCATTCATAAGCACCGTTGTCTTTACAGATTACGCCCTCCCCGCCAATATCTACGATTTTTTTATAAATTGCAGGGACTTCACCAGGATCAGAAAGCTCCCACATCTGAGCCAGCTTAACTGGAGATTCATCAGATAATCCGCTGGTAATTTTTTCTAAAGTGTGTCTACGATCAATATACTCTAAAACACCAGCTCCTTTATCTAGTGTTACAAGTTCATCAAAATCGAAAACATTGAATAAGAATCCACTCTCTATATCAATACTTGCTGTTCCTTTTAGTATTTGTGTCACCTTACCGCTAACCGACTTTCTATTTAAGTCCGTTAATTCACCATCAAAAAACCAATTACCAGATAAACCTGAGTTTATCATGCAAAGTTTTAGATCGAAAGTTATCTTGGGGAAGCAAGAAGCATTGAGCTCATTAAATGCCCTCGTAAAATATGTTATCTCACCGTTTTTATATACGGCAATTACACGGACACCGTCATATTTTTCCTCACAATAAATTTTGTCCCATTTATCTATTGTTGAATGATCGTCTGTAGCTAACATTAATGAAGGGTCTGGTATTAATTCTCTAGAAACCGCCTTGTTAATTAATTTTGCACCAATCCCTATGTTCATTCTCTTGGTTAATATCTTCATAAGAGTCTTGCGGAGTTCTTCGTCTTCGCTTTCAACTTCTGATAATTTAGAAGATAATAATGTTTCCGCTCTAGATCTTAGCGAATCGTTTGCAGCAGGTGCTTTCTTTAAATCTTCAACCAAATCATTAAACTCCTCCCATAAATTGGGATTATGCTCTTTAGACTGGGCTGGAAAATTTAACTTATGAAGCTTAGTAGTAACAAAAGGATTGAAGCATGTATCCAGGATATATTCCATCTGTGGATTTATTGACTCCTTAATTAATACCTGTTTTGCTTTTTGCGAACCATCGCCTGTTAGAGATTCTACCACCTTTAGAATCTTAATACTGTTTACCATCTCATCAAATTTCATATATTGTATATTTTTTACAAATATATGAAATGATAACGGTTAAAAAAAATTATTCAGCATAATTTTGGGAAAGAAATTATTGTAATGACAGTGGCTATCTAATATCTTCTATTTCACATTTTAACCATACTATATTGAGCCATATAGTATATCGAAGATGTTATGTTGATATGAGGGGTAGAGTCGCTTATAACTGACTATAAGCTGTATTAAGAAAATACTTATAAAGTTACTTCTGGTGCTTTCTCTTCGTCACCTTCAGCTGGAGCAGCTTCACCTTCAGCACCTTCGGCTTTAGGAGCTTCTTTTGCCTCTTTTTTCTTGTAATTTTCGTTAGCTGCTAATTGATCTGGAGTTAATCCGAGATATCTTTGGATAAGGTAATCATTATCAAAATATGCTTTTTCTTCCTCGCCAGCTTTAACCTTAAGCTCTCCTAGACCTTTGATGAATTCACTTCTTTTAGAAAAATTGGTTAATTGAACCATCTCTTCGAATTCGCTCTCCCTATGGAAATCTAATCCAAGATTTGTTTTAAAGCTTCTATCTCTAGATAGCTCAGGAAAATCTAAACACATCTGAATGTATAAAGGCTTTACCAATATCTCCTGAAATATTGATCTTAATCTTCTTAGAAATTTCTCGAATCTTATCTCATCTCTTTCCAATTGATCTATTCCTGTCTGATAATTAACTGGGCCAGAAGCTCTAGATGCAAACCTAGCATAAGGTATCTTCGAATCCATTTTAAGCTTATTATAGAAATAAAGAACATTATCCATAACGTTGAAATCAGGTCCGCTTGGATTAAGAGACTCGATTTGAGGTGATTGACCATTCTGTTCTGGAAATAGGTAGTTTTTATAAAACTGAACCTTAGGTCTTCCATTAACTGTTAATTCTCCTGATGCGTCATTAATTGCGATATCTTCCTTATAGTTTGACATTAGCTGTCCTAAAGTTTGCATCGCTTTTTGTGGAGATTGGCTTCCTGTTGGTATAATGAACTTAAGCCTATAAGAAGCATTCATAACATTCCAGATTATTCTGGAGTTTTCCATAATTCTAAGAATGTTATACGATCTAACTAATCTCTCAATATAGCTAACTCTAGATACGCTGTTTCCTTTAGCATATGAGATATAGACAATCTGCTCATTGGTGAGCTTTCTGGTCATTTGAGGATTCTTTGGGTATTGGATCCAAAATTGCTGATATTCGTTTTCACCTATTTTTTCAACCGCTGGCTGAAGTGAAGAAGCATCTAATTCTTTGAATCCTATTATCTCCTTACCCTTATTGTCATAGATAATCTCAAAAGCAAGAAATCCATCTATTAGGAACTGTTTAAAATATTGCCATCCTAGTATAGAATTCTGAAATCCAAAAACATTATAAATCCTGTTATAATGATCGGCTATCTTATCCTTTACCTTTTCCTTAATATCTAGATTAATGAAAGAAGGATTAGCAAAATAATTTCTATCGTCGTATGTGATAGATTCGTCTGTAATAGTATCAAGTATAAATTCAATTTCTCCATTTAGTGAAAATTTTCTTAAGAAGTTTCTTTTTTCTATATAATCCTTATCAAAATAAGCAATATATTTTCTTACCTTAGTATCCTGATAGGAAGCTGTCCAATAGAAAGCATCATCCTGAGTAAACCCAGTTCCTTGCTGAGAGAAAGCTCCTTCAGTTTTACCTATAGCCTGAGAGTTTCTAACGACCATATCGTCATACTGCATACCAAACTTGGAAACCTTCCCGAGGTTCCTTATTATGTTGCCTAGAGCTGACTCGTTAGGTCTTAAAAAATCTAAAAATCCTGCCATTTCTTATTTTTATAATGTTACCTCTGGTGCTTTTTCTTCCCCTTCTTCACCCTTCTCTCCGCCTTCTTTCTTCTCCGCCTTCTTCTTTTCCTTCTCTTTTCTCTCCATGGCTTCCTTGTTTGCAATGATATCTTGTCTAGACATACCAAGGAATGTTTCAATAAGAAATGCAGTAGAGAAATAGGGTTTTTCTTCGTCTCCAACTAATCCTGCCATAGCAGTAACAGATTCTTTTCTTTTGTTTATCACGTCCATTTCTTGATTGATCTTAAATGGATTATCAGAAAAATAATCAAGTCCTAATTGACTTTTAAACATGAAGTCTTTTTCCAAATGAGTATATTTCTTAGCCATCTGAATCCAGAGTGGCTTAGTTAATATCTCTTGAAATACAGATCTTAATCTTTCGATAAATTTGGCAAATCTTACTTCCTCCTTGTCCAATCCTTCTGCACCGTTAGAATAAGGGGAGGTATTACCGCCATCAGGGGTATGAAATCTAGAAGGCGGAACTTTTGATTCCTGAACAAACTTATCAAAGAAATATGATAAAGGTGCTGGATCATTCAAGTTAGGTCCTTCAGTATTAACAGGCTCGATAGTAGGTGTACCATTAACACCAGAAGGCATCAGATAGTTCTTATAGAACTGTATTTTAGGTTTACCGTCTACTAGTAATTCTCCGCTATCGTCATTTAGCTGAATATCTTCCTTATAGATACTCATAAGTTCGCCTAGTGTCTGCATCCCCTTTTGTGGTGATTTAGTACCAATAGGAACTGTCATCTTTAATCTGAACGAAGAATTCATTACTGACCATATAATTCTGGTATATTCTATAATCCTCAGAATATTATAAGGTCTAATCAATCTCTCAATATAACTTACTCTAGAGATCGAGTTTCCTTTAGCATATGATATGTAAATTATCTGGGGATCGTAAAGTACTCTTCTTCTTTTTGGATCCTGAGGGAATTGTGTCCATGTATTGATAAACGTACCATCTATTTGTTTCTCAACCGATGGCACAATAGTAACCGGATCTAATTCTTTGAATCCTACGATATACTTACCGTCATTATCATAGATTATCTCAAAGCATAAAAATCCATCAACTAAAAACTGTCTGAAATATTGCCAGCCAGTTATATCGTCACTGAATCCCCATATATCATAAAGCTTTTTGTAATTCTCATATAACTCATCTTTAAGCTTCTCGTTGATGTTTGTTATATCAATAAAGTCTGGATATGCAAAAAAGTTAGCAGGATCATAAGATATAGCTTCATCACATATCGTATCAAGTACCCATTCTATTTCTGGATTAAGCGAAAACTTTCTCAAATAATCTCTTTTTCCCTTATAGTCCTTGTCAAAGTAAGAAATGAATTGTCTTGTAGTGATATCCTGCTTTGCTAACGTCCAAAGCATGCTTTCGTCTTCTACATTAGCCTTATTCTTATTTAAGAACGCAGCTTCTGTTACACCAACTGCTTGTGAATTTCTGATGACCATGTCATCATACTTCATACCAAAAGTACTCAGCTTTCTCACCGATTCTCTAATCCTCTGTATAACAGGGGATTGGGATGGATCATTATTATCTACAAAACCGGCCATTTAGTATATTTTAGTTATTCTAGTTACGAAACTCAAATTAATTTCGATTGATATTCCTTATATATCCCTGCTATATCTAAGCCCTCTACTTGGGATTTTCTAAGATATGGTAATTTATACCAATCACCAAGATCTAAAATGCTGATCTCTCTTATGAATGATGTCTTAAATCCAAAAACTGCAGACTCATAACCTGTACCTAAAAGAATTTTTTTAAGATTCCGATTTGTTAAAGGCAAGGGAGTTATTGCTCCCCCTTTTGTGTAATGATTCTGATTCTTCTCTATGAGACTACCAAAGCTATCGTATATTTTACCTAATATTTTCAGCCTATATTCGGGAGGGGTTACTATTAGGTCTATACCAGAGAGTATAACACCATTCTCCTTTGTCTGGTAGGAATCAGTACATAGTACTATTGGGTTTCTGTCTATAAACTTTCTTTTCTCAGTGATCTCACTGTCTGTGGGATAAGGGAAAGAGTATATCTCGCCTGGTATAAACGGAGGAGAGAACTTTTTTTCTGATTTTCCCCCTTGGAAATACTTTTTTGAAAATATATCATCAGTATTCTTTACAAGATCTGCAATACTGGGGAATTCTTTTTTATATTCTAATACTAATTCTGAATATGTCATCTACTTTTAAATAGGAATTTTTCATCGACCACGCCGAATCTAAACCCTCTTTTTTCTGCCCATTCCTTTGCTGCTTTGAATTTTGCCTGATTGGTTATCCATACCTGCATACTATGATTATATGACTTTAACTTAGCAAGTGTCATAGCTCCTTCGTAGATAGGCTTTTGAGTTTGTCTTTCTGGTTTTATTTCGATAATCCACTCTTGCTCTTCCTCTGATTCTTTAAGTACCTTTATATAGAAATCTACATTATAATCATGCTCTTTCTTATCGAGCGGATTAAAATACTTAATTGCTATAGGCTCCGAACTCCATTTTAATATAGAATCATTGGTATCACAATAAACGCAAAATCGATATTCCCATGAAGATCTGTATATTATATTATGAATGTCGCCAATATACTTTTCCGGCTTAGAGGGTTCAAATTTTCCGGATTTATAATCACCATTAGGCTTTACCTTCTTTATATCGGTCATGGAGATTCTAATTAAACGTTATAAGAGTTATCGTCACCAGTTATATAACTAAATGGTATCATCTTAGGACTTTTTGGTGGATGTAGTTTCTTCCACCCCTTTGCAAATCCGTTCTTAGCTATTTGTGTAAAATAAGCAAATGGATTATTAGACTTTTCTGGGTTGAATCTGTCCCAATATTTACAAAGATCTTCCATAGCAAATGCCATGCAGTCTTCTTTGTCTTCGGGATCTTTATAAGCCATTTTTTTAGATATACCCTGTATCATCAGGTTAAACATCCTTATGGTCTCAGGGGTTAGCTTACCCAATTTTTTCGATTCTATAACAGCGACAATAAGTTCACTATTTCTAACATATTCTTTTGCCATTAGTTCTTTTATTTTTTAAGGTTGGTGTTACTCTTTCTAGTAGAAAAAGTGTAAATTATTTCAAAAAAAAGAGAACGTAGGCTATTGTCTACGTTCTCTCTTGATTTAATGTTATTTAGAATCTTCTTTAGTTTCTTCCTCTTCTTGTTCTTCTTGCTCTTTACCAGTTGGTGCTTTACTTAATTTTCCTACCGAAGAATCTACAAACTCTTTTCCTGGTGAATTTTGATTGTCTGCCTTAGGAGCGAAATAGAAGTTACGACTTAGTTTTTTTTTAAATCGTCTGCTTCGTCTAGGTTGTATCCCATTTCGTCATTTACTTCGAAATCAATATCACCTTCTGCTCCAGGAGCTTCAGCTAGATTCATAAATTTATCCAATGAAGTTACATGCTTTGTTTCTTTAGCATTTTTACCTTTTTCCGGTGCATCAGCTAAATTAGCATCTACACCTTCTCTGATATTATATCCTATTTCTTTGTTCTTTCCGTCTGCGTCTTCGCCTTCAAAGTCAGTTTTATCTTTAGTCTCTGGTGCTTTATCATCTAAAAGATCTTCACCTTCAACTTTAGCTTTTTCTTTCTTGTTGTTACCTGGTGCCTTAGCCATTGCATCTGCTTTAGCTTTAGCCTCATTTACAGTTATATTGTAACCGTGCATGTGATCTAATTCCATTTCGATCTCTCCACCTTCACCTTTAGGTGCTTTGGTAAATCCGTGTCCGTCTGCAAATGTTTTCAATAAAGCTTTTTGCTCTTCTTCGCTTAGTGCAGATTTATTTAGGTTTCTTGAAATCTCATCAGATTCTTTAACGTCACCGCCTTCTTCTTCGCCTTTAGCATCGTTATCAGAATTTTTTTCTGCCGCTTGACTTAGTGCTTCTTCTAGATCAGAGATTTCATTAACTAAGAAATCTGATGTTTTACCTGTGTCTAAAAGAATAGTGAATCTACCTGAAGATCCATCTACAGATATGATCTTTCCAGTTTCACCTGATTCTTTAACTTTAATATAATCACCAATGTTAAATTTCTCATCCTCAGATAGTGTTTCTACATCGGGAGTGCTTTCAACTTTACCTAGTTCTATATTGATCTGATTCCATTTTTCTCTCAATACTGAAAGTTCATTATTAAGTAGGGAATGTGCAGATTTCATTTCTTTTGAAGCAGCATATAATGGATTGTTTTCCATTAAGCTCTCAACTTTATTGATTTGTTCTTCTACTCTAGAAATATTTTCTAATACTTTAGTTCTGTCATTAATCATGATAGACTTAAGTTTTTGCTCTCCGTCCAAAAATTCGGTTAATCCTTCAGAAATATCATATCTTAAGTAGTCCTTAACCATTTTAACAGCTTGAGATCCATTTACTTTATAAATTGAATTCTCTCTCATTCCCTCATTAATCCTTTGAAGGTAGATTTCATTGTTCCATTTGATAAGGTTGATAGATACACCTTCGTAAATATTAGAAGTTATATTCTTAGCAAAATCTAATTCAACGACATTAGAGAAGTTTACATAAAGATTAAGGATATCATTAACTACTTGAGATTCGTTAACAGCAAAATGAGATGCTGATTCTAATCCTAATACCTTACCTAATTCACCAACGCTTCTGAAGTTTAATTTTGATTTACCAAGATAAACAGATACGCTTTCATTTTCTTCTACTAAACTAACGTATTTCTTACCTAATTGAATTAGAATACCATTTTCGTTAATTCTAACATAAGATCTAACTGATGCGTTTACCAATCCGATATAATCAGATGGAACTGAGCCAATTTCTTTAGTACTTAATTTCCTGAAAGATTCACCCTGTGCTTCAAATAGGCTGTTACCTATTGCAAAGATAGTCTTATCACCTTCGATTAATATTGGTGAGTAAATTCTACCTACTTTTGATTCTCCCTGAGCATTAACAGGAATTTCTAATTTTCTAGAATCAGCTGCTTCGTTAACATTAAGATAATTGATTAAATTTCTAACAACTGGATTGAAAGACCATTTAGTAATTTCTTTAGATAATAGACCAGAAGATTTACCTTCAGAAATTAACCAGTTGTTTAATGACTCGCTAAGCTCAGAATAGAAGCTATAGTTTCCACTTTGCTTGATAGATTCTAAAACTTTAGATACTTCGATTTCTCTAGAGAATTTAGTAGATTTCTCTTTTAATCCCTCGATCAAAGGTAAAACAGTAACGTCCCATTTGAATGATTCTAATTCAGCAATAAAGTTATTAATTACTGCGAATTCAGGTACGTCTTTATTTGCGATGATATTTGCATATTGCTCGCAAACAATTTTAACCTTAGGGTATTCGTATATGGAAAGGCTTCTTAACTTGTTGATCGATTCTAAAACTCCTAGATTTTTTAATCCCTGAGCATCAACAAAAGATTTAGCACTATCGTCATGCGAAGCTAAATTGTTTAGGCTTTCCAATAATGAATTGCTAGTATCTTCTTTCTTTTCTTCCTTATCTAAATAGGAACCAGAATTATTTAAAGATGCGTTAGCTTTTAGTCCTTTCCAGGATTCCATTAAAGATGATGCTGCTTTTTTAGAAGCCTCCATCTGTTCGCTCTTTATTGATTCCCAATGATTTTTTAATTCTGGGGTTGCTTCTACATTTGAAGCTTGCTCGTTAAGAGCGGCAAGAACTTGGCTTTCGCTCATTTCCGATGATCCGTTAAGATAGCTTTCGCATATCTGTCTAACATCTGGAGATTTTGTTAGTTCTTTCAATTTTTTAACTTGGTTTATAAAATCCATGGTCTTTTGTTTTTTTAATCTTTTTATATATCCATGTTATGGATAGAAACTTTTTACTATATATTTAAACTATGTAGCATTTTATCACTTACAGACTAAGATTTCTAATTTAATATCTATGTCAGCATGTGTATTACAGAAAACTATGCCTCCCAGATCCGAATATACCCCAGGCTTAGATAAAAGCCATCCTTCGTAAATTGAATCAGTAGCTGATATTCTTTTTCCAGAAAGCACCATTAATTCACCCATATAGTAGGTGTTTCCTAAATAAGTCCATTCTAGGTATTTTCTTGATTCTACTGTAGTTGAAGGAAATACAGCTTTTACCCCTATGAATGAAACATATCCGAGATCATCACCAATATCGGTTTGTTCCAGTAAAAAGCACTTTCCTGCTTTTAAAGTAACCCTACTTTTACTAAAAGATACTGTTTCTTCTAAAAGATCCTTCATATCCAAGTAAATGGGTAGCTTCATGCTATTACCCTCATCTAACACAAGGCTTCCTCGATAAAATCTGAATCCCGTTCCTTCATCATACGGGCATGTTATTGGTTTAGTTGCCATTTTATTAGTTAGCTGTTATTATAGTCAATTTAACCGTCTTTGACGTTGGGTTAGTGAAGGAAAGCCCTCCGTTTCCTGTATTGGCTGGTCCGGTGTGACCATAGGTAGAGAATGGATCAAGATCCCAGCCTTTCCAGTGAAGATCTTTTTTTATAGCTCCCGTTAGAACCATAAACTTGCCCATTATATTTCTTGTGTTTCCCTTATAATCCCAAAATAGAATTTTCTCGTCGGCTTTAGATTCTGGCAGATAGTATGCTCTAGCTACTATCATTGATGCTTCGCCTAAAGTTCCTTCAAAAGAACCTGGGTCTATATTAACAGAGTTTAAAGGTCCTATTGTAAACGTTTGTTTTTGGAAATCTGAAAAATCTTGAAGTGGATGAAAAAAAGATGCAATGTCAAGATAATCTAGGGTAGCAGCTTTTTGGGTAACCACTAAGGATTCTTTTATAAACCTAAGCTCTGGCTTTTCGTTGAATTCTCTAAATGTAGCTTCTATCCTGGGTAAAGAATCCCTATTAATTGCTATATTAGTATAGACAGTATCAAATCCCCCGGTTGTTCCCGACATCGGATTAAGTGGATATCCTGCAGATCCTCCAGCTATTTGATCTCCGCCATCGGTAAGAGCCGATCCTCCGTCAAAGTTATATGTTGATATGTCCTGATCTGCCACCTTTAATTAATTTATTTTTGTTGGGTCAATCTCAACCGATGTGTTATATCTTCCAATATTTAATGATTCTACACTTTCACCAACTGGTTCGGCTAATGTTATAGGATCAACCTCAGTAACAGACTCAGATCCAACAATAGAATCTGATGCAATCTCGGAAGTATTATCATATGAATCTAATCCGCTAATGAACTCTATTTCTTGAGAATCCCCACCATCAACTACATCCTCTACCTTTTCATCTAGAGATTCAATTGAATCCTCGATCATCTCTATTTTTTCTTCTAAGGCCTCTATGGTTTTTTCGGGTGCTATTGAATCATCAGATGGTTTAATGTAGTCAACTAAAGATTTTATGAATCCTAATGCAACAACAGGAAGTATTGCTCCACTAACAAGGGAAAGAACTCTTTTCTGATATATGAGATCCTCCTCAGTAAGCCCAAATAATTCGATCCAACCCTGGAAATTATTCAAATGAGTGTATGCGTAATACGTGTTACCCATAGCTTGCATAAGGGTTAATATTAAAAAAAGACCCCAAACTATACCCTTGTTCATTTTATCTAAAGTAATAATAGAAGCAAGAGAAGCTGCAGCACCAACTTCGAAAGCCAATGCAAGACTTATAGCTAACCAATTAGGATTGGATAGCTTAAAGAAGTCTATTACGTGTATTGTCGAGATTACAGAAACAAGTAGGTACAGCGTAACAAATGTACCTATTATGAAATAGCTCGTTGTTTTCTTTCCCATTATTTAAAACTTTCAAGTTTTTTAATTTCAAGATCAATTTCAGATTGGCGATTAACGTCCATGATTTTTCTGTCCGTAGATTGAATCATTCTTTTTTCTACCTTTAATCCCTCGATCTCAATAATCTTATTAAGCTCGTTTTTAGTACAAAGCGAATCCATATAAGAGCTTTGTATCTTAGCATTTTTCTGTAGCTTATCTACGTCTCGATTAACTCCACATTGTCTCAATAGGATAATAAGGGTTAAGAATAGGGTGATAGCCCAAGAATAACTTTTAATTTTTTCTATCGTTTTCATATAGCTGTTTTTTATTTCTTTATATATATCTATACCGAAACACAACAAAAAACCGATCCTTAAAAAAAGACCGGTTTTTTTATATAACGTGGTTTATTCTATTATCCCAAAGAAACCCCTTGCATAGCAGCTCCTAATTGCTTTTCTAGATCTTTAATCTCAGCAACATCTTTCTTAGCATCGCTTAATGCCTGATCAAAAGGCTTATATAATTCGATAAAGGTTTCAGCGCTTTTAAGTCCTTTACCTCTGCCTTTAGAGATAAAATAATGACTTGCTTCCAGCGGTAAAGCAGACATATAAATAACCTGATTCTTTACTCCCTCTTTTTTAATCTTTTGAATTTGCTTACTTACTTCTTTAACACCCAAAGCTTCAGTAGAATTCCACTCAGCCTCATTTGCCATGAAATCTTCATATTTAGCTAAAAGCTCTTGGCTAAATGTTATTGCATAAACTTTAGTTTTGATCTCTTCCTTTCTAGATTGGATTTGGGATTCTAAAGACTCAACAAGATCCTTATCTATAGAAAGACCGCTCTCTTGGTTTAAAGTATCGAAATCGATAGATGAAGATGCTCCAGGCCCTTCCTGAACTCCTAATGTAGTTTCTTTTTGCTTTGCCATATTGTTTTTGTATTTATTTATTTTAGTTGTTTTTATGTAATTGTTTCTTAATCGATAGAAAAAATATCAAAATCTACTCTATTATCATTAAGGTATGCTCTAAGAGGCTCTCTCAAATCCTTTGTCCGATATACTTTCGCAGGTCCTTCCGGACCAATATGACAAAGGAATCCATCTTGAGTCTCTATGTTTGCTTCCTCCTCTAATATCAGTCTATATAGACTAATCTGGATGGAATATTCATTATGATTGTTTTCATAGAGGTGTGAGAAAGGTCTAAGTAATTTTTTATATCTACCCTTGGGATGCTCGTCATGCTTAAAATCCCCATTTGTCTTCCAATCCCCAATTAGTAAAAATGGCTTATCGTGTTCTTCTGACCAAAAAAGAAATGGCTGATCTATAGTTCCAGCTAATCTCCATCTTCTAGAAAATATTTTTAGCTCCGACTTAAGTGGTAATAAAACACTTAGTCTTTTATCGTGGATCTCCATGAACTTTTCAATTCTTTCCCTTAATATCTCATCATCGGGAATAATCGGGGCTTTACCACTCCAAAAGTCTTCTATCCATTTATGAACTCTAGTACCCAAGCTATTAGCTACATCAGCCTTACCCTGCCATTCATTAAGAACTACCGAAACATCAACACCTCTCTCGTCTGCCTTTCTTTTAGACCAATATTCTCTGTCAAAGGGAACTTTAAATGTTTTGAGAAATGTTGTTACCGAATCAAACTTTGAAGAGTTATATCGATATACGTGTGAAGGTTCATCAAATGTAAAACCCCTGTCATCGAATATTTCCAGCTTTCTTTCTATCTCTTTTTTAGCACCTATCAGTCTAGAATCCATAAAACAAATTAATTATGTAACTTCTGTTTGATATAGCAAATGCTATTAAACAAATCTCTAGGATAAATCTAAATATCCATATCCAGCTCAATTCTCTAAAAACGTATTGGTAAACTACCAGATAAGACTCCTCGTTAGTTCCTTTAACAGGCTCTATCCATAGAGTTATTAATTCCTCTACGTTAATAGTCTTGAAGTATTCGTTTATAGGCTTTATCTCATTCATAACAAAAGAAGGTCTTGCTTCTTTTGGTAGATCTGCAGAAAATAAAACCTCGGGAGGTAGATTTACTACAGTATAGATTCTGCCGAACCAATCTATTCTCATTCCTTTTCTAGTCCAGATAGGTGAATCATTCAACTCTTTTTTTATGATCTTAAGATAATCCCGATATACTTTGATATCGTTATAAACTTTAAAAAATTTTAATATAGCTAGCCACATATTTTTGCTTTATATTTTATATGGAGATTATGGATTAATGTTTCCCGTCCATCTTTTTTTTGATCCTTCCCCTTGCTCTTCTTATCCGTGTAGCAATGGACCTTTTCTTAATCCCATACTTTTCTGCGATGTCCTTGTATTTCATACCGTTAATCTCCCTATCAATCATGATATCCCTATAGGTATCAGGTAGCGATCTGATTTCGTCCAAAACAGATTCATATACAGAGTCAATGGTATTTTCCTCGCTAAAGAAACCATATGCAGGATCATCCTCAATAGTATAAAATCCCCCTATATCACCTATTGTGTTTTTAGAAGAGAGATACTCCAAATCTCCATCCTCATGAGCTATTAATCTCTTTCTGGATTTTAGTAGTAATAGGGATTCGTTTCTTGCTATGTTATAACACCAAGTGGAAAAATTACCCCTCTCCATATCATATTGGTCTATCTTTAGCCATATCTTGGACATGGTATTAAGAAAAGCATCCTCTGCTAATTCCATGTCCTTTAGAATTAAAAAGCAATGGTTGGATACCCCAGGTTTAAGTCTGTTGAATAAATCACTAAATGACTTGTCTGTTTTCTTTAGAATGAAATCTTCTGCTAGCGTTTGAATGTTTGTCTCTTTAATCTCCTTTGTTTCTCTGGGTTCTTTTTGCATCTTTAAATTTGGTCAAATTGGTTAATTTTATATAATTCTATCCCAGCCTCTATTAGAAATGGAAGTGAATCGGGTTTTCTATAAACTTCTGAAAAAACTACTCTTCTTATTCCTGATTGTATTATCAATTTAGAACATTCAAAACAGGGAGAAAGAGTTACATATATCGTAGATCCATCGGAACTTTGCGTACTCTTTGCAAGTTTTGTTATCGCATTTGCTTCCGCATGAAGAACATATGGTAATGTGACCATATCCTCGCTCTCACAAATATTAGGAAATCCTGTGGGTGATCCGTTGTATCCATCGGAGATTATTGACTTATCCTTTACCATTAAACATCCGACCTGCATTCTTTTACAGTGAGAATTTTTTCCCCATGTTTTAGCCATCTGTAAATAGATAAGATCGTTTTTCATTGCCTTTGTATTTTCACCATACAATGGGCTTTTTTGAATGGCATCGGAATGATCCCACGAGATGTCAAAGGTTTTTCCTATTTTTTTAACACTCCAATTATTTATGTTAAGAAAATTTGGATTGGAGAAATCAAAATCTCCCGAAACTATTTCTCTTCCTGAATGTGATAGGGTAGATAACTCCATTAGTTTATAATTTCTACAAACATAAGAAATAAGTACGAGGAAAAAAAATATTTTATGATATTTTTTAGATTCTTCTAGAATCTGGTCTAAATGGTTTATCTATTGCCGAAACTGTTAGCGGACCTTCTAAAAGTCCTGCTATCCTAGTGAGTGCATTTTTTATATCCTGTATATCTTTATCGCTGCCCAATCCAGGTGTACCTGATCCTGTGGATTCATTTTGTGCATCACCAGATTTTTTACTATCAGTAGGCTGCGATTTACTGGTTAATTTATCATCCGAAGCATTAGTTTTTGGTGTACTTTTAATTTCAGCCGGAGCTTCTTTCTCTTTTGCAGGTTCCTTTTTAGATACGGGGGTGAGCTTTTTTACCTCGCTTACGAGAGCTGGTTTTTTATTTTGGGGAACAGGTTCATTAAGATCCTTGTCTTTTTTATTATCTAATTTTTTAAGTGATCCTAATCCAGCTTTCACTAAAGCTCCGCCAGGTCCAAAATTTCCTGCAGCATTTCCTGCAACTCCAAGTGCGCCCTTTCCTATTTTAGATAGTAGTCCTGGTTTTTTTTCCTCAGTTTTTCCTTTTTCATCAGGTGATTTTTTTTCATCCGGTGCTTCGTCTTTATCTTTAGACTTATCCTTTTTAAATAATTTTGAGAAGAATCCTTTTTTAGATGCTTTTTCCTCTTTATCTTCAGGCTTATCCTTTTTAGGTTCTTCATCAGATTTAGTATTAAATCCTTCCTTTTCTAATTTAGATAATTTATCCTCTCTAGAAGCATCTTTAGCTTCTCCTTCTTCTTTTTCTTCTTGAGCTAATTTTGAATAGAATTCTGCTTTAGGATCTTTTTCCTCTTTATCTTTAGATTTATTTTTTTTACCTAATTTTGAAAAGAATCCTTTTTTAGATTCTTTTTCCTCTTTATCTTCAGACTTATCTTTTTTATCTAATTTCGTTTTATCAGATTTGCCTTTAATAAAATCTGAAAACTCCTTGTCTTCTGCTTCCTCGCCTTTTTCTCTATCATAATTAAATACATAATCTTGTAGTTCTGATTCTATATCATCTTTAGAATTTTCTTTATCGTTAGATAGCCTGTATCTAATAATTCTTATTTCATTATCGCTCGGATATCTCTGGCCAACTTTTGGTTTATCAGGTTTTACTATTTCTAGAAATTCATTATATCCCTTTTTATCCAACCCTTTTTCATATCTATATTCTGAATCTTTTTTATCTTTATCCTCTTTAGAAACGTTTAATTTATTTGAATCTATAAAAGATGCACTTTCATCAGCAGGTAAAACCTTTGTTCCCTTGGATAAATTAACTATCTCTGGTCCCCTTTCACCAACTATTGCAGGTCCAGTTTTAGTAACATCCCCACCCTTTTCGAATTTAGGTATTTTTATATTTTTTATTAATGAACCTATATCAAATCCGGGTTTATCTTGGGATTTCTTACTTTCATTCGGCACTGATTTTTTAGGTGCCGGTTCATCTATTTTTACTTTATTTTCTTTTTTATCAGGAATAGTATTTTTTGGACCTTGGTTACCTACAATAGATTCAAGCATTTTGCTAATATCTCTTAAATGGTTATCGATATTATCAATCCCCTTACTATTATCTATATTAGGTTTAGCATCATTTGGTGCAGGCTTTTTCTCAATCTTCCCTGCTGCAGGATTAGAAGCCTCAGTAACGGAAGTATTTTTCTTTAAAGCATCTGTTAGGGAATTCATATTCCTACCAAGATCTGCAATCTGAGAAAATAATTTTTGATTTGGGTCTGCTGCCATTTAGTTAGTATATTATATCTATATATTCATTTACTAGGTATGCTTAAATATAATTACCTACCGAAACTAAATACCTCTTTAATCCCGCTCTTAGCTTTATTTTCTGCATTATCCAATTCTATGGCATCGTTAAGTTTATCTATCCATATCTGGTATTCGTAAAAGGGAATACTTTCAACCCACTCCGGGTCTAGACCATGTTCTCTCCATAATCTAAATTTAATATCAAAGTAGTTCTCTAAAGATATTTGAAATAACGAAAAGAGATCTGATCCCGTCGGGAAAGGTTATTCTAGCGGTGACCTCCATATCACCGCATACTGGGCACTTTTGATTTACTTCTAGTTTTGTACCTACTTTAATTCTTTCAGAAAGTTCAAAATATAAGCTAAATTCTTCTTTTGTCCAATAGTCGCTTTCTCTCATTCTTGAAAGTATTCCTTGGAAATTTAGATCCCTCCATTCATTAAATAGGAAGGGAGCTATATTAAGAAATCCCTCATCAACCTCAATATCTCTTTTATCACATTCTTTTACGAAAGATACTATTTCTTGTGTTACTCCTATACTAGGTATGTATAGATTTATTGTTTTATCAATTTTTTTGATATTAAAAACAAATCCCCTTGTTTCTTCATTATAATATCGGGATACGTTTTCGTCTAAAACATAGGAACTTAATACCCCAGTTCTTAATTCTATTCCATCATTGAATGGACAATCCACTGTTTGGTTGCAATTTTTCTTAGGTTTAAGTATTATCGAATTCTCGCCCTTTATAAAAGTAAGATCCCTAATAGCCATTATTATAAAAAATCTATCCTCCTGTTTAAGATCCTTATAAGAAACTACACCTTCATTGGGAAATTCCATTCTAGAGCACCTATCTATAATATGTGTTAACTTTTCCTCGATATCCAATTTATCATCATCGTCAATAGTTGAAAAATGCCTTATCTCCCTAACCTCTGCTGCTCTAATAGCAATCTTTGTTCCATCGGGATAGTATTTACCGCCTGAAGGTAGAATGATGACTGGTATGTTTTTCCATCCCGTTTCAAACGAAACCGGCTTATTTAAAATTTGGGATTTACCCAATGATGACACCGATTCGACATTTTGAATTGGTTGAATCGGTTGTTGTTCTGGCCGATGAATTGCCTCAGTGTTATTTAAGGATTCAGTGACTTTAGATGTGTTATCTGCTACTACTGAAACGGGATTAGGGTCATCATATTCTATACCCCCTGCAATTTCCTTTCTTCTAAGTACTTCTTCTGGTGAAATGTTGTTATCCATGTATTTACTTTTGTTTTCTTATTATATAACAAAAAACAAAAAAGGAGACAAATTAATGGTCTCCTTTTGCATTTAATTGAAAATATATCGTTACATAAACAAATCTTCCCAGTAATCACATATCCATGATGCAGATACCGTGTAGATAGCTGGATTTTCGTAATCTAACTGCATATCATTAATAGCAGTACTGATAAAGCAAGAAGGTATTCTAATTCTTCTAAATACATCTCCTCTTTTATTAAATATTGAGATAACCATAGAACCAACATAATCGCTCTTAATACCCATCGCACCGGTTAGCGGGTTATAGATCAAATCGCTCCATTGTCTAAGTATCTTATAAACACTCATTGAATTTACGTCATTTAAGTTGACCTCAAATTCCATTGTTAATGTCATATCACTGGTAGTAGGCTCACCTGCAGCATATCTTCTTTGAGCAAACTTGTAGGTTTGTTCAACGTTTCCGTTTGCTAAAATATCTACAGCCAAACCAGTTATAGATTTAACCTGTTGTGCTAAAATTGATTCTCCCTTGAAAGTCGTGTTAGCATCTACTATTCCCGAAGGAGGCGTGATCAAAACCTCAAATTGGTTAAGATATACCGGTTCATAGTTGTTTATCGCGGCTTTAGAATTTGTATAATGTGGTAAACCTGCCATTTATTTTTTTTATTTTTTTATAAGAATAAATCATCCCAATAATCAACTGCCCAAGTCATATCATCTATTTTGAATATATCGGTCGAGGTGTAATTAAGATTCATTTCACTTATTGCTTTAGTAGGATAGCAGTCTCTGCATGTTATTCTTCTGAAAACGTCCCCTTGTTTATTAAAGATAGAAACTACAATAGTACCCGTATAGTCATTCTTGAGGCCCATTGCTCCTGTTAATGGATTATAAATTAAATCACTCCATTGTCTCAATGTTTTAAAAACATACATTGAGTTGTCATCATTTAAGTTGACGGTAAAGCTTAAACTTAAATCCAGATAGGTATTATCGGGTTTAGCACCAGCATAATTTCTTTTAGCAAACTTATACTTTTGCGTAACCAGTCCTGGGTTTTTATCTAAGGTAAGACCTCCAACCTTTGTTACTTGCTGAAGGAGTATTTCTCCACCGATAACAGCAGAGGGTGGTATAACCGTAACCTCAAACTGATTCAGGTAAACAGGTTCATACTTGTTTATTGCTGATAGTGAATTTTGATAATGTGATAGTCCTGCCATATTCAGTTTATATTTATCTTAGTTGCCCAAAAGGCTCCAATTCGCATTATACGAATTGGGTAAAGCCTCCTGCTGCTATACCACCTGTTCTTGTAACAGTAATTCTATTAATGAATTTCTGTATACCTCTAGCAGGTTCGATGATAACGTCTATGATTCCCATATTCATATCGATGATTGCTGGAGTGTTATTAGAAGCATCCATAACAGTTTGGTAGTTGTAGATTCCGCCTCCGGCTCTTACACCGTCTAAGTAGTTATCTACTAATGTTTTAATTTCAAGTCTAATTGAATCGTCATTGAAATCAAATAAGTAGTTAGAAAGAATTGACTGAACGTCAGTTTCAATACTTATTAAAAGATCTCTTACGTGAACTAAGTTGAACGCAGAGTTAACTTGCTGATAAGCAGTTTGGTTACCGAAGATAACTACTCCGATTCCTCTTCTCTTGATGATTGGGTTAATACCGAACGGTTCAAGATTTCCTCTGTCCTCATCAGTAAAGTCATATTCAACTCCTACGATATTACCGCCTCCGCTTAGAATACCTCTTTTTTGACCTGCGATAATTGCATAAGGTTCACCGGTAGCAAATTTTCTAACAAAGTTATTAGATACCATAGCAGCTGGTGGTACGTTTAGATTTCTATTAGATTCTCTGATAGTAATATAAGGAGCGTAGAATGCAGCAAATTTAGATCCTTCTGCTTCACTAGGTAAGCTGAAAGTATAAGAAGGATTTAGTGATAGGTTACCCCCATCAGCTATATAAGCAGTATTTAAACTTGGATAAGGATTAACAGCTGTAGGTGCGTTAGTAAATCTAGGATCTGTACTCTTTTGAAACTGTTCCATAGAAGGAGCATTAATAAGAGCAAGCGATTGTTGTCTAATCATTGCTAATCTACTTAACTGGTATTTAGAGTTAGGTAAGATTTGGCCAGAGAATGTATCTACCACATATCTGAATGATATAACGTCCTTAGAAGCTAATGTCTTAGCGATGTTAGTATCGTACATAACATCAAGTATTTCAGAAACCCTAGCATCACTACCATTAGGCCTGTGTGATTCTTTCATAGTGAATCCAGAAAGATAAGCGAAATCAAAAGATCTTGTAAATTGAGATATCGATTGGAATTTCTGAACTCTAGACGTATTACCGTCTCCTGAATAATAAAGGATTGGTCTAGCACATACTACTCTGTAAGTTCCTGATGTAGTTGTCGAAGCAACAGTGGTAATCTTAGCTAATCTGCTTTGTTGATTACCTGTTGCAGGCACGCAGATGTCAAGATCAGTACATACTACCAAATCTCCAACCGAAAAAGGTACGTTTCCATTAGAGTCTTCAGTTACATAGAATGATGTTGTGTCTATTCTAGTACAGTCTACGAATTCGTTAATCGATCCCTCTTGAGAGATAATATCAAATTGCTGATCATCTACCGAAGTACCTATATTATCAGAAGCGTAAGTAGCAGAAAATAAAGCTATATTATTTATAGTGTTACCAGCTAAAGAAACGTTTGTATGAGATCTTGTGTTAACGTAATTAAACTGATCTCTATCTATTGTGTTTTCAAAAGTAAGATAATTTACAGAAGATCCTGCTGAATTTAACCAAACGATGTCACCGTCTGCAAGTTCAGCATATTTAACATTTTGGAATAATGGAGATGCGTTATAAGCTTGCAGAACAATTGATGTTCCGTTAGCAGCATTAGGACCAGTTACACCGTTAGGCGTAGGCACGTTAGCAACTCTATCTAAGTAGTCGGAGTTACCGAATTGGTAAGCACTAGAGTAAAAAGGTTTATTACTTCCAGAGGCTCCGGTGTTGTAAGAGGTTAAGCTATAAACAGGAGATACTGTTATACCTTGAGATCTATAGTAAGCTGTATCTAACGGGTGAGAGAAGAATACTCTAAGCTCCCCGCTAACATCTTTAGTTCCGGTAACTTTAAGTTTAACCAAATCATGTAAAGAGAATTGGTTTATTAATGCTCCTGTTGCTCCGGAGATACCTTCAACTATACCAATTATGTATTTCTGATCGTTAGAAGAGTTAACTGTTAAGAAAGTTTTTAGTTCATTCTTTTCAGTAGCACCGCTTAAGTATCCAGCAGCTCCACTAGTTCCTGCTGTTTGTAAGTAATGTAATCCACCGTCATAAGCATTAGCATCATAAGCGGCAAAAGCTTGATAAGCAATACCTGCTGTTGATCCTGCGTTGATAGTGAATAAAGTACCTGTGTTCATACCAGATGTGTATCCTGTAGCTCCGGTAGGACCAACAAATCCTCCAGCTCCAGTAACCCCTATTACATTCTGCGTGTAGAGGTAATCGGCAACTAATGCCTGATCGTAACTTAAGAAGTTAATTGCAGGGTTAGCTAAATCTCTATTTCCCGATAATTCATCGATAAGGTGATTACCTACTAGATCAATCTGATATGGATTAGAGCAAATGTTATCGAATGCTTGTTCATCAATAGCACAGAATAAACCTGTTGCTGGCGAGTTAGCATTTACTAATGTTTGAATATACTGGTTAACCCCATTAAGATCCACAAAGTCAGGAATTATACATCCGGTTACTGAAGTAACTATATTAACATCCTGTTGATTAAGGAAAGAGTCTATTTGGCTTTTTATAAATCCATTATTAGTAAAGTAATTAGACCATTTAGGATCTAAAGCTAAAGCTGCATAATTTGTCCAATCTCCGGATACTGCTATTACATCAATGAAATAATCTGACATATAGTCATAAGGGTGCATAAAGGTAGGAACGTTATTAGCTCCATACCAATCTAATGCAAAGATATCATAACCTTTTAAAGGTTTAGTCGAGTCAGTAGACTTTCTAGTAATAATACTAATAGGGGTTTTACCTAAATTGGTTAAAGCAAATAGCCTTCCTGTATCAGGTGTACTTAACGTTGCTAAGAAATATTTTGTATCTGCATACCAGAATCTCTCTTTATTGTAGTAAGATGAATATAACTCAGATGTTACCACCCCGTTATATTGCTCAGTATCAAGAGAGTATGCTATGTATGTAACCTCATCGGCATTTCCTGTGTCAGTATCATCATTTAACTTTAATAGATTTAATCCAAATACTGGACCTGTATTTAAACAAGTTAGTATAGATCTATGGAAGAAAGATCCCTTATTTTCTAAAGATCTATCAATGTCTCCAAACACAGAGATCATAGTAGTAGGATCTGGAATGTACACAGGAGTATTGAAAGGTCCTTTGTTTGAGAAACCCACAACCAATCTAATCGTTTGAGATGTTAGGATGACGCTTTGTGACGCGTCAAATTCAAGAGTATAAACTCCTGAGGCTTTAAACTGGGAATAGTCTATTTTAACCTTATTTGCCATTATTTTTTAAGATATTTTTTGCTTCTTTACTATATATCGAAATAGAAAGTAGAATATTAGATCCGTTGCATGTTTAGAGCAATTTATTGAAATCTCCATAGCTTCTTCCATCTTTAGTGGAAGGACCTCTATTTCCGTATCCGTATTCATCGTTTTCCGTTGATATACCAGCTTCAAGCTTTAGTGTTATTAATTGTTTATATTCATTGTCGAGTTCATCAAACACATCGCCAACCATCTGATTAAAATCGTACCCATCAAAAAGACCCGGCAAATTCACCAAAGTCATTGCTACGTCATCGTGTCCAGTTTGGCTAGAATATGTTCCTCTGTTATTAAGTCCGAATGTAAATAGTTCAGGGATTGTCCATTTCTTATCATTTACTAAGATTTTTCCCTCCCTTATTAAGCTTCTTAGAAGTTCGCAGTACTTCATCTTATTCTTTTCGTTGTACTTAATACCTGGTTTTAAAATCCTTGCAGATTCAGAATGCTTTGTGAATAAGAACATCTCATCGTAATAATCATCATCAGTCATTAATTTTTCATAAAGTAATTCACCTTTGAAGTTCATTTCAATAGCTAGCTTAACTCTATCCACGCTAACAACCTTTATCAATCCTCTTAATAACTTAACAAGTTCTTCAAGCTTTATCTCATTATCTCTAAAAACCCCAACCTGTACAAGACCAAAGAAATCTGATTCATCCTCAAATTCCACAATTGATTCTATAACCTTTTTAGGTAAGGGGGTAACCTTAAATATATTAACGACAGTAAAGTCACCTTTTATTCCTGCGCTTATATCAACGGAAAAAACGAACTTCTTCCCTGGGGAATTCGCGTTATCTAAGTTAAATTTAGGATGCCACAGAAGTTTTTCGTAATTAAGACTTTCCTCATAATGTAAGCAATCTATCTCCCTCCATTCATATTCAACCTCATTAGACTTAATCTTTTTAAGCTCATTTGAGCCTAAAAGTAGGGATGATGAGCTTAGAAATTGGTTACCGTATTCCTGGTTAAATAGCTCCTCGCTTCCAAGGTTACCTATTTCTTTTTGTTTCCAAGCTTCATCTCTTCCGGGAACTTGCCACCAATCAACCCTTATTGGATTGAAACTATTTTCTCCAGTGAGAGCGCCCTGGTAAATCTCATAGAATTTATTCATTCCATTCGGAGTGGATGTTATGATTATTCTAGACACCTTTGATGACGATACCGTTGGATATGTCGATCTAAAGAATGCTTCAATAAAGTTAGCATTAATGTGAGCAAACTCATCCATATAAAGAAAGTGAATTGTAAAACCAATACCTGATGTTTTAGTTGTAGTCTTAGCTAGAATTCTACATCCATTATCAAATCTCATTGACATCACGTTATTAACTATCATTCCTGGCTTAAGAAAGAAAGGAAGACCTTTTATGATTGCTTTAATCTTGTCCATTAGCTCTTCCGCGGTATCTCCAACGTTGGCTAGAATCATAGCATTTTTATCGTGATTGAATAGAAGATACCAAACAAGAATTACTGAAGATGTTATAGATTTACCAACCTGTCTCGGTGCTAGAAATATATTAAATCTATTTGCCTGGTATTCTCTAAGTACAGAACTTTGATAATCTCTAAGCTTGATATAATTTAATCCCTCATCTGTCATTACTTGGCAGTATTTAGAGAAATATGTAACATCCTCTGCACATTTTCTCATCTCGAGGATCTCTTCGTTAGTATACTCCCAAAGTAGATTTGGTTTTTTCAGATCAGGATTTCCGTCATGAAATGGGTTATCCACTTCTTTGTAATCTAATCCCTCTTCATCGATTTTTCTAAGAAGTTCGTTTACCCTTTCTGTGCTCCAATAGCTACTTTCTGATTGGACTTCCTCTTTTTGTACTGCTTCTGAAAACATATTATTCTATTATATCGTCCTCGATAATGAAGTCGCTTTGATCTTCCTCATCGTCTTGTGGACGGAATTTATCATCAATCAATTTTTTCTCTCTCGCATTAACAACAGAGTTGGGATCAAGTTCTATAGGTTTAACATCAATAACCTCGTTTCCTAATATATCTCTAAGACCCTCCATTATACCTCTTGTTCCTCTAGATCTTATACCAGCTCCATCTGTATTAGAGGGATAGAAAGTATTGGTCTCACCAGTCTCGCTCTGATCCATAACTACCCCACCTGAATGTTTCTTCACTTCAAGTTCAGTATTTACCCTTTTATAGCTCTGCTCCATTTTTTCAAGATAAGCCTGATAATCCTTGGGCATTTGCATTATTTGAGATTGAAGCTGAGCAAGCACCTCAAAAATTCTAGGATGCATGTTTCCTAAATCTATCTCTTCAAGAAGTTTAGTGATTGCATGTTGAGCAGATTTCATCTGAAACATCATTGATGAAACATTCATCGCGTCAACCTTTTTCTTAAGATCAAGGAATTCCACGTGCCCGTGAGCTCCCGGGTCGACATAGAATTTTGCTACAGAATCCATTAATGATCTAGCCTCAGTCAAAGCACTGAGCTTCTCATCAGCAAAATTCATCAGTTCTGATGTTTTAAGTCTAGGAAGGTCGTCTGAATCTAAAGAAATAGAATCTAAGGCTTCTTCCATTATTATGGCATCAAGATTCTCTTTTATTTTTTCCTGTATTACCTTCTCTGGTTTAGGTTTTCTTCTTGGCATATTTTATCTGTTTCTAGCGAACTTAGGTATGTTCAGCACTGGTTTAGCGTTATCAATTATGTGTGCTAGCTGCGAATCCCTTACTATGTTTTGATTTAAAACAGTGGATTGGGTATCAACATCTATCATATTTTTAAATAGTCTTATATTACTTAGATATATCGGACCTGTGAATATTTTATAAGCATTCGTCTCTGTTCCATAAAATGGGCTTGCTTTATCTGTGATAATATTGGACGGAGCAGCAAATAGTATAGGTTCAGTAAACATTCTAACTTCCTCGTGTAGCTTTTGTAATTTACTAGATTGCTCGTTCGGATTGACAGGGTCATACGTCATTCCCCATATATTAGCAGCTATCTGTTTATAGGTATTTGAAATATTAACAACTACGCCATACCATTCACCATATTCTGGTGTAAATTGTAAAGGCGAATTTATAATCGTACTATTGAGTCTGATGACCAAACTTCCCTGTCCTAAGAAAGGATTAGTATTTTCGTCCATTACACCGGAGTGTATTAGGTCTACTCTCATACCTTTCATATCAGAATTCTCGTCTAAATAAAGACCACTTATTAAGTTTCTACTTTGTGCTTTTTGTACTTTCCAAATTATAGTTCCTTGAGAGAAAGTGGTTGAGTTGTTTTTTACCGTGAATCTATATTCATCAATAACAGATAAAACTTCATATCCTCCCGAGTGTAATTTATCAGCCTTTATTGCAACATAACCTTCCGGATTTGAAGCATACGATTCCCATTTTTCTAATCTATGCCTATTTGGATAAGTGCTTAAATATAAATAATCTGAATCTGAGTTCTCAAGGGTTGCATTTAATATGGGATAACCTCTTTTAGTCATCTTGGTATTATCGTAGAAATCTCTTAAAGTAAACCAGCATGTGTATGCTAATTCCTCGTTATCTCTTAATACAGGTAATGCTTTATATCTAACAGCATTCTTATATCTGGTAGGGTCAAATACGAATTCTGAGGTATCAGCAAAAGCTTCGCTTAGATCATAATAGTTATTTAATACTATTGTCCAGTTATTATTAAGATCATATTCAATTATCGGAAGTTCTTTATAGACATAAGATCTAATAGGATCTTGAGACATCTGGGTTATTGTCGTAGCGTACTGTTGTGGCTTAGAAGACTTTAATTCCTCCGCCTTAACTTCCTCACCAAATAACTCCTGAGTAGTAACCGCTATTCCTTCTAATTCCTCTTTGTAAGCAGGATCTTGAAAATATGTATTACTTCTAGGACTATATTTCTGTAGTTCTATTTTAAAATAAACTGGGGCATTCATGAAATCTCTAAATAAATAAGTTGAGTTTATTTCATAAATACGATTTGTAATAGGGAAGTAAAGTATATCTCTTTTCCTAGGTTGAGAACCTTTACCAAATATGCTTTCAAAATATTTTCTATCTATTTGGATCTCAAAAGGATTTTCGAACTGAAGTCCAAAAGGATCGTAATTTATTTTATTATCAGGGAATTGATTTTGAGGAACTAGTATCTTAACACATTTCTCATCAACGACATTAAAAAGAGTGTATTCTCTAAGTATAACATCCTTACCTCTACCCTGTGGCTGAACAGAATAGTAATTTGCTTCCAATCCAAAAACTTTATTAACCATTTGGCTTAAATCCTGATAGAGATTTAAAGCTTTATTTACTGCATAAGGATTAAATGTGAAATTACAATCACTGAATATAACAGGCCTAGTGGAAACCTCATTAGAACATATTAGTGCAGGTTTTGATATAACTTTCTCTGGTGTAGGAGCATAGTCCAGATCAAGTTCAAATTGAACTATCACTATACTAGGATCTATTGGTTCATCAGTGTTATAGATTATTGTACCATCATCATTAATAAGGACGGAGGTGAATCTGAATTCAGGGTAGAATTTATTATTAGGGTCTAATATTATTTCAGAAAGATCCGAGAATTCGTTTGTTAATCCTCCTAATGCTGTTCCAACATTTGTCCAAAGTGACCAAGTTTTACCGTCTATACTGTATCTGAAGTCAATAGCAATATCATCAGCATCTACTCTAGATCCTGTATTATTACTGTTTCCAGCATCAATTATCCAACCCTTAAATTTAGTAACATATGTAAATGGGTTATCCCACGATAGAATCCTGTAATTACCTATATACGTGAAGTTTAAGGCACTATCTAGCTGTTCTATTCTGGTATTATAATAATCAATGCTAGCGCAAGGCTTGTAGTAAGTTTTGCCATCTATTACAACTGTGTGATATCCATCACATCCTATTTGTAATGCTCTAGCTTTTGCAGATTCTATGGTAGCAAAAAGATTATCTACCGAGGATTTTTTAATCTTATCGGTGTTCTGCAATCCATCATGATATTTGTATCTTATATCGGTAAGGTCATACTGCTCCCCGCTTCCGTTATAAACCGGTGTTCCTTTCTTAGGAAACTTGTCCTCTGGGTTAAAACTCATTATTTAGTAGATATCTTTTCTTTATATATCCACTTAAATAAATAAGAGAAGCTTAGACTTCTTTAGAAGCCCATTCGATAACTGATTGAAATACACGTTCTGGCGTTATTGATTTGGTACATTCAAAATGTCTATCTGTATCCTTGTGCTCCGGACACCACCACCAATCGCCTTTATCGAACTTATGCTCAACTTTATTGAAGCAGCCATGACAAACATCTTTGTTTATTATACGAAGAGTTTTATCAGAAAATTCGCAAAATGGCTGGCTAAAACCTGATATCATAACAACAGGAACGTCCAGTCCCCAAGATAGCCAAGAAAGGCCAGAGCTAACTCCGACAAAGAATTCGCAATTAATTATATCGCTCATTGTGTCTTCTATCGGTCTATCTCCAGTTCTATCAATCACATTTGAAAAATGATTTCCCTGCTTATGAATTATAACAACTTCATATCCTATATTTTTAAATAGATCGATAAGCTGTTGCCACCCACCAGGATAGTTCCAATGCTTTGCAGCAGCAGTAGATTCTGTTCCTATACAGATGTATTTTTTATCGGATGGTTTTTCCTTTATTGTTTTCTTTAATCTCGGTCTGATCTCACCTACGTACTCAAGGCCTAACATATCCGATGCAACTTTCTGAAGTGGACATAATCTAGGATCAACTTTATGGTAATTGATATCCGTTTCCTGATACCAGCCAATACCTAATAAGACGTCAATATTATCTTCTCTGTATCCTGGATGTTTGAATTTGAGAACATCGTACTGTCCTTCGAATAAATGATTCCAAAAAGTGGTAATGGTTATATCTGAACAGTTATGAACTTCAGCAAATCTATTAACATAAGGTACCCAAGCTAAGGTGTCTCCGAGAGAACTGCTTTCTAAAGCAATTATTACTTTACCTGATCTTATCTTTTTAAGCAGATTAAATTCATGAACCTGATCACCGTTCTTGTCATAAACGAATATAGTTATATCATCGATCCATCTTCGGTATGCGTAGCAGAAATGCCCAGTGATTATCTGACTAGAAAATATAACAGAACCTGTTGCATCTTTTATATGTACTGTATATGGTTCAAGATTAAAATCACCAAAGTCTATCGTTACTTTAGGTGATTGATCAAACTGTGTCCTTATCTTTACCTTATGCTTGAATATAGGGTAATCTGACTTTTTTATGTCATCATAGATAGCTATTGATTCCTTGTGTATCTGCATTAATTATTTATTTTTTTTAATAAACCCGAGGATTTCTAAAATCTTATAAACATTCTTCGAATCATCATCGGTCATATAATGAGCATTCTCATTGTTATTATATGAATCCGAATATGTTGGTAAATTTCTAAATAGTACTGGGGTCTTCCAGGAAAGGGATTCCTTTATACATAGTGGATTCAATTCTACAATTGAATTAAATACAAATAGATCTGCAGCCTGATAGAATGTATCAACATCATTTCTTTCGCCCCAAATAGTACAATTTCCAGGTAATTCATCCATTAAGGGTTTCCAGTAGTCTTCAAAATTAGAAGCTTGATTCCCGATGAAGTGAAATTGGATAGGGAAATACTCAAGAAGTTTAGCGTACTTAATAAGTTCTCCCTGATTTTTACCAGAAGTAAATAAACCAACATTTATAACATGCTTCTTTGAAGGATTAAGCCCAAGATAGACAAGAGAATTATTCTTGTCTGGTTTTTTATTTTCAATCGGATATTCTAGAAGTTCGCTGGGAATTCCTAGAATTTTAAATTTTTCGTCTATCCATTTAGAAACCATAACAAACTTATCTGGTTTATAAATTTTAATACTAGGATCAAATTGTGAACTATGACAGCTTTCGCATATAACATAATCCCTTTCAGTTCGGTAAACGTTTCTTAGGACTTCCGTATCGACAAATGTTTCAGGGAGCTCCTCAAAGTGTATCACATCGGGTTTTACGTTTTCTATTATTTCGATCAGCCTTTTCTTATTGTCACCAAGGGGTATAAATCTATCTCCAAGAATCGATATTACTTTATTTCTTTGGACAACATAGGCATCTCCATAGAAATTATACTCCACACAGTATATCTCAGCTGAATCATTTAATGACTCTATCTTCTTTAGCAGATACTGTGGGAGTCCTCCGGTGGAAAAATGGGGCGAAACATAAAGTATCTTCCTTCTATTTTCCATATTAAGTACTATGCTTCTTTTGTGAATATTCCGCTTTCGAAATCAAGTTTTCCGTGACCGAATTGATCAGTTACTTTTTTCTGTAAATCTGATTCTCTTAAAGAGATATCTTCTGCATAATCATAAAGAGATTTAATCTCAGATTCGATAATTTCTAAATCCTTTCTGTGAAATGCTGCTTCGATGTTAAGCCTTCCTACTCTAACAACGTTTGCTGTTAATTCATCTCTTAATTTTTGGATCTCCATTAGGAGTTCTTCTGGTAATTTAATTTGTTCTGACATATTCTTTTTTTATTTTATAATGATGGTCCCTTGACCGATGTTAATATTTTAGTCTCAATAGGGGCATTTTGTTCTATATTTTCCTCTATTATTTTTGTTTTTATTAGGGCTTTCCCATGAAGTTGTCTTACGTAATCACCGGTGTCATAATATGCTGAATTATATAAAAGAAAGCTTCTAAACGGAAATGGATTTTTTCTCTTTGGATTTAAGAGTCTTTCTGTACACTCCAGCATAGAATCATAATCCTCCACGCATTCAAATGTTTCTGCCATCCACATGATGTGTTCATTTCTCTCATAGCAAAACTGCTCTGCATGGCGATAGTGATGTATTGACGATTCATAATCTCCAATAAATCTGTAAGCATATCCCATTAAGCAAAGTGCAAGATAGGACATCTCATTGGGGAGATGTCCGATTTTTTTATTTGCCCATCCGTTGTTTACATTCAAATATTGCTCAAAATAAAATATACATCTTCTCGCGTACTCGTCCGCGTGATCCTTCTTGAAAGGAAATTCTGAATAATTTCCATAGCAATCGGAATAGCTCTTGCCCAAATACCAAAGGTGATACATGTCATTAAGTATCTTACCGTTTGCAACCTGATCTATTTCAAGTTCCAAAGCATCCCTAAGAAATTTTGTAGGGGAGTTCCACGTTTGCCCGTCATTAGTTATGATGTGTCTAAATGATCTAGGTAAATTTACTCTCTGAAACCCCTCGTTATCATTACCGTATCCTTGAAGCAATATAACTTCATGTCTTTTATCATGTTTGAAGCTCCATGGTAATTTAGAATTCCATAGCCATGTTCTAAAATATATGCTACCCCCAGAATCCGCAGTTATATTAAAACTTTGGATATTTGTATTTTCTAATAATCTCCAATCGAAATCACTGTCAACTGCCAGCTGCTCATCAGCATCCATTCTAAGAATCCAGTCGCATCCGTGATCTGAACTCAAACATGTTTGAAGTGCATGATCTCTATTGAACCCCGGATATTCCCATTTGGTCTCATATAAGAATCCCGGGATTCCTTTTTCACCCATGAATCCTCTTATCAGATCCTGTGTCCCGTCAGTTGATCCATTATCCTGTATAACCCAATAATCAACATACATGTAGCAAGATTCGAGCATTCTTAAAATGATCTTTGCCTCATTAGCAACCATAGCATTTAAGCATATCTTACTTCTCCCTTTCATATACATAGTTTAAGTAACATTCATCCACGCCAAATTTAAGTCTATCAAATCCAGAATTCTGTAATCTCGGACTAGTTTTAGTCTCATTATCCCAATCCCAATCAATTCCTCCGATATCTAATATTCTTTGGTGTATTCTTTCGTTATAGTGATCCCTGATTAGTCTAGCTCTTCTATTTATATCAATAGAATTATTGCTTGTAGTGGTGTTTTTATCGCTGTACTGGAGATATAACATCTCTTTTATATGTAACATTCGGGTATTGAGAAAAGTCCTTATAATGAGCTCAAAATCATCCGCTACAGGAAATCTAATATTATGTCCACCTATCTTCAGATAAACGTCTCTGCGCCAAATTCTAGCGTGATTTGGCATTCCTATATTAAATCTTATTGTTCTCGGATTTATATCCGCTGTATGGTGAGCTAAATATTCTTTACCGTCGGCAACTACCATGCTGTGACCAGCATATCCCCAACAATAAGTGTTATCGTGTCGTCCGTACCAATCACCAGATCTATCATTATCATAGCTTTTAAATTCTCCATCATCATAAAGCTCACAGCAATCTGTGTATATGAATCCAGCATCTTTATAAATACTAGAAGCATTATAACAGATTTCTAGACAGTTACTAATTAAAGCATCATCATGATCTAACTCAAGAAGCCATTCACCTTCACATAGCATAGCTGCTCTATGTTTAACCAGCCCTATATTCCCATTACTGATGGGGAGTATCCGGTGAATTCTAATTCTGAAATCTTTCTTCGCTAGCTCATTTAGATATCTCCACGTTACATCCCAACTAGAATCATCTACTATAACCCATTCCCAATCCTGCATTGTTTGCGATTTTAGGCTATCGTACATGCGATCTATCTTGGTACTACTGGTATTATATGTTGGTGTAAATATAGAGAATTTAGGCTTGGATAACAAGCAATTTCTAAAGGTTGATTGCACAACTATATCATTTGCTAAAACGTTACCTGGCATCTGTGAATTATACACAAAGCTTATTTCACGAAGCCTAGCATCGTTAACGTTTATCTGTTCTTCAATAGATATTATAAGATCAGGCTTATATAATGAATAATCCGCTATAACAGTGTCATTATAAACTAGAGAATATATAACGACCTCATCAAATAGACCTTCCTCATAATAGATATCCGATTGAAGATTTATGGTTCCCTTTGTAGGCCAGCCATAAACAATTGCACTGGGTTTTCTTGTTTGCATTATCTCTCTGTATTAAAAAAGAATAATTGGAATAGTCTTCCGTTTTCTTTACAGTCGCCAAAGTAGTCTAGGGAGACGTGGAATAGATCACCCCGATAAAGGGCAAGTCTATTATAAACGTTTCCTATCTTATCTACCATCTCCCATTTGGTGTAGTCTTGAGAATATTTATTGTGAATGGCATTTGCATTCTCCTCCTCCGTGTGCTCGTCATTTTTCCAATTACGAAGACCATTTTCTTTAAGCTTAAATAATCCTGTTCCCGATGAAAGTGGTGCATCTGGGGTTAGATAAATAATACCAGCCCAATTTGTAGTGTAATCTGAATGTATCCACGATCTATCAGATGCTAACGTGTATTGAAAAGCACCAGTTGAATCATCTCCCCACCATGTAACGCTTCCTGCAAAAGGCCTGATTATATCCTCGATCAACACCTTAGCGCTATCGGTGATAAAGGATGCTGTTCTTTGCCCAGGATAGTTTCCCCTTGAGCTAAATTCTTGACTAAGAGCAAAAGCTCTAACGTCGTCAACATTATTATAAAAATCATCAACTATTAAACTCTGTACTCTCATAATCTAATTTATAGATTATATTAAAATGTTTGGTTTAAGTTCCAGAAAGATTACTACGGGATAGCAGTCTGGGGTCATTTAAAAAATTAAATCCCTATTGAAAGGGATTTAATTTTATTTTGAAAGGTATTTAATTTTAGTAAATAGATTGTGTTTTAGTGTAAATATCCCTAGTCTGAGCTTCAGTTAGAAGGCCTGTGTATATATGAAGAGCACCGATCCTTCCGTCTACGAAAGTACCAGCTACTGGTCCTAAACCAAATAAGCTACATCCAATATAAGAGGTAGTAACGCCACCAGTATTAAAGTTACCCGTTGCGTAGAATGGGTAATCACCAGTTTGTATAGCGGCACCATCCAGAGAGGATTTAATGTTTCCTGTTGGGCTCAGTCCATCTATTGTTAATACCAGATTATGCCAAGCTCCAAATGAAACTCCAGTATATAATCTTGTACTAGTTATGTTGTTTCCAGCTCCTTGTTGTTGTGGATCACCATCATAAAACATTTCTCCAGAACTGTTAATGTATATTCTGCTCCAAATATCAGTAGCTGGTCCAGTTATACTATTACCAGATGCTGAACTAGTTAATTGAAAAAGAGTTGCTATTTGGCCCCCCGCTGGAGCTGTTACTTTAAACCAGATACTAATAGTCATTCCTTCAGCATTGTTTAAGGCATTGACTGGGTCAAATGAAATATAATCGTTACTAGATGAGGTAAAAACCATGGCATTCTTATTAGTAGAATCCCAATATGTTGAACTCTGTAAAGAACCAGTAGTTCCTGTATACCCACTTAAATCATAAATTGCAGTTCCAGTGAAAGGATAAGATGCCATAAAAGAAGGATCATATGCTGCTACTAATGGGGTAGCTGTGTTGTATGATATTCCCGGATAATCCCTGTTTACAGGAAGATATTTATTCTGACCTATTAACCATGTTATAGCTTGATCGTATGTTGTGTGTTTGGTTACCGGGGACATACCAGGAAGTCTGTTTATCGTGTTGAGTATGTCTGTTGTAGTACTGCCGGTAATACCCCAGCCTACCGCAACGTTTGTTGAAGGACTGTAGCCTTGGCTAGTCTCATCGGAATAGATTGCATAAACAACATTTGTGTTGTTTGATCCGTTTGCAGTTGCTCCGATGTCGATACCATTTCTCCATTCAGTACCTCCGTATCCTCCACTGAAGTTTGGAAAATCGCTAGCTACTGATCCAGGATAAGCTAAACCTAAAGCTACTGAAGAATAACTTGGGATTAGTGCTCCTGCTAACTGTGAAGCGTTTTTAGGTGCTACTGAGCTTATGTTATTTATTGCCATTTGTTTTTATGATTATTTTTATACTATATATTTACTTTTTCTTAAGTTCTTTGAGCTCTGCAGAAAGTTCTTTGATAGCTTCTATTAATAACGGAACGATCTTCTCGTACTTAACCCCTTTGAAGCCACTATCTCTTGTAGTAACAACCTCAGGTAGAACTGATTCTATTTCCTGTGCTATAACTCCAACGTCATGACCTTCAAATCCGTGATGATGCTTATGCTCTAGTTTCCAATCGAACTCATATCCTGAGATAGACTCGACTTTACTTAATGCGTCCGAAATTTTAACGAAGTTTTCTTTTAAATTTCTATCGGAAGTTGAGAATGCAACCACGTCATTCTGAGCATCGATTCTACCGGAAACGCCGGCGTGAGTAGTGATAGTACCAACTTCTAAAGCTGTTGCTACGATTATACCCCCGTTTGCTAGAGTATCTTGTTTAATATCAGAATTTCCTAAAGTAGATGCGCCGGTCCAATAAGCAATCTTAGGTGTACTACCTCCTGATAAACCACCACCTGCTGCTCCTTGTGCTCCTTGTACCCCCGAGGTTCCTGAAGAACCGGATCTACCTGATGATCCTGCTGATCCCGCAGATCCTGAAGTTCCACTTGTTCCTGCTGAACCCGATGCACCTTGCGCTCCTTGAAGACCCGATGTTCCAGATGCTCCGTTAACACCAGGTAATCCTTGTGCCCCTTGTGCTCCAGAAGAACCAGATGATCCAGAAGAACCATTACCTCCTGGAGCTCCTTGAGATCCAGTTAATCCTGATGTTCCTGAAGATCCATTTTTACCGGAGGTTCCTGCTGATCCTGCTGATCCTGAAGTACCTGATGTACCGCTGGTTCCTGAAGTTCCGCTGGTTCCTGAGGTTCCGCTGGTTCCTGAGGTTCCGCTAGTTCCTGCTGATCCTGATGTACCTGATGTACCGCTAGTTCCTGAAGTTCCGCTAGTTCCTGCTGATCCGGAGGTACCCGAAGTACCTGACGTACCACTAGTTCCCGAAGTACCTGATGATCCTGAAGTACCACTAGTTCCTGAAGTTCCACTAGTTCCTGCTGATCCTGAAGTTCCTGAGGTACCACTAGTTCCTGAAGTTCCACTAGTTCCTGCTGATCCTGAAGTTCCAGAAGTTCCTGATGTACCACTAGTTCCTGAAGTTCCACTAGTTCCTGCTGATCCTGAAGTTCCTGAGGTACCACTAGTTCCAGAAGTACCTGCTGATCCTGAAGTTCCAGAAGTTCCTGATGTACCACTAGTTCCTGAAGTTCCACTAGTTCCTGCTGATCCTGAAGTTCCACTAGTTCCTGCTGATCCTGAAGTTCCAGAAGTACCTGAGGTACCACTAGTTCCAGAAGTACCTGCTGATCCTGAAGTTCCAGAAGTA